GGCGCAGTGCTCGATGACTTGAATACTCTTGGCGCTGCAAGCACTGATGGCGAGTTTTTGGTGGCCACGGGTGCTGGGGCCTTTGCATATGAATCAGGTGCCACTGCCAGAACATCGATGGGTGTGGGTAGCACAGACACCCCCACCATGGCGGGGCTTACCCTCAGCCATGCCGACAATGATGTCGTGCTCAACCTGCTGGCTGACACCGACAATGACGGAACCGGTGAAGCCTACATCTACATCAAGAACGGTACCACGCCGACCGTAGAGGGTTGGATTGGAACCATCCCGGCCACCAACCAAGCCCCGGATGGTAGCGCCTTCACTGGCACCACCACTAACGCACTGCTCTTCGGAGTCGCCGCTGGCAACGACCCGATCATGATCGGTGGCGGCGAAGTGGGCATTACCGTCTACGGTGGCAACGTCAAGCTGGGCAGTGATAGCGCCTCGCCGAACGGTGGTGTTCACATCCTGCACACCACCGACAAGACAGCGCTGTTGGTTGAGGGCGATGGCACTCAGACCAGCGCCATCCTCAGTGTCATTGACTCTACCAGCAACCCATTACTCAACGTGTCTGGCAGCGCCACCAACTATGCGGTCGGTGTTGGAACAGCAACGCCTGCCGCCAGGGTCGATGTGATCAATGATACGGCGGCACAGGTTTGCTTCAGGGTGCAGGGTGCTGCTGCCCAATCAAGTAGCGTGTTGCTGATTGAGAACAGCGCAGGCACAGACCTTCTGCGCTTGGCTCCTGGTGGCCAGTTGAACTACGGCTTGGCTACTGCCAGTTACCTCGGAGCCAGCGGTGAGATTTGGAGCGCCGCATCCGTCACAGTGGCCGGTATCCCATTCAACTACGTGGGCTTCTCAGATGCTGTCGATGACGGAGGTTTCGTCGGCGTTGGTAACGCCACCACCACCGAATCTCGGTTCCAAACCTTCTACGACACGACCGCAGCCGTACTGAACCAGCCAAGCTGGTACGTTGGTGGTGAAAAGGGTGACATGATCATCCACCCCCGCAACACCAACCCCACCAACTTCTTTGAGATCGTCAACGTCGCTGGCAGCACGGTGTTCAACGTCGCCAGCGCGAGCAGCTACGTCAGCCTCCTGAACGGCACTGGCGTCAATGAGTTCAGCACAGACGGCACTCTTGGCGGAGACAGCGATGATGCGCTGCCCACCGAGAAGGCTGTCAAGGCTTACGTGGATGGCGCAGGGGCATTTACAGATCCTAACAGCCACCTCACAACTACCACGTTGGCAGGCATTCTTGAAGAGCTTGCAATCGTCACCAACAACGTGGTTGACGAGTGGGACTCGGTGCCTGCGGTGGGTGCTTGGAATGCGACGGCCAGCGAAACAGTCAATGAAATCTTGTGCGCTGGTTGGCCGAACGCCAGCACAGAATCGCTGACCACCACCTTCAAGGTTCCCACATGGTATGACGGTGAGGACCTTACACTCATTGTTCACATGTCCAGCGACACCAGCCCGAGTCGTGATGAAGCAACCAACATTGATTGCATCATGTACGACTGGACTGATACTGGCGGTGATGGCGTCAGCATGGGCAGCAAGACCACCACGGCCCTTGACCCCACAATCAACAGCACTTACACGGTGAACAACGTGATGGCCCGTAGCTTTACCATCAGCACTGGCCTACCCACGGCAGGAGAGATGGTTGCGGTCAAGCTCATTCGTACGTCGGGCGACGCCCACTCTGGTGACATGGCAGTGCACAAAGTCACCATTGAGTCCGGCAAACTCACTACCTAAGATCACCTGAAAATCTCCCCGGCATGTATATGCCTAAGCGTGGGCAAGGTTTATGCGTACCATCTTTGCAGCGGAACCTGAGGAAATGACCCAATCCGGCGAAAAGCCCCAGTCTGTAGTGCAAATCACGAAGCAGACGGCGGTATCCCTCGCCCTTGTAGTGGTCATCGTTACCGCAGCCGTTGGTGGCGCGGTGAGTGTAACGACGTTGCAAAACGACGTGAAGCACCTCACTGATACCGTACAAGAGTTGAAGGTTGAGCTGGTGGCACTCCGCAAGGGGCAGACCAGCGACATCGCCAACAACACGAGTCAGATTTCACTCCTTACAGAGCGAATGCGCGTTGCTCTCGAGCGCGAACAACAGGCGTTGAAAAAGATCCAGGATCTTGAAACACGCCTACGGGAGCTGGAGAAAACCAACAAGTAGGAGCCACCGATGAGAACCGCTGTTCTACTCGCCTTGCTATTGGCGAGCTGCGCAGCGCCAGGGGACCCCAAACCAGCGGCAACGCCAACGCCGATCGTACAGGAGGCCCCCAAGCCGAATGTTCTCATCCTCTTCGAACCACGGCTCACCCCACTGGCTCAGTGGGTGTTCAAAGAGTTGCCCGCCCGTTGCAAGGAGCTGGGTATCCCGTTGCCCAAGGCTGTCTACATTGATGACGGCCCACCTGCCCGCGCCACCAAATCAGACAACGAAGATGGCACGGTGACCTGGGAGTGGCGTGCTGGCGAGTACGGCGACAAGCAGATCAGGATCTACACACGCAGTCCGTGGGGTGGATTCCAGGAGCTTGAGTACCTCAAGACCGTGTTCTGGCACGAGCTTCTACACTACTACGATGACCTCAAGCGGCTAGAGTACAAGTGCCCAGAGGTCCACAATGACATTTTCCTGGAGCGCATCCGCAAACTTGGGTGGTCGAAGTAGATCTGTCGTATAGCATGCTGCCAACCCAGGGAGCATGTAAGAATGATCGAACAGATGAAGACGCGGCTCCAAGAAGCCGTGGCCGCTTTCCAGCAGAAGCGCAACGACCTCCAAACTGCCTCTCAGGACAGGGCGCAAGCAGAAGCGCGTATCCGCCAGCTTGAGATGGAGTGTGCGACGTTGCAGGGTCAGGTCAACACCTACGCCACCCTGATCAACGACTCGGGGGTCGACCCCAACACGGTCATCAATCGTGGCCCCACGTTGGTGCCACAGACGCCAGAGCCCGCGCCGACCGCCCCGGCTGTTCCGCAGGCTGCACCCGCCCCGGCGGCTCCGGCACCGCCAGCGGCGGCGGCTCCCCCGGTGTCCCAGCCTGGGCCGGTGGAAGCGCCGCCCGCAGCACCAGACCCGGTGGCAGCGGCGCGGGCCGAGGGTGCCCTTGTCAGTGCGTCTGGCCAGCCCGGTGCCGTTGGCCCGCGTGCTGCCGCACCGCAGCCCGCCCTCACCGCCGATCAACTTCGTGCACAGCTCGCACGTGCCGAAGAAGCCGAGGCCGCAGGTGGCACGCCCCCTGTCGAGTTGAAAGTCGACGCTGGTCGTCCGGCACCGTACGCCGCAGTCGTCGGCGAGGACCCGCCGCCTCAGTAGGGAATCGTTCCCTGGCATAAAGCGGTTTCACAGGGTTTCGCCTTCCACATCTGGAGTTTGATTCATGTACCTTCTTGAAGGCTGGTCTGATCTCATCCCTATCGCTGTCACTCTGGTCAGCGTTGCGGGTACTGTCTTCCTGGCTTGGTTCCAGATCTGGCTCAAGAAGAAGGGTCTCAACGCCGAGGTGGTCGACAAGTTCGGCACCATCATCGACGCCATCGGCTCCAGGATGCGGGACAAGTTCCTGATGGAGCTGGCAGAGAAGAAGGCCAACGACGGCGCCAACGAGATCACAGCCCAAGAGTTCAGCGAACTGCGGCAGAACGCTTACGACTTGCTCATGCAAGAGGTCAACGGAGCTGTACGAGAGCATGCGGCTGGGCTTGGCGAACAAGTAGTCAAGGGAATTCTGGGCAAGTACATCAGCTCGGGCACCCTCGAGATCCAAAAGGAACCCACGGAGTAGAACCATGAAGCATCTGATGATCGCACTCACCCTGTTGGGGCTCCTGGCCGGGTGCAACAGCGCCCCTGAGATTGCTCGCCCCATCCACGACAAGGAGCAGGAGAGCTACACATACGCCGCCAATGAGCTCACGCAGTGGGGGTTGAACCTCCTGGCCACGATGGTCCAGAAGCACCTCAACGAAGCGGCTGCATTCCATCAGAGGACACAGGGCCAGATCATCGCTTCCGGCAACGCCGCCGCCGCTGTGCAGGATGAGCTCCAGTATCAAGCGATGCTCGATGAGCTCCAGAACCAAGTGCTGGCAGAGTTCGACAAGGTGGCGAAGATGCACCAGGGCATCGCCGCAGCGAACGCATTCCACAAGGTGGTGCAGCACGGATTGGCGAACGCCAACAAGGTGGACATCGATCAGGTGGTGCAGCTTGCCGACGCTGTGACCCAGGCCGTGGGGTTGGATCTTGGTCCGCTGGCCCAGGTCATCGCCAACATCAAAGCGGCCCGCAACCTCCCCGACATCGACCTGCCGTTACTCACCGGCCAGTAGGGCCTTAGACGGCACATCCAGCACCGACCGAACCCCATTCTGCGCAAAGGAAGTACCATGACCATCGCTGAACTCCGTGTGGCCTACGCGGCCCTCCTGAAAAACGCTGTCGCAGCCCTCAACGCTGACGCCATTGTGCAGCAGGCAGCGGACGCCAATCCGTACTCGCGGTTCCTCCTGCCCAGTGCGGTTGTGAACCACCAGCCCGCTGACCCGCCGTACAACGAGGCCCAGGCCAACCAGATCGTCGACGACGCCATGGCCAACATGAGCGACACCGACTTCATGGCGCTCTTGCAGGGAGCCGTGGGATTTGGCCTCAGCTTGTTCCCCGGCGTATAACTGGGCAATGCAACTGCAACGCCGCCATCAAGCTGTCGCCAACCGGCTCGCCGATGCCCTTGGCCACTGCATGACCCAGTCAGCGCATGGAGCGTTTGGCCGGGTCGATAAAGAGGCCATGGCCTCTTTGGGCCTTGGCAAGTACGACCCCGAGGAGCTGAAGGCTGGACTGTCACGCTTGTACAATCTTGAACCTGGGGAGGGCGAGATTGTCAAGGACATTGTGGTCTGGCTGGTGCAAGTGATGGAATCGAACGGCCTTCTTGCACAAAAGCCCGCAGCAGAGTAGCTCACAAGCAGCCCGTGCGTATACCTTGGTGCGCGGTAGCAACCCGGCGCGTTTGCAGAAGCCACAGCAGCCCTACACCCCCACCCGGGAGTGTGGGGCTGCTTCTTTGTCATGTACCACGTAGATCTCCACGTAAAAAACCTCATTGTCATTGACAAGAGGCAGCTACCACCCCACGCACTGTTCGGGATCAAAAACAGGTTCACAGCAGAGAACCCTCAGTATCACATCATGAAGAATGCTGGGCTGAAGAACGCTGTGCCGAACAGCCACATCCAATACTACTACGAGACCGCAGACCGCATTGCGATCCCTCGTGGCACTGGCACCTGGATACGAAACTACCTGAGCCAGCTTGGATGTACAGTGAACGTGATTGACAATCGCGTGCTGTATGAGCGCATTGACATTGATCTCAACTTCGGGGTAGTCTGCGCCAATGGCAAGACCTTTGATGGGATGCACAGCTACCAAGAGGGCGGCATCCGGTTCATGGTGGCAAGCCAGCAAGCGATCTTCAATGCAGGATGTGGCGGCGGCAAGACAGTGACCGGCATGGGGTTCATCTGTGCCGTGCAACAGCCCACCCTGATCGTAGTGCACACCGGAGACTTGGCGGCCCAGTGGCAGCGAGAGCTGGCCGAGAAAACCAAGGGGGCATACACCCTTGGTATGGTGGGCCTCGGCCAGGAGAGCCCGGGAGATGTTACGATCGCAACCGTACAAAAGCTGGCCCGGTACAGCCCCGCCGCCAAGGAGGAGCTAATGGGCCGGTTCGGTGCCATCCTAATGGATGAGTGCTTCCCATCAGGTGCCAGGGTGTGGGCGCCCAGCAGCTTCGGCGGTGATTGGATCACCATGAAGGAGCTGTACGAAGGCGACCGTGAAAACGTGATGGCCTTCAACTTTGAGGCCCAGCGCGTTGAGTCCAAGAGGATTGTGCGCAAGATCCGCAATGAGGTCACTGGCAAGGGCAGGAAGTGGCGCACAATCAAGATGGACAAGGGTGGGAAAACCAAGCTCACCGGCACCCATAAGCACAAAGTCTTCTTGCTTGAGAAGGGCTGGACCCCACTGGGTGAAGTAGAGCCGGGTGACTTTGTCGCTTGGTACCGCTCACCGCAGGCCATGAGGGTGATAGGGGTACGCGACACGCCCATCCCGGACGGCCTCAAGGTGTACCGATACAACCTTGAGGTGGCTGACCATCACAACTACTACTGTGATGGAGCACTGGTTTCCAACTGCCACCACGCCCCAGCCGACACCTTTGCCGACGTGCTGAACTGGAGCCCGGCCTACTACAGACAGGGCCTAACGGCCACGCCGAAGCGCAGCGATAGCATGGAGTTTCTCATGTTTGACACCATCAGCACACGGGTGTTTGAGGTCAAAGATGAGGAGATGGTTGACAGTGGGGTACGCACGGCGCCGCCAATAGTTACGCCCATCCCCACCGGCTACCAAGATGGCCGGAACATGGGCATGAACATGCGCCAGAAGCAGTTGAGCGACCTGTCAAAGAACGCCAACCGCAACGCCAGACTGGTAGCCCAGATCAAAGCTGACTGGGAAGCTGGGTACTTCGCTCTGGCCATCTCGCAGCGCACTGAGCACTGCCGACAACTCAAGCTCTGGCTGGAGGCTGAGGGTATGACCTGCGGCCTCCTGATTGGCGATGTAGCCAAGGAGCTCAGGGCGGAGGTTATCCGGCGTGGCAAGGCCGGGGAGCTGGACATCATCATCGGCACCAAGGTGGCTGATGAGGGGCTTGACATCCCACAGCTTGACCTGCTCCACCTTGCCATGCCTCACGGCAACGAGCACAAGCTCAAGCAGCAAGCGGGACGTATCCAACGTGATGCCGATGGGTGCAACCACCCATTGATTCGAGACTACGTTGACGGCGGTAACTTCCTCGCCAACATGTACACCAAGCGACTGAGGGCCTACCGCAAGTGGGGCTTCGACATCAGGACTACATGACATGACCCAACCCAAGAACCCATTCGTTCCGGGCGCCAACCAGCCCGAGATGCCTTCTGTTTCCCCGGTGCAGACGATGGTGCACCAGTACAGGAACGACACCATCCCCGCCGACGACATCGCCGACCACTTCAACGGGTTGGCCGCGGAAGGCTGGGAGGTCGTGTCACTGGTCTGGGACAAGGACATCGGCCCCGAGGCTGACACCGTGCTGGGGCAAGAGGTCAGGGAAGGCAGGTGGCTGGTGGTGATGAGGAGACCAACCAAGGTGAGGATGCACGGCATACCCATCGAATACGACAAGCGCACCCTGCCTCCCATGCGTCCGCCGCAAAATGCTGGTGGAGGCCCCAGAAGGCCGGGACAGTAGGATCAAAAACCTCGCGCGTGTGTGCATGCGCACGCGCCAAGAGGAAGGAAGTATCCTACTAATAGTAGTGTTTTCTCAGTAAGGGTTGTATCAGGTTTCTCTCAAGGGGTTCACTCATGGAAGGTAGGCAGGTTCATGTGGTTGACGGCAGCGGCAAGGTGGTCGCTCAGGTTGTCTTACCGCGCTCCTGCCAACTTCGGGTCCTGAACAGCACAGGCAGTGTTGAGCTTGAGTGGCCACACGCTGACTACCTTGCCTCCCTGAACACAGTGAAGACTGCTACCACCGCGAACAGGGATTTCTGTGAAGCGTACGAGGCCAGGATTGAGTCAAAGGTGTGGACACCGATAGCTGGAATCCTGGGCAAGTTGCGAATCCGGCAAGGCGAAAAGAGGTACGCCTTCTTCACCACATTGGACCCGCGCTTCCCTGATTTCAGCCACAGCCACCCCAAGATCTTCATCGACCTCATTGCTGATTTCATGAACAGCCATGCCTGGGCAGAGCTGGATTCACCCATCCCAGATAAGGAGCGCAAACCACGGCTTCTCCAAAGCCTGAAGCAGTATGTGGCACAGGGGGTTGGGCAAGCCCAGGCAGCTTCTGCGAACGCTGCGCCAACAGCAGAAACGTTCACCGATGACCAGTATAAATGATTGACAACCAGCAGATCATCAAACTACGCAAGGCACGGGAACGTGATGAATCGATCTACTGTGCCCAGTGTGACCATACGGGCCGTCACTACTACGTAGATGCTGACGGCCAAGTCAATCAGCGGTACTGTGACTGTTACAAGCGTCATCAGAATGCTGTGCGGTACCCGGTTCTGCTTAAGCGCAGCCAGATTCCCAACATGTCATGGGATTTTGGGTTCCGCGACTACCGCAACACCGGCACCAACGATGAGCAGAGGGCAACCAACGATCAGGCGTTGGCACAGATCAAATCGGACGCTGCTGCGATAACTGACCGCGTGAAGACTGGGAGCAACTGGTATTTTCAGGGGCAGAGCGGCACTGGCAAGACTATTCTGGCCTGCCTGCTGGCGAAGTACGGCATGGCGGTAGGGTTGACCGCAGCCTATGTTCAGTTCCCAGTGTACGCCCAGCTCACCTTCAAAGACAACAACCGCCATGATGAGGACTGGATTGACTACCTCATGTGGTGCAAGCTGCTCATCGTGGACAATGTTGACGGCTATACGACCAGGAGTGGGTTCCATGAGAGCCTGTTTGACCAACTGGTCAGGCCAAGGGTGCAGAACAACCGCAGCGTCATCTACGTGGCCACCACACCAATGAATCACATCAGCCCCAAGCTGGGGGCAGCCAATGCAGCACTGGTTCAAGACCGCTGCACCAGAGTCACACTGATGGGTAAGGATTTCCGTGCCACCAAACCAAGTGCTTGACTTCCCAATCGACTTGCAGAATGAGCAAGTGGTGTTGGGCAACGCCCTGGCCCACCCAGAGGCCAGGGACCTGTTCCAGTCAAGCGCACAGCATGATTGGTTCCTGGACGACAAGAACAAGGTCGTCGCATGGTGCTTGCTGATCATGATGGCCCGAGACATTGAAATCACCGAGGATAGCTTCACCTTGGTGGCCGCGGAGTACCCTGGAACGAACAAGGAGTACGGCGGAAACACCTACATCGCCACCCTGAGAAGGCTTTGCCCGAACCAGAACCCGAACTACGGGGCGCACCTCAACAAGCTGAAGACAGATCAGGTCAAGGCTACGGTGGCAAAGAGGGCACTGGTTAAGGTGATGACTGCCATGGCCAATCCGGGCACCACCTTGGCTGAGCTTGAAGATGGCATTGAGGCTGCCCGCATTGCAGTTCAGGAGCACCGGCCAGTAGAGATTGACTTTGTGCATGGCGTTGAGCTTTATGACGCCTACATGGAGATCATGCGCAAGCGTGCTGACACTGAAGTCGGCACATTCATGACTACTGGCTTTGAGGATCTGGACGAGCTACTCATTGAGGGCATGGCCAAGACCAAGATCAGCGTTGTGGGTGGGTTCACAGGCATGGCCAAGTCAGCCTTTGTGACCAACGCTATGGAGAGGCAAGCCGGTGAAGGGCTGAGGGTTGGGTGCACCAGCCTGGAAATGGTCAAGGAGTCGATGGTTGACCGCATGGTCAGCACCATCACCCAGTACCCGCTGGACTTGATCATCAAGAACCCGCAGGACATGACACGGGATGAGAAGCTGTTCCTGCACACCGTGGTGCAAGGCATCCGTGACACCGACCTGATTTGGATTAACGACCGGGCGGTGCAAACGCTGAACAGCATTGACGCTCAGCTTGCAATGCTCAAGCAGGCAGGCACGCCGCTTGATATCATCTACATTGACCTTTTTGGAAAGCTGGATGATGTTTCGGTGGCCGATGGTCTCGCATCAAACATCGAGCACAAGCTGAGAAAGACACGTGAGATCGCACGCCGCCACAATGTTCACATCTGCGTGGTGGTGCAGATCAAACGCTACTTTGACATGAACACCATCCGGCCCAACCGGCCAGTGCCACGGCCGAAGCTGGATAAGATCAAGAACAGTGGTGCGTTCGCTGAAGAGGCAGACCTTGTGCTGCTGCTTCACCGGAACAAATACTACAAACCTGACCTTGAAAACGACGTGCTTGAAATCGAGGTGGCGAAGCAAAGACAGGGGGTGATGGGTACCTATGCCTTCTTTGAATACTTGGGCGAATGCACCAAGATCCGCCGAACCGATTGGAGACCCGACGATTGGGGCGACGACGAGGCGGCGTAATGGCTGTCTGTTGCCAATGCCGCGTATAGTAGGGTGGCCAAGCACAGCACCAGGGCACAGTTAGGAGATGGGCCGTTGAGCAGAAAGACAGGCATGCAAATCCCAGCCACACTTGAGGAACTGGAGAAGGAGCTCGCCAAGCACAAGCCGCTTGATGAGAACTTTCTTTTCCGGTGCAGGTGTTGCAACCACCGGGACTATTACGATGTCATGAGAGGGTTCCAATACCCCAAGCCTGGGTGTGATGCCACGCTCGATGACATGGTGTACTTCTGCGTCAGTTGCTTGGACCAGGTCACTTACGACTTCATCATGGCAAACAAGATCGACGTGCGCATCCTTGAGCCGCGCGAGATCGTCAACATTCAAGCCGCATACTACGATGGCAGCTATGATCGCTGGGTAGAGGAGCGGCGTGCAGAGGGTTGATCTAACCGCCCTTGCCCGTAGCCTCAACATCCGCGAAGTTTTCGATTCCCTCGGCGTTCCTTACAAGGCACGCCTTGACGGGACAGAGTTGATGCTCGCTTGCATCAACCCAGACCACCAAGACAAATCTGGGGACAGCCTCCAGATGAACGCACGCGGTGACCAGTGGAACGGACTGTGGAAGTGTAACCCCTGCGGTTGGAAGGGGAACATCTACAAGTATCTGACCGGCGCCACAGAACAGAACTTTGGGCAGGTCATTGAGTACCTCAAGTCCCACGGCACAGTGGAGTTGATCGATGACGAGGCAAGGGTCACACGAGACAGGGAGGCTGCCCTCGCCCTCCCTGATCAACAGGCGGAGACTCCTATCCCTGGGATGCAGATCAGCTACACCCCATTCCAGTACAAGACGAGCTGGGATATGAGGCTCCCGCATGAGGCGGAGATGGCTCGCAGAGGTATCAGCACTGCTGTTGCCTTCAATCACAGGGTTGGGTGGGCTGAGAACTTTCTGTACAAGCCAGACCCACAGCGACCGGTCTACGCCCGCAACGCCATCGTGTTCCCCATCTACTACCAGGGCGTGCTTGTCTCATACTTCCTGCGCTGCTGGAATGGTGTGTTCTTTGGTGATATCGGAAAGCTTTTTCCGCCTGGGGCGGTCATTGGGCAAGTCCCATACAACCTGGATGGTTGCCAATCACCTAATCCAACTGTTGTCACAGAAGGAATCATCGATGCTCAAGTCGTTGAATCAGCGGTGCGAATGTACTCCTTGGAGTATGACTCATCGTGCGCCTACTCTACCGGCATCAGCCCTTGGCACATTGATAAGTATGGGAAGCTCCCCGGCGCCCTCGTCCTAATGCCTGACCGTGATGGAGAGGCAGGAGTGCAACTCTGCGAAGGGCTTGCGCCGCCCTTGTATCACCACAAGGATGTCTACATCGCCAACATCCCGTGGGGCAAAGATCCAGCTGATTGCACCCCGATGGAAATCAAGAAGGCACTTGACGAGAAGCAGCTTTGGATAAGCTACACCACTGAAAACCGCATTCTTTACGGCAAACCCTACATCTTTTGCCCTGGCGCTGTATAGTGGCACGTGGCAACAGCAAACCAAAGCTCCGGGGGCGCGCATGGGTTTCATCACAGTGGTGGGGGCGGTCAAGAATGACCCCGCGTGTGACGTATCGTTCAATGACTTGTACAAACGGTTCGCTGTCTTTATCCGGCGCACCGCACTCAACTGGTCAGCCAATCCCAAGGTGGCGAGGCTCTACCTTGTCGATGACCTTGAAAACATCTTCATAGCCAAGCTACTGGAGGTGGCGCTGGAGTTCAGGCTACCAGCAGGCAAGTCAGACCAAGAGTGTGAACGCCTATTCGCTGGGATGCTGGGGCGCTCACTGAAGAACAAGGCCATCGACCTCGATTGGCACAGCACCCGACCCAAGCGCCAACCCGACCTGCCCATCCTGGGCCTGACAATGGGTGATAAAGAGGCGCACGAGCGGCAAGTGCCCGCGCCCACCAACTACGACATCGACTACGATCGCATGGTGGGTGTGGTGGCCAGCCGACTCACTGGGGATGCCCGCACCGTTTTCCTTGCCAGGGTGCGCGGCCACAAAGACAAGAGCATCAACACACTCTATGGCATCAAGCCATACCGGGTGGCCAATCTCATCAAAGGACCGATCCATGAGGTGTGTGAACGCGTCATAGGGAAGGTGATAGTGCTTGACAACTGACTACGTAGCCACCGTCAACAAGTTTGGCGGACGTATCAGTATAGCACTCAACCACTGCGACCAATCCCAGATAGACCTGGTCACTGACGTTGCCAAGGTGACGCCAATAGCTAAGTGGTTCATCATGGCGCAGGACATTGAGAAGGTCATGCAAGCAATCACTGTGTACGGCAACGCTGGCCTCAACATGAATATCATCCGTAGGGGAATCAAGGGAGGGGTGATCCATGAGCATTGACCGTGGAAGGTTCTGTGCCGTGGCCGGGCAGGCGGTGGCCACATGGTTCAACGAGTGTCTTGTTGAGGGTGTGGCCGACAACATCAACGAGGCAGCAGCCGCCGAGCTTGTGGACGGCTACATGCGAGCCCTCACCGTCCTGAATGGCAAGAAGCCAGCCGGTGAGATCAAGACACAACTCCTCAACGCACTGCGTGATGACCATGGACTTGACTTGGTCGGCAATGAGGCCGTCACCACAGAAGCATGGGAGTCGGCAGCGTGGGAGGCGTATTGCAAGGTGTACCCGGTGCGTTTCAACCAGGATGCTCTCTTGGAGGCTGCCAGCCGTATACTCAGGAGCCTTGGGCTGTATGTACCCCTACCACCCGACACTTTGCGCACCCATTATCAGCCAGACCGGAAACTGGTGGAGGCGTTTTGGTCCAAGGTCAAGGCAGGGCACTTCGGTGAGCCTACTGCACCAGATGCTCATGCAGATGGGCACCTCAAGGACCTGGATGATGGGGTGGCAATGCAGAATGGAATGTTCCCCCTCACACTCGTCTCTTACCAAGCCGGTGAAATACCGACCGGCCCGGAGTAAACCATGCCGACGAACGTAGCCCATCTGGTGTGCGTTGCACAGACAACCGTGGCCTATGCCAAGCACACGCTCGAGTCGGTGCGGAAGCAGCACGCTGAGTATCACACCAAGGACCAGGCTGACGAAGCTCTAAGGCAAGCAGAGCAAGACCTGGTGGATGCCAAAGCGCAGCTTGCCAACGTCAGCGAAATGTCACATGCACGCTGATTCCTTCCTGCATTGGCATTTACATATGGACGGCAGCAGGTTTGACGGAATGGTCACTCCTGCCGAGCTGGAAGAGGACTTGCTCAAGTATGACAAGCCCGCCCTGTGCTTGACTGACCATGGTACCATGAACGCCGCACTGGCAGTTCACACTATTGCCAAGAAGCACGACAGGAAGTTCGTGCCGGGCAGTGAGATGTACGTGGTCAACGACAAGGTAGAGAAGAACGACGGCCCCCGCCGCCCCAAGTTTGACAAGAAGCGTCACATTGTCGTGCTGGCCATGAACGAGGTAGGGCACAAAAACCTCATTTACCACAGCACGAACGCCAGCATGCACTTCTTCATGAAGCCCCGTGTACAGCACGAGGACTACTTCGCCAAGAGCGAGGGGCTGATTGTTCTCACTGCGTGCATGGGTGGTGTGGTGGCAGCCCCACTGCTGTGGGATGATGCTGCTTCTCCGGCCGAGAGAGTGGCCAACGCTACCAGGGTGGCCATGCAGTATAGGGAGGCCTTCGGGGACCGCTTCTACCTGGAGATACAGCCGGTCGACAAGGCCGAACAGCTGACCCTCAACATGTTCCTCATCGGGCTGCACCGGCAGTACGGGTTCCCGCTCATCGCCACCAACGATGCGCACTACGCCAAGCCGGAACACGCTGCATTCCACAGCCGCCTGATTGCTGTGCAGAACAGATCCAATGACGGTGACGGTGAGCTTTTCTACAAGGCTGGCCACCACTTGCGTAGCTTGACAGAGATGCGTGCTGCGTTCCAGGCCAATGGGACGACAGCACAAGCGCCACAGGAAGTTGAACTGGCGATCCAGACTGCCAATGAGCTCCACCACCGAATGGAAGGTGTGAGGATCGAGCGGCAGATGCGGATCCCAAAGTACAGGGAGGTCGACGGTGCCAGGATTGAAAACATGGGTGTTTGACCGTGGGGCGCTCCAGTTTGCGCTGAACACGGCCAAGCCACTCACGGGGTCCAAGATCCAGCCGGTGTGCGACGGGGTGCGCTTCAGCCTCATCCCAAATGAAGACGGCACCAAGGCTGACGCCTACATCTACGGGACCAACACCACCAGCTTCATCTGTGTGCGTTATGGAACCATTGAGGCACAGGGTGGCACGTACACGCCGGGTGCGCAGATCCACTTCCTGCTTGACCTTGCGAAGCTGTTGAAGATCCTTCGCGGCAGCGCCATGGAGCAGGTGCAGATCAGGGAGACACGGGCCGCTGTGTATGAAGAGGTGGACGGCGCCCAGCAGTTGAAGCAGAATGCCCGGTACTGCATTCACACCGAGGCCAAGAACTTCCTGCAAAGCGGTGACATCTACCAGTTCCCGCACGAGGACTTCGCCGGTACTACGCTGGCCACCTACGAACCGGGCGTGCTGACCGAGCTGTGGCGGAAGGCCAGTGTGGCCAGGGGTGAGCTTGATATCACCCGCACCTGCATGCACTACAACGGAGACCTGGTCACCCTGGACCAGAGCTTCTGCTGCGCTGTCACTACACCCCTGAGCTTGCCCAAGTCTTACGCTATCAACTTAGAGAAGGGGCTCACAGATGTGGTGGCTAAGATGCAGGGTACTATCACAGTTAGCACGAACGAAGGTGCGAGCAAGGTGTATCTGCTTGATGAGAACACTGGCATTTTCTTGGTGGCTCGTCTGGCTGTGGCTACTGCTCCGCCATATGACAAGGCGCTGACTGGGTTTGAATACCCCGGCGCTATGGTGGCACCGCGCCTCACTTTGGAGGCAGCACTCAGGCGTGCCGATGCCTTCATGGACAAGAAGTACAGCAGCGCCGTGGTGTTCCAGACGGCACAAGTGGAAGGCGGCTGGGTGTTGAAGATCACCACGCCAGAGGATCAGTCAGGGCAGCGGTTTGAGGAGGATGTGGCCCTCACTTCCTGCGTTGAGATCCTTGACGCTGCGTACAGTGTGATCAATCTCATCAAGGCCATGGACGCCTATGATGGCGAAGAAGTCACCATCAAGTGGCGTAAGGGGACGATGGGTACCGGGCTTGACAACAGCCTGCGACTCATCGACACCCAAGAGGGGCATGTGGTGAACTGCCTCATTCCTAACATGGCGACAGCAAGGAGAGCTTGATGAAGACCTACAGTGTCACAATGCCTTTGGTTGGTTCAATCACTGTGGTGGTGGAGGCTGAGAACGAACAGGCGGCCAAGGAGGCGGCTCTTTTGGTGGACTTCGATGTCGACAATGTCGATGAGCTTGAAACCATGGAAAAGATTTGTGAGGGCAATGTCTTGTACGCCCCTTGCAGTGAAATCACAGTGCAGGAGAAGTGATGCCAGGACCACCAAAGCTCACGCTGAAGGCCAAGGTCTTTACGGGCCAAGACGTACAACCCAAAGGCAAAGGCCCCAAGGTTGACAAGACCAAAATCATCCCGGCAATCGATTACCTCAATGACCGGCCAGAAGATGATAAAGAAGATCCCAAGCAACCAGAAGTACGGGGCTGATGAAGATGGCAACATCTATTCATGCCACTCAGGAAACTGGAGGAAGCTCAAGGGTCAAGTGTTTGTTGATGGGCGCAGGCGCTTTGTTCTTTACCAGGGTGGTGAGGCCCAAGGTAAGGTGAGACCACAGCACCAACTTGTGCTTGAAGCCTTCATAGGACCTTGCCCTGAAGGGATGGAATGTTGTCACAATGATGGCGATCACACCAACAATCACATCAGTAACTTGCGGTGGGATACAAGGTCAGCAAACACGCTTGATGCTTTCAGGCATGGGACACGAGACAATTCAGGGCCGGGCCGGGGTGCCCGGCGCGTTGCAAGATGAACCAACAACGAAAGAAGGAACTGGCGGACATGGCCAGGGGGCTGGTGCCGCCCGCCAAGATTGATGTCGCAGCCCAGTTTAGACCACCAGACCTTCCAAGCGATGCTGAAATCGCCGAGGCTGTTCGGGCAAGCCCTGGGGATGAAGCTGCTGCCCTGGCAGGAGATGATGCTGGAGGCGATGGCGTCAGACCTACCGCAACACCACGTAATACTGGTGGGACGTCGGCACGGGCGTCACACTTTCACAAAACAGGTGAAGTCCCTCATCGCATCCTACACAGCACCGAGTACCGCCACTTCATCACCAACAAGGCCAAGGGAAATCCGTACCGGGAAGAGACGCCGTCTTGGTACATCTTCAATAACATCGTGCAGGCTCAGCAGGGCTATCGGGCAGCCGTACCCCTCCCATTCCTGACACAGGTGCTGATCGCAAACCACGTTCACACCAATGCTGGTGGCGTGTTCAAGTTCCTTACGCGGCTGAGGGACTTGGTAGAAATCCTGGGGCACCCGGCAGTGGGTGCCCTTGAGTATGATGACGTCAAGTGTGCCGTAAAGATCAACGATGCCTGCATCTGAGAGCCTGAAAAAGCTCGGCAAGATCTGCATTGCCAACTTGCAAGGGTTGAGGGACACTGGCAAGCTCTTCGCACCGTATCCTGACTACTGGAACCGGCTGATGTATGAGCTGCGGGTCATTGGAGACCTGGGCTATGAAGACATCTTTCTCATCACAATGCAGGCAATCCAGCATGCCAGATCTAAGGGTGTTGTGGTGGGGCCTGCTCGTGGGTCCGCTGCTGGCAGCCTCGTTTGTCATACATGCGGTATTACTCATGGCGTTGACCCCATTCGTTTTGGCCTTCGTTTTGAGCGGTTTCTCAACCCCGACCGCGTAACCAGCGCCGACATCGATGTCGACTTCAGTGACAGGGAGGTGCCGATCCAGTTTCTCATTGACACGTATGGTGAGAACAGGGTCATCTACGTAGGCACCAAGGGGCTATTCAAGATCAAGTCGGCGCTGGATGAGTTCGCAAGGGTGTTTGATGTCAACTTTGTGGACGCCAAGCGGGTCAACAAGTGCTTTGATGACAAGGGTGAGGTAGTCAAGGAGGAGGAACACGCCCGATGGAGGGCTGCCTACCCTGATTGGTTCGCAACAGCAGAGTTCTTTGCGGACAGTAAGCGTTTCCGCAACGCCAGTAGGCACCCCAGTGCGGTGATTGTTGCCGATGGGCCGGTGGGTAGAGAAATCCCATTGCAAAGCGTCACTGACAGCAAGACAAAGAAGAGGGTGCTCACCACAGAGTGGGATGGCGACGAACTTGAAGCCATTGGGTTCACCAAGTTCGACTTCCTACGTATCAGCGTGTTGGATGTGATCCGCGACACCATCCTCATGGTCAACAATCGTTCCCCGGGCACACTACCGAGCCCCGACACGATATTCGATGATCCAGACTACACTGACCGCAAGACTCTGGAGCTGTTGGATGCCGCAGACCTCAATGGGGTCTTCCAGGTGTGGAAGGGTGAGCCGGTAGGGTTGTTCAGAAAGATGAATGTGCGTGGGTTTGAGGATGTGTACCACGTCACCACGGTCATCCGCCCAGGCATTGATCGCAAGGAGTACCTGGATGCCCACGCCAACCCGAACGGTGTGGTCTACCCGGCGCCCATCTTGAAGGAAATCCTGGGTGAGACTTACGGCCTCATCATGTACCAGGAACAGATCATGGACCTGTGCCACAAGATGGCAGGGTTCACGCTTGCCCAGGCTGACACCATTCGCAAGATCATCAGCAAGACCAGCAACCTGGGTGACACGCTGAGTCTTGAACCGTACCGCGTGCAGTTCATCGAAGGCTGTGTCACCAACGGCTATGACCGGGCGCTGGCCGAGACGCTGTGGGCAGAGATCCTCAAGCGGCAGAAGTATGGATTCAACAAGAGCCACGCTGTGGCCTACTCACTCATCAGCTGGATCACTGCATACTTGAAGGCGCACCACCCGCATGAGTTCTTGGTGGCCTGCCTCAACGACAAGAATGAGGGCAGGTTCACTGACGATTTGGTAAAGCGAGGCTTTACCATCTTGCCGCCCGATGTGCAGAGCAGCAAGGTCGACCATGTTGTAGTACAGGGCGGCATGCGCTTCGGACTCAGGCACATCAAGGGTGTGGGCCAGGGCAGCAAGATCATTGAGCAGATGCAGCCCTTTGCAGATCGCGCAGACTTCACACAGCGGTGCAGGCTCAGTAGCGATGTGATGGATGTGCTTGAGGCCGTGGGCGCCCTGGACTCTCTCCCTGATCGCGATGTGTTAGGGAACTTGGTGGCCAAGAGACAGAGTGCCGCTGGCAGGCTGGCAGCAGAGCGAGAGAACTTGGGCTACTATGTGACCGGAAACCCGCTGGACCCATTCAAAGATCAGCTTGCAGGGTCTTGCGTCAACAAGAACGTGGCAGCCAAGACCATCAAGCTGGGCGGTATTGTGACAAGGCTCAAGCCACACACAACTGGCAAGCAGAAGCTGATGGCGTTTGTAACTATTCAGACGGCAGGCGATGACATTGAGGTCATCATCTGGCCAGAGGACTGGGACCGTGTAAAGGATGTGCTCAGGCCAGACACGGTGCTTATCGGCGAGGGGAGGCGCACCGAAAGAGGCGGCTATGCTCTTGGCAGAATAACTATCCTCAGCCAATGATCTGCCGTTTAGTAGTACGTCGGCCACGTGGGTGGCGGTATATTATTGCGCCATGCCCATATGTGTTTCATGCAATGCCCAGTACATCACCAACAAGCGTCACATCTGTACGTTGCAGAGTCATGGTGAGTACAACGAAGGCATCCATAAGCGTACCACGTTCACCTTTGGTAAGTTCAAGAACAACACCATCTGGCAGTGCGTGGAAAGTGATGACCACAGGACGCACGGCTACTTGCACTGGATGGCAGGCAAGGACTTCAAGCGTACCACCATTGAGAGTGTGCACGCCTGGACTGAACAACACGTACGGTATCTCATCAGGCAAGGGCTTGACAACGCCGCCCGCCGATGGAAGGGTGTGCGTGTTGCCCTGGCCACGGCACTTGAGCGATACGACGCTGCCGGTAAGCCCACGCCAAGGCCCCGTGAAGGACTGGGCTGGACTGATAACCAAGCAGAACAGAACGTCTTTGAAGCCGCCGACGAGAATGAGAACCGGCGGCGTGCCGCAGAAGGATTGGCGGCCCACAACCCTCCCATGACCACTGAGGATGCACTGGACGTGCTGAACGATCTCTAATGCCTGCCTACGAAGAAGTGCACGAATACTACAGCGAGATGCTCAAGCTGTGGACCAACGTAGGCGAAGAGGTCACAGTGGATGCGGTCAACCGTGCGTTGTCCAACTGGCATGCTGTGGGGGTGTACCTCACGCAAGTGCAGCGGGAGTACGACGCCGAGCTGTTCGTTGCAGAGCAGGGCTTGCAGCGGAACGAAGATGTGTGGTTCAACGAGGCCACCGCCGCCCTGAAAGCCGTGAACACGGCAGCCAGTTTCTTCCCATCCAGCCGGGCAGTAGATGCCTGGGTGACTGGGGCGCACGACGCAGAACGAACGCAGCTCAGGGACAGCGTGCAGACCATCAAGGCCGCGCAGCACAGTCTGAGCCAACTCCGTCGTACACATGAGAAGTACGCGGGTGTGCTTGCCACCCTCAGCAGCAACTTGAGGACTGATTTCATGTACGCTGGGCAGGGAACCGATCCTCTGGGCGCTGGGCAAGTAGGCGCGACATTTCCGGGTGGTGCCCGCCGACATCAGGCAGGTCGTCCTGGAGTGGATACTGACGTGGACTTCATGAAGAACGCTTAGGGCGCCAGCTACCAAGGAGAAATGAACGTGACCGGACAAGGCAACCTCGACGCAATGCTGAACACCGCCGACACTTTGGCGGCTGGTGGTCAGTATCAGACGTACGAGCGCGCCATCCTGGGCAAGCAACACGACGGGACCTCGGTGGGTATGCTGCGAGTGAGACTGCTCCAGCCCTTCGCAGAGTTCTTCGAGTTGTGGTGTGAACAGCAGCCCGGCCCCGGCATCCAAGCCGATGCCATCGGGAAGCCGCGCCGTATTGTCAGCAAGGGATGGAAGCGCACACAGGGAGGCTCCTACGAGCACCTCTGCCCGCTGAGCCAAACGCTCAACGACTACCGCGACAGTGATGACCCTGCCCTCGTGCAGCTGAACAAGGACTGGCGTATCACCCGGTTCTTCGCGTTCAACGTCGCCGTGCAGGATCTCCACAGCGGGGAAGTCGACCCGTGGTGCCTGGAGAATGGCCACGCCAAGCTCCTGACCCTGCACCGCTCCACCTACGGCATCAAGGCGCAGCTGTTCCAGGCCATCGCCGATGAGCTGCGGGTGCAGAAGGGTTACAACCCGAACATCACCCTGGACGGCATCGACCTGGTCCTGACCCGTACGGGCACCGGGCTGAACACCGAGTACGGATGCTCGGCTCCGCCCAACCAGACCACCCTGGACGTGGCGCCGTTCCAGAAGTACAACTTCGACGAGATCACGCAGCTGACTCCCGTCGCCATGATGCAGCAGATCACCGGCATTGACTTGGGGGTGGCAGCTAACGCCGCCGCCCATGCGGTCAACGCCGACGCTCCTGGGAACCCGGTGGCGGCACAACCGCAGACCGGTCAACCCGTTGCGGCCCCACAGGCCGCAGCAACCCCGACTCCGGTCGGGGCACCCGTGGCAGCCGCCACGCCGTCCCCGGTAGCTGCGGGAGGGGCCGCTGTCGCACCAGCGGCGGCGCCCGAGATGGCAGCACCCCCAGGAGCACCTACAACGCCTGTGGTCGCACCAGCAGCAGCGGTCGCCCCGCCTGCGGCGCCGATCGCTGGAGCACCGCCGGGCAGCCCGGTCACTCCCCAAGCTACGCCAACGACACCCCCTCCGGCCACCGTGGCTCCTGCGGCTCCCGCCGAGGCTCCACAACCCGCCGCGACGGTCCCTCAAGGCAACGCAGCGGTGACACCGGAACCTGCTGCGGCAGCTCCAGCCCCGGCACCCGCACAGGAACCGGCGCCCGTCGCAGCTGAACCGGCTGCTCAGGCATGCCCGCACTGTGGCACGGCTGTCACGGTGCCCGAAGCCTTGTTGGGCAAGACGGTTGCTTGCCCGAGCTGCGCCCAGCAGTTTGAGACGGCACCCTTCTGAGGGACTGTTGGGGGCCACCACTCGCATGGCCGGTGGCCCCCACTTTTTTCACCATGGCAGAACCAGTCCAGTTCCCGGGTGGTAACTTCGTCTACCATGCGCCAAAGGGGCATGAGGATGAGATACAGAGCCTCCCCTGTTACCGTGACGGCAACGCTGTGCTGTCATGCTGGAAGCTGGACGGCCAAGAGTTGATGGACGTGCTTGAGACCGGCATAGTGTGGGTGTGGGTTCAGCCACCGCCGGAAGGCATGATACCCCTCAAGGTTCAAATCAGCGACCCATTTGTAGAGTGACATGCCAGATCTCATCCACACAATACTCGCCAAGATCGAGAAGCAGTGCAAAGCCATCAAGAAGGGCTTTGATGTACCGGCGTTCATCTTGTCAGAAAACGATGACAGGTACGCCGGGACCAGGATGGCTACGGGCAGCCCCAAGATTGATGGCCTGCTGCACGGCGGATTCCCCTGCGGCAAGGTGGTTGAGATCTTCGGTGGCGAGGCCAGCGGCAAGACCACCACCTGCCTGACCATGATTGCCGGGGCGCAACGCGCCTCCAAGAACGTGATCGTGGTGTTCATTGATGCAGAGCACGCCCTGGATGTTGATTACGCCGTGCGCATTGGGATTGATCCTGCCCGCATCGTCATCCAGCAGCCCGACTACGGGGAGCAGGCTCTTGAGTTGGTGAAGCAGGCATGCCTTGCCAAGCTCTCAGATCCAGCCTTGGCTACCTCACAGCTGATCATTGTGGTTGACAGTGTGGCTGCGCTGGTGCCAAAGTGTGAGTTCGAGGCAGAACAAATCGATGGATCAGGTGGTATGGCCTCCCAGGCACAGATGATGAGCCAAGCCATGCGTCAGATCATCGGGCCGATCAGCAACGCCAACGCTTGCGCCGTATTTGTGAACCAGACACGTGAGATGATGAACAGCAAGGCGCACACCACCCCGGGTGGCCGTGCGTTGAAGTTCTACTCTGCACTGCGGCTCAAGATGGCCCGCATTGAGAAGTGGGAGATTGGTGACGGCAACAAGTGCCAGATGGAAGTGGCCAAGTCCAAGCTGTTCCCGCCATTCAAGAAGACCACCTTCCACATCGGCCCCAACGGAATCGACAACTGGATTGGGCTGGTTGAAGAGGGTTGTGAGCTGAAGGTGATCACCAAGAAGGGCTCTTGGCTCAAGCTGGGTGAGACCTCCATTGGGCAGGGCATCATCAAGGCACGGGACTACATCAAGGCCAACCCGGAGGCCGCACAGGAGGTGGTCAACGGCATCGCCGCTGCCCATGCTGCGGGGGTGAAGCCCATAGCGACGGCAGCCCCAGCCCCGCCACCGGACGGTGACCTTGAAGCTGACAAGGAGCTGATGGCAGGATGAAACCTGATACTATCTTCTGGGTTGGGACGGTGATCGCTGTCGTGTCCTGCGTCTTGCTTCAGCAAGTTATGCCTGGACCGCTTGCTGCATTTCTTTCACTCGCGATTGGCATTGGTTCTATGTGCGGGATTGCGAGGATGTGTAGGCGATGAAGATCCTATTCAGTGGTGACTGGCACCTTGGTTTGACCACACACAGCCGGGTCTTGGATGGTGTGAATACCCGGACCGCTGAGCTGCAAAAGGTCATCGACCACATGGTGGCGTGGGCTATTGAGCACCAAGTAGACTGGTTCGTTCAGATGGGCGATCTATTCCACCGCAGCAGCCCCAGCGTTGATGACCTGGACTATGCCATGAGGGCATTCGGCACTCTGGCAGCCAACGGCATCCGCTGCTTCATCATTGACGGCAACCACGACGCCCCGGCGCAGGAGGGTAGGGTCACACCCATCGCGCTGATGAGGCAGGTGCATGATGAGAATGTGGTGGTGGTTGAGATGGGTGCCCCAGAGAAGTGGCCGATTCCTGGTGCCAACCAGAGGGACATGCACCTCATCCCGTATGCGACTCCGCTGGAAGCTTTGCAGCCCACCACAAGGTCCCTTGTGGTGGGGCACACTTCCCTTACGGGGGCGGTAGCCGGGCACGAGGCCGCCCTCCTGAGCCGCTACTGCATGACAGAGGACCCGCCAGATGCAGCGTGGGTTATCTGCGGCCACTTGCACAAACCGCAGTACCTTGTGAACGATGGCCAACATTTCGTAGCATACAGCGGCAGCATCATCCAGAACGACTTTGGTGAGCGGGGGGACCAGAAGGGGTTCCTGGTGTGGGATGAGGGCGTGATGGAGTTCCACCGCACCCCGCACCATGAGCTTGTCCAACTTGATTACAACGTGCAGCCGTGGCCAACCGAATTCCTCAACGGTGAAATCGTAAAGGTGACGGGGGTGGTGGATGGATTTGTTGACACGGCAGCCATTGAGCGCACGCTCTATGAAGTGGGTGCCCACTGTGTCACCATCGACATCCGTAGCACCCACCAAGTGGCCGCACGCGATGAGAACATGACCGCAGACCAAAGCCTCGCCCAGCTCTGGGAAAGGTACTGCGCTGTTGACCAAGCCAGCCCTGAGGTCCAAGCCGCTGGGTTGCAGGTGATTGAAGGACTACAATGAGCGAAGAGCACGAAAACGCAGGCGCCCAAGACCTGTGCCCCGACAAGATTGTCCTGTTCTCCCTCGGCCCGCCTGCCGGTGAGCCTATGTACCGTCTGGTGCTGGAGATCCCTGGCATCAAGCGCATGATCGGCAACCGCCAGCAGGTGCTCGGTGAAGCCCGAGACGCCATCATGGCGCAGCTTGACATGAAGGGCGATTGCGATCTGGCTATCAACAACCGCGCCCTGGCAGCGCGTGTGACTGAAGCCATGCGCGACGGCAACCCGCACAGTGACCCTCAAGGCGAGGCTTACTTGAGGGACATCGCCGATGCCGCGCAGCAGTAGAGACTTCAGCAAGCAGATGGCTTTTGGCATTGACCAGAGCCAGACTGGCTGTGGCGTTTCCTGCATCCGTGTGAGCGATGGGTACCTGTTCGGCAGCACCACGTTCGCAACCGACAAGGAGATGTGGCCCAGGGAGGAGGACTATCTCTTCCAACTGGTGCGCGACATGAAGTCGTGGATCCAGCCGATGATGTTCAACCACGGGAGGCTGAACAGGTCGGACATCATCATCACACTGGAAGACCACGGGTTCCAGCAGTACGGCAACGCCCACCTGAACCTCGTGCTGGCCGGGATGATCTGGTACTGGGGCATAGAAGACATGTACCTTGACCCCGGCTATGACTTCCACAAGTGCCTGCCCGGTGTGTGGAAGAAATGGGCCAAGGTCAAGAAGCCCAAGATGGAGATGAAGAAGGCTCGCAAGAAGGGCGAGACCGATGAGGCGTTTGCGGTACGCAAACCGAGTACGAAGCTGGATGTGGAGGGGTACAAGGCGATGTACCCAGGCTTCGGCAAGAACGAGAACGAGCTTGACGCCTACTTCATTGGGCTGTACGGCGTACACTTGTGGGGGCAGGCGCACGCAGCGCGGGCCAAGATGAAAGCGGAACAGGGGGCACCTTGAAGTTCGGGGAACTACAGCTCACACACTATCGCTCATACCAGAGCTTGACCATTGACCTGTCCCAGCGGCAGGTCGTTGGCATTTTGGGGCGCACTGGGAGCGGCAAGTCCACGATCATTGAGGCCATCAGGTACATCCTCTACGGCAAGGTCAGGGACAAGAATGAAGATGCTGTGATCCAGGACGGTGCAGAGGACATGGCCTGCGCCCTGACCTTCTGGCACAAGGGCCACAAGGCCAAGATTGAGCGCAAGAAGAACAGGGGTGCCACCACCCGGCTCAAGTTCTGGGTGGATGATGAGTTGCAGAACACCCACGGTGGTGTGCGGGCAGCCAATGCCATCGTCCAAGAGTGGCTGGGCATTGATGATGACATCTTCTGTGCCGTGGCTTTTTTCCGGCAGGGCAAGGGCGATGAGTTCATGTCTGCGACCCCCGCCAACCGGCGGCGGTACCTTGCCACCCTAATCGTAAATGATCAGCTTGGTATCGCTGCCGAGGCTGCACGCGAACGCGCAAGGCAAGCCATGGCAGCAGTGCAGCAGGCCCAGGGCGAGATGGCCGCTTACCAAGGCCAGCTTGGTGACACAGACATTGAGGAACTACGGGTTGAAGTCACCGGACTTGGGCTGACCCTGGAAACACTGACCGAACAACTGGCGGCAGCCAAGGCTCAGTGCGAGGAGTACAGGCAAGCGCGTGTTCTGTTGCAGCATGCAAATGACTTGCAGACTGAACATGACGAATTCGTTCGCTTGCGTAAGCGGTACGTCCAGGGTGGCGATAGAGCACGCCAAGAACTTGAGTGCCTGGATCATCAGTTCCAAACCTTGGCCGAGCAGTATGCTGTCTGGGAAGAGCAAATGAAGCTCTTTGAGCGCGATGCCCAGGCAGACCCCTTGGACTATGATGCTATCCGTGATGAGGTCGCCAAGTCCAACGGCGCCATTGTGGCAGCTATGCTGGACTTGAGGAAACTGGAGGCTCTTGAGCCCCAGTGCCCCACCTGTCACCAATCAATCAGCCAGCAGGTCAAGGGCGAGCTGGTGCAGCCAGCAGAAGACCTGGTGGCTCACGTGCAGGCAGAAGGGATGCGGCTTGGTGATCTATTCAAGCGTGCACAGGATCACAAGGCATGTCTTGACTCATTGGCAGAGCATCGTGGCCAACGCATCATCATGCCACAGGATACCCGGCCACTCCTGAGGGACACCTTGTCGGCAGCCCGCGACCAAGCAGGGGCGGCCCATGTACGCATTGAAAACTTGGCTGAACGGCTGGCCAAGGTGGATGTTGAGGTTACTCAGCAGCAGATTGACCTTGCCAATGGGCTGGTCGCAACCATTGAAGGCAAGATTCGGACCGCCGAGGCCCAACGAACTGAGGCCAATACTCGTATTGATACGTGGCAACGTGTTGAATCGCTCTACACACAGGCTCAGGCTACCGTGGCAACACGTGGGCGAGAGCTGGATGTGGCCAAGGAGGTAGTCAAGGCGTTCGCTACCAAGATCCCTGCGATGGTGATTGAGAATGTGCTCGGCACAATCATGGGGTACGCCAATCAACTCCTGGCTCAGTTTGGTACTGACTTCCAGGTGGTGTTCAGCACCACCGGTTACACGCAGACAGGCGAGGAACGTGAAACCCTCAGCGTGATTATCAGGAAGCCGGACGGAAGTGAGCGGGACTACGAGAGTTTCAGCGGGGGCCAGAAGGCCATCATCAACTTCAGCGTGAGGTTGGCGTTGGCCCACATGATGGCAGCCCGCAACGGCATTCAACTGAGAAGCATCTTTTTGGATGAGGTGTTCAGCGAGCTTGACCAAGAGAGCTTGCAGGTGATGCTGAATGTCGTCGGAGTGCTGCGTACCATGTTTGATCAGATCTTCATGGTCACACACATCGAAGCCCTGAAGGATCACTTCCCGGACACCATCCAGGTAACGATGGCCAACGAGATGAGCACCACAGCATGACCAACGAACAGCCAGCACCCGCCTCCAAGGACGCACCCCCGGCTCCGGCCAAAGCACCAGAGGCGCAGCCTGTGGCCACGCCAGCAGCAGCCCCGGCCAAGGCCACTGTCCCTGAGTATAAGCCGACCGAGCAGGGGCAGGATAAGCTCAAGGAACTTTTGGCCAAGCGCGAGGAGTACACCGAGGCCCTGGCCACTCTTGAAACGATGATCATGCAGTTGCGCTACGGTTTGGCCATGAGCGCAGGCGGCCCGACCCCAACGGAGCAGTGCAATGGCTTCGGGATCGGTTTCGATATGAGCGACTACGCATGTCGCGAACTGTGCAAGAAGGACTTGCACGCTGCTTGCAAGACCATCGTGCTGGCCAAGCAGGACGAAGCCGCCAAAGAGAAAGAACGCAGGGTGGCTGGTAACATCGCACCCTGGAGTGACTAAGCCATGAGCACACCACACCAGCGAAGCAAAAAGGGTCAGGGGAATACCACCCCGTTCACCCCGGCTGACGGCAGCAAGCCAAAGAAGCCGAAGGCCCCGCCCAACCCTCGCAAGAAGCGCCAGGACGGCTTCGACATCGGTACCTTCGACCCTTCAACGGGAACGAAGGACCCGAAGAAGAAGTAGCCGTTGCCTGATGAGGTCATTGATCTCTTTCAGCGGTTCAAAGCAGGCGATGACGCAGCCTATTGGGGCTTCGTTCTTCATGCCCGGGTGCAACGGGTCCTACAGTATCAGCGGGGTATTACACGCTCACGGTACAAGCTCAGCGCTGGGGAGACAGAAGACTTTGAGCATGAGCTGATACTGAACTTGCGTCGACGCCTTCAAGGCTATCAGGTTGATGTAAACAAGGACGAAGTCCACCAAGCCAACGGTCTCTTCAGGTACATGCAGCTCGCCCTACTTGGCGAGTCAGATAAAGCCGCGCGATACGTCAAAGGGATGATGACCCGTGACGAGCGCGGCTACGCTTCTATCAAGGGGTTCAAGCTCTCAATAGACCATGAGGGTGATGGGGGTGAAGGCGACGCTGAAGGTGACTTCAGCATGGCCGCACACAAGGCACCCCCACCAGACCCAGCCGAGGGTGACCAAGCAGCAGCAGTTCGCCGCCTCATGTTCAACTACTTGATGCGGAATGACCAGGAGTGTTTGTACCGCGCCGTCGTATTACACTACGACAAGGGGCTGTCTTGGAACGATGTGGCCCGGCAGCTCAACCTTCGCACCACAGAGAAGCAAGCCTACGCCCGGCAGGCCGCACGCCTGATCGCGTTGGTGCGAGCCTTTCTGTTCAGCCAAACTGGTATGAAAGTGGAAGTCACAATCATGGGTGTGCACACAACGGAGTCGAATGTCTCCATGTGCATGCTCTTCAACGACAACACCGAACAAATGTGGGCGTTTGACTATGTCACACAGGATGACCTGAACACGGTTGAGGGCAAGGTGAGTGACTGGCTGCGCCAGTACGACATCACATTTGTGGTGATGAATTCACAAGAGACCAACAACCATGCTGATGTACTCATTGAGCGCATCTTGCATCGCCGCAGCATCTTGTACGAGCGCATCGACCTGATTGATCTCATCCCCAAGCTGCCGGGTGGCTACGAGAAGCTGAAGCGCAAGCGCCCGTGGGATGACAATGAGTGTGGTGCATGGGTGGTGGCGCGGGCAAAGAAGGCAGAGCTTGAGATTGCACGCAGAGCGTAAGTTCTGCTGCCCGGTGGTGGTATAACGGGCATGGCCAGGGGTGCCACGCATGCCAAAGACCATTGAAATAGCAGCGCACACTATGAGGTCAGCGGGCGCATTCAGCTCGCTGTCAAAGTACGCACGCCACCAAAAGGCGGAGCGTAACGCTGGACGCGACACTGCGGACATCATCGTATTCGCGGAGCACAACCACTTTCCCAGCGTTGAGCAGCAGGCCAAGATCAGGGCCACTGCGGGGCACCATGGGTTCGACGCCTGGACGGGCACCCACCTCAAGGTCTACTGGGACTGGCACGAGCTGCACGTGATTGTGATTGGCGTGTTCCTGCCAGAGAACGTCCCGCTGGGCAACTCCGACATCAACTCCCTGCGTTGCCTCTCAGCGTGGGCGCACGACCAGGGTGGGGCAGTCATCGGGCTGAACGTGCACATTGAGAGTGATGCTTACAACAAGAGCATCGTGCAGTACCTTGATGCGTTTGCGTACTCACAGGATTACGCCCAAGACGCTGAGGCAATGGCCAAGCTGAACGAGGTGTGCGCCATGGCCGAACCCCCACTGCCCCTGATCAAGTGCAACAACTGCTATTATCACAAGACCTTGGACCCGGCGCACACATGGCAGATTCCGGACCACATTGATGACCCGCGTAAGTTTGTCACAGAACTACGGAAGGGAAGGGCTTAGAGGTTGGTGCCCCTTCCGGCGAAACACAATGACTCCGGCAACTGCCCGCGAAGAGCTGAAGGAGGAGAAGTGATGGAACGCATGACATCTGAGGAGGCGTACCGGGAGTACCGCAACCGCAAAGCAGCCCGCCACTACTTCTGGAGAAAGCTGGAAGTATACGACGCTGACGAGGTAGACCGTGAGATCAAGCGGCTGCGGGAGGCGTTCCAACGGGAGCGCGACGAGAAGGAGGCGTGTGTACGGCACAGCGAGAAGACTATCGAGCGGCTGCGGGAGGCGCTCAAGGACATCGCTGACGGGAGACTTGACGACATTCCCGCGACCCAGGCAGGTTTCGTAACATCGCTCCAGCGGGTTGCCCGCGAAGCACTGAAGGAGGAGAAGTGATGGTCAGGTTTGCTGCCTTCGTCGTGCTACCGATTACGTTCGCCGTCGCATGGTTGCTTGCAGTGACGGCGGCGTTCACGCCCGACTCCATCGAGGCCCCGGTTGAGCGTATCGTCGAGGTGCCCGTCGAGAAGGTCGTCTATGTCCAGGTGCCCGTCGAGGTCGAGAAGATCATCGAGGTGCCGTTCACGATCCCAGTCGAAGTACCTCGGCTCTCGGCACGAGGTGATCGCCTCCTTCCGCAGAGCCGCTCACGGGTCATGAGTCTGATGGGCGAACTCGAAGCTCGCCGTCGCCTCTTTTTGCGCGGTGAGTCCGACCTCGATGCCCTTGCTGATTCTGACCTATCCAGGTCCGAACGATCCAAGTCCCTTTACCAATCATTACTCGTCGAGTGCGACGGTGATGAGGGTAAACTCGCTGGTCTGCTTCTCGCCGTTGAAGAACGATACGCGGAGCGGATCAATAAGTGGCACCAAGGTGTGGCCCCAGCTCCTGGATGCTGTGGTAATGACTTTGATGCCGTTGTCTACGACCTACTACTGAGGAAGCCATGAGAACCATTGCCGTATTGACTTTGCTCGCCGCGTCCGTCACCGCCCAGACCACCACGCTCAGTGGGAATGGGCAGCAGTCCGGTCCCGGTGGAACCCTCACGACCGTAGCGGTGGCGATCACCTTCCACGAGAACCCATCGACCGCAACAGCCCCGAGCAGCGTGTCGGTGATCGTGAACGTGGGTGGCTGCTCTGCGGCTGTCAGCATCCCGCTCACAAGATCCCGCAACGGCATCCGATACTACAAGGGCCGCGTCGAGGCTTGTGGCATGACCTTTGACGTGTCGGCCTTGCTCGGCCACGATCAAGGCCCCATCTCTACTGTGACCTGGGGCAACGGTGGGAGTCTCGCTGGACAGGCGGTGGTCAACTAACGCCTGCGAACGGGGGATCGGACTCGAATGAGCATGCACCAACGAGGAGCACGCGAACATGACAGCATCGGGAAACTCTTCGACTACGTCGGGCACCTTGCCAAAGAGCGTGTTGAGATCAGCTTTGCAACGGGTCAGGACTTTGCTTACGACCCGCCGTGCCGCGTCATCATCTCCCCCACCCTCTTCAAAACGGACAGTTGCCAGTCTTCTGGAAAGTGCTGCAAGGTCCCATTCGACCTCGCATACACCAGTGAAGGCAAGGCCCGGCTTCAGGCCGCCGTTGGTAGATCAGATGCGCAAGGCTGCTTGGATAGGATCCGACCAGTGTCGTGTCTTATCAACGGGCGTGACGTGCCAGTATGGGTCCACTTCAACGACAAGAAGGCTCGCTACACCGACGCCAAGACCTGCGACTTCCTTGAGAACCCACAGGACGGCCCGTTTGCCGGGAAGTTTATCTGTGGGCTCCATGGGGGTTACAATCGCCCTTGTGATAGTGCTCAGCCTTTCCATTGCATCGCTCCTCACTTCGTTGTACGGCGTAGAGGCGAAGCTCCATCAGTTACAGCGTTCATTGGACGAATGCAGTTCGGACGTAACTGGCGCTTCGGATGCCCTGTGGTCTTTGAAGAAGGAATGGCGTACTTCGACAAGGACTACCAACAAGACATCGACAAGCTCAAAATGATGCAGGGCTTGGCGAGTGACATGGGGATCAAGACTTGGGTCCCCGAAATGTTGGACTGGATGGAAACCAACCGCTCGTATATTGAGACGATGATCCAGTCCGGCAGACTGCACCCTATTGACATCACGGAGATCCACAGTGGCCAAGAAGACGCAAGACTCTGGTAAGAAGCCAGAGCAGACGGAAGCACAGGCGGCGGAGGCCAAGAAGGTCCAGGTGTGTGGTGCCTTGGTGCCGCACATGGAGGGCATTCTGGGCAACGAGCATCCCCACCTGGGCATCCAGGGCAAGGCGTTCGGCGATGACCAGGTCGGCTTTGACAACTGGGTCGCCGCCGTCACGTCCGAGTTCTATGACAGGGTCTACGGTGGCGCGTAGTCTCAAGCTGGCATTCGTCTTCCCTTGGCCGAGGGAAAAGACCGTGGTGTCCCACCCCGAGCAGTTCTGCTCAGGTGGGTGCTGGTCGCTCATCCATGCTCTGCGTCTGCTTGGTCACCAGGTCTCGCCGGTCAACATGTATGACGACAACAACGAGGTCAACGACCCCAAGGCCGCTGAGCAACTCCGCCACCTCCCTGAGCTAACCGAGTTGGATGCCGTGCTGGTGTTTGACACGGGCAGGGCCAAGATCAACTGGCATTCGGTGTCGGGCAGGGAAGACCTGCCCATCATCTATCACGCCGGTGATGATCCCATGCGGCACGACGCCAACACGGATGCTATCGCCAGCGGTCATTTCGATGCCGTGCTCTGTGCGCAGCGCCCCTTCGTAGAGAAGTACGCCATGATGGAGGGCATTCAGGGGGCTGAGTGGATGCCCTACCACCATGACGGACTGCTGCACTTCCCCGAGCCGCTCATCAAGGACGAGCATCAGGTGGTGCACTCAGGCAAGGTGTACGGTCTGCGTGAACCTATGCTGGAGGCGTTTATCGTCGCCGGGTTGCGCGTACATTGTACCAGCCAGTGGGGGCACGCCTACCGAGCTTCGCTATGCAGCGCCACCGTGGGGTGGCATCAGGCATGGTGCGCAGAGGTGGGCTACCGCCACTTTGAATGGCCAGCGATGGGCAAGCTGCTCATCTGCGATGGACTGGAAGAGGAGTACGGGCTGAATGAACTATACCCCGACGGTACCATCGTCACGTATAGTGGGGCGAGCGACGAGGATAAGATTGGTGACGCCACCAGCAAGATCCTTCACTACGCCAACCCGGCCAACAAAGCCGAGCGAGATGCTATCGCCGCTCGGGGCCGTGATCATTCTCTGCTCCACCATGGCCCCCTCGCACGGGCCAAACAGCTCGTCGACTTCACAATCCGTAACTTCGGATCATAATCAAGCTCTTGCTGGCACTTTCAGGGTGAAGCTGCTGGCTGTCGCGGCGATTGCCGGGCGTCATCAGTGGGGAATAGCAAAGCCAATCAAATCGCGTACCCTGCGTCGTGGTGACTGCGACGTAAACCAAGTCACTCCAGATTCTGAGCACAGTGCATATGTCGATCGAGACCAGTGGCAAGGCCCGCGCTGCCCGGTTCATGCCGGGCCGGGGTGAGCCCGGCGAGGTAAATGCGCCTGGAGCGCCGCCCCCGTTGCACTGGCGGGGGCATCCTCACGACCCCGTAGCTCAGTTGGTAGAGCACCAGGATGCTAACGCGCCTGGAGGTCCCTGGTTCAAGTCCAGGCGGCGGTCATCATGCTGTAATCAAATCGTATGCCAGTGGTAGGAGACCAACATGGCCTGGGTGGCGACAGTGAGCGGGGCCAGGATCGATTACCCCGATACCGACCCGGAGCAGATCCGGATCGAAGACATAGCCCATGCGCTGAGCCGCATGCCGCGATGGGCAGGCCACACCACTTTCCCGGTCAGTGTGGCCCAGCACTGCCTGAACTGCTCGGCAGTAGCAGAGCCCAAGGACCAGCTCGCAGCACTGCTGCACGACGCCAGTGAGGCGTACATCGCCGACCTACCCAAGCCCTTCAAGATGGTGCTCCCAGAGTACAAGGACCTTGAAGGTGCCATCATCATCGCCCTTGAGAAGAGGTTCGGTCTCACTATCATGACTGAAGGGGTGCATGAAGTGGATGCCCGCATGCTGAAGACAGAGCATGTGTTGTTCTGCCCCCAGGCCCACATTGATGCGGCCAAAGAAGACCCATACCTCGCTGGGCTGGTGCCCTACGAGCGTGAAGCATTGACCCTCCCTGGTGAGACCGGGTGGCGGTTGGCGCGAGCCCTGTACCTTGAGAGGTTCAGGGAGAAGACAGGCGAGGACTTTGACATGGGGTTGCTACCACAATGAGCAAGATCAGAGTGGCACACCTGTTCACTGACGTGCCCAACGGCGGGGCGTCAGGAGCAGACTACGACAACGGCATTTGGGAGCACGTCCTTGGCGTGGAACGGGTGCCACTGGAGAAGGGCCTCACCGACGGCCAGATCGGTAAGTGGTGTGAGGTCAACAACATTGATGTCCTCATCGCCACCATGTGGGGAACCTTCGTTGGAGGGTACGGCAAGCCTCAGCGTGGCATGCTAACCATCAGGGAAGAGTGCCCAGACCTCAAGATCATCGGGCTGGTGGACGAGCCGCTCATGGTGGACTGGGCGCACCGCTACGGCGGCACCGTTGACACCGTGAAGCAGGCACAGGGATACCTGGATGGGTTGGGTGATTTCGATCACATCATGACCATCAGCCGCCACGAGGACAAGTTCTACTCGCACAAGGGAGTGCCTGCCACGTTCGTGGGCCTCCCCTTCCCTGACAAGACCTACCCCTCCCTGGTGCGCAGCAATCCGAGGCCCGAAAAGGGCAACCAGATCTGGGTGGGGCTGGGTGTTGGTGGCACCGCCCACACCCGATGGGAGCGCAACTACGGCGTGTCCCTGGCAGCATTCGAGGCAGCGGTGGAGCTGGTGCGTGCCGAGGACCCAGACACGGCCGACCGCATGCGTGGCATCATGCTCAGTTGGAGCGACAAGTCCAACCAGGAGTTGATGCTGCACATCAAGGACCGCTACCCCAACGTGATGATCCAGCAGCGCCAGGACATGCAGACCTTCCTGCACTTCCTCCAGAGCTGCGACGCCTGCATCAGCACCATCCTCAGGGACACCCCGGGCCGACTGGTCGGTGAGTGTGCCTTCTTCGGCGTGCCCCTGTACGGGAGCGACGTGCCCGACATCCAGACCGAATTGTGGGGTAAGGAGATGAGCTTCACCCCGTGGGATGTCATGGGGTACGCCCATACCGTGGCCGACCAGATCCTGTGTGGCCACACCAAGGATGAGCAGTGTGCCACGGCACGCCAGAAGCTCATCGAGTTGTACGGCATGGACCGTAGCAAGGAGAGGTTCAAGGCTATCCTGCGTAGCATGGACCTCAACGACGAGTGGGTTACGCAGGAGGACCAAGCGGTACTGGTATGAGCGAAGACGAGGTCAGGCAGATCAGGGACAGGCAGGCGGCTGGTGGAGTCACTCACCAACAGCTTGCCGATGAGTATGGCGTCAGCCAATCACAGGTGACACGGATCATCAATAGGAGGCGACGGTGCCACCAAAGACACTGATTATCTGCCCCGTCTGGGGGGCGTGGGAGTGGGTGGAGAAAGCGTTGAAGTCGGTCAGGGAGAATACCCTGCCCGACCATTACGATTTCGCCCTCATTATCAACCCCAACCCCCAGGAGGATGAGGAGCTCCGGGCGCGTCTTGACGTGGCCACGATTGAGCATGCGTACTACGCCATGGCAGACCTGCTGCCACATGATGACATCGAGGTGTTCTTCATGCCCCAGGCCATCAACAAGGGGGTGGCACCAAGCTGGAACCTTGGTATCCGTCATGGCATGCGCAGCAAGGAGCAGTTCTATGACAGCTACCTGCTGCTGAACAGTGATGTAGAAGTGTGGCCGATGTGGCTGGCCAACATGCGACACGTGATGCGCACCAGCCGCAGTCCCAAGGACCCAAGCATCAAGCCCTTCTGCATCCAAACTGAGCTGACTGAGGGCGGCAACCCGGATCACTTCGAGATCATTGTAGCCCAGCGGAACAGCAGGGCACCACTTGCTCGCCCAGCCCACGGCATCAACGGTCCCTGCTTCATGCTGACCCGTGAGTGCATTGATGCGGTGGGCCTCTTTGATGAGCGGTTCATCATCGGGTTCTACGAGGACAGTGACTACCTCATCCGCATGAGGGCACGGCGCCAGACCCCCATCGTGTCTACCAGAGCGTACGTGCACCACCACCATGCCAAGTCACGCAGCAGTATCCCTCACTGGCACGCGCTCCAAGAGATGAACAAGAACAGGTTCGAGCGCAAGCATGCAGTGTGCTTGGGCGGCGCCTTCGATGCCAAGAGCTTCCCCACCATCGATCAGCTCAGGCAGCAGTACGGGTACGTTGTCGGATGAGCTACAAGTACGGAGCCCTGGTCAGTATCAGGAATGAGCAACGCTGGATCAAGAAGTGCTTGACCCAGATTTCCTGCACGCCAGTTGAGGTCATCAGTATCACACGTGGGCTGACCTCCTGGCGCAACGGCTACACGGAGCTGGACAACACCACCAGAGAGATCCGTGATTGGCAGGTTGTGCACAGAGCCCACCCTCCTGAGATTCTGTACCAGGAGGTGCAGGCACCAGAGAGTGATGAGGCCCAGCGCAACATCTGCCTGCAAGCCCTCAAGGATGTGGGCTGTGACTTCGTATTCATCATCGACCCCGATGAGTTCTACCACCAGCAAGACCTGGACACGCTGTTCGCATTCTGTGATCAGCATGGCCCGGAAAAGGTGGGGCAGGTCCACATCTACGCCCACTCCTACTGGCGTGGCATGCGCTACCGCTGTGGCACGGAACGGTTCGGCCCTGTGATGATGCGGTGTGATGCTGACAGCAAGTTCCACTACATCCGTGACGTGTGCCAAGACACCCAGCACACCCTTGACATGTTCCTTCACCACATGAGCGCGGTGCACACCGATAAGGAGATGGAGGAGAAGATCAAGGGGTGGAGCCACAGCCATGAAGTCCAAGACGGATGGTTGGAGAGGGTGTGGCATGGCTGGAAGAAGGATCGCAGGGTGACCAACCTTCATCCTGTCAGCCCTGGACTTTGGCCCTGTGTGAAGAAAGTTGATCGAATCGAAATACCGGCCATTTTACATGATCACCCGCTCATGAAGAGAGACACGCTGTGAACCAACCAGAGGTCATCTACCTGTGCGTCAAGCGTGTTGACGACGACGAGCTTGGATTCCGGGTGCACACCGGCCCCACGGTAGATGAGACCCTGCACAGCATCCAGACCCTACGCCGATTCCACCCTGACATTCCGGTGTACATCTACACCGACACTCCAAGCCTGTGGAAGTTGGGCATCTGGAAGGGGCTTGACCCCCTCTACTTCATGCCCATTGGTGTTGAGAGGGGGCAGCCGTTCATGTATCCGCATGAGAACTTCTGGGAGCACAGCAAGTGGCAGATCCCAGACCTGCGGATCCTGGTGGCCAAGCTGGACACAATGCTGGTCCACCCCGGTGCGTTCTTATTCCTGGACAGTGACACCGAAGTCGTGGCACCGCTGGATGAGATCTTCCAGAGTGACAGACCGGTCATGCACGCCAGGGAGTACCCACTACAGAACTCAGCCTATGACCGTGCCCTGCACATGATCGACTGGTCCAAGTACGGCATCACACCTCCGCAGGTGGCAGCCATGGACATGATCAACAGTGGGGTGGTCTGGGTGCCGTGGAAGTATCGCCAGCACCTCTACCGGGTGAAGCGGTGGCTGATCCAAGAGGCATACACCGAGGTGGGCGGGGACGGTAGCAACAGACTCAAGGAGCAGCTCGGATTGAGCGTGTTCCTGCAAGCGTTGGGTGAAGTGCGTACGTGTGAGCACCTCATCAACCATCTCTGGTGGCGGCGAAGCGTATCAGGTAAGGAGTGGATGCTTGAGGATTGGCGTTGGTATGAACAGAAGGTATCAATAGCCAAGAAGCCGCCTGCGGCTGGGACAATAGGTGCATCGTGAAGGTCCTACACGTACTTCATCAGCTTGGCATTGGTGGCACTGAGAAGACCGCTTACCTCATGTGCCAGTACCTCAACAGCTACGACGATATCGAAGCCGACGTGTACGCATTTGAAGGCGGTATCAGGGCCGGACAGTTTGTGGCGGCTGGCATTGCCACCAAGGTGGGTCCGGCCCAAGAGCTGGCAGAGTACGTGCAGGAACGTGGCTATGGCATGGTGCACGTACACCGTGGCGGCTGGGCAGAGGAGTGGTTGGACCCCCTCATTGAAACAGACGTGCCCGTGGTGGAGACGAACATCTTTGGTGATGGCGACCGCTCGGAAGCAGGGGGCCGCATCAAGGCGCACATGTTTGTCAGCGACTACATCAAAGCGTGGTATCTCCGCGGCACGGTTGGAGAGCTGAACAATGAGGAGCGACTGCACACAGTATACAACCCCATCGCCCCACCACCCTTCACTGATGAACAGATTGAAGGGGTTCGCGCTGACATGCGGCGGCAGCTTGATCTACCTGCCGACGCCCTGGTGGTTGGACGCATTGGTCGTGCTGACAATCACCATGGACTGAGCGTCAAGGCATTCAAGCTGCTGTGGTCCAAGGGGGTGAACATCTTCCTGGTGGCCCTGAACCCGACCAGGGAGATGGCAGAGGGGCTCAGCGGTAACCCGCAGGTGAGGTTGATCCTTGAGCCTGCTGTTTCGCACGAGCAGGTGTGTTCTTTCTATACCATGCTGGACGGGCTGGCGCATGACAGAGTGGACGGTGAGACCTTCGGGTGCTGTCAAGCAGAGGCCATGAGCTTCGGGCTGCCCACCGTGAGCCACATCAGTCGTAAGTACCAGGGCCATCTGGAGATTATGTCAGGGGATGCCCTGATTGCCCGGAGTACTCTCGGTATTGCGCCCGAGCGTATAGGGTTCAAAGGTGGCCGGTACAAGGAGCTTCTCGGCGGCTTCATCACTGGCGTACAGGACCACGAAGCCTACGCCGAGTGTATCCTGTCACTGCCGGACAAGGGCATGCAGGATGGTGATAGCATGCGAGAGCTTGTTGATTCAGTCTTCCACCCGGCTATCATTGCACGGCAGGTCAGGGCCATCTATCGGAGCGTTTCCGAATGAACTCCATCATTGTTGTAGGGATCCTGAACCAAAACCGATTCGACTTGCTTGAGCGGACCATGTTGTCCATCACCAAGGCGCTCGGTGACAAGGCCCTCTACATCATGCACGACAACGGGTCTGACCAGCATACCATGGGCCGCATCAGAGCGTGCCAGTGGTACAGGAAGTTCAAGCAGGTGAAGTGGGCCGGAAAGAACATCGGCATCGGCGGAGGCATGAACTCGCTGCGTGCCATGGCCCGCAAGCTGGACGCCGCCTACTACATCCACCTGGAAAATGACTGGGAGTGCATGCGCAACGGCGATTGGTTGCAGCACTGCCTGGACATCATGACCAACAACCCCCAGATAGGCATCATCAAGCTGCGAAAGCAGGGTGACGGGCAGTACGAGATGTACCCCGAGAATGTCTTGAAGGGTGAGGCCGAGAAGTATTCACCCTGGTGGCTATCCCCGCTCCCTGAGTACGTCAAGCGTGGCGAAGGGTTCTGGCACTGCCAAGTTGAGCGAGGGTACACCAACAACCCCACCTTCCTACGAATGGCGATGGTGGAGGGGTGGGAGATGAAGGATGACGTTCAGGGATACGGACTCGAGGAAGAGGACTGGGAAAGCAGGCCAGCGAACGAGGGGTGGGAAACCGCCAACCTCTTTGAAGGAGTCTTCCGACATGTCGGGTGAGTCTGATACTGAGTATTTGTTTCGTCGTCATGGTGAGATCTGTGCTGCTGCCCTTGAGTTGATGGAGGCCAAGAACCACGATTACACCAACGGTCAACAGACCACTGGTGGTGCTTACGCCAACTTCATGCTTACTGAACACCTTGGTCTCGGTAGCGCAGAGAAAGGCATGGCGATCCGCATGAGTGACAAGATGATTCGCATCTGCACACTCATCAGTAAAGAGGGCAAGGTGAAGGATGAGTCTTTGGAAGACACCTTGCGTGATATGATCAACTATTCCATCCTTATGCTGACGCTGCGGGAGCGTCGCAACAGCGGTGATCTTCATAGTTAGGCGAGAGAAAAAACAGATAGGGTGATTTCGGTTTCTCGAGCAATCGAGCCTTTTGGCATGAGAACCCTTTCATCAGCAAACAGCGATTTGCGGAAAACGCAGTCTCGTGCCCGTTTTGCCGTATAACGTGCAACCAAGCAGGTAACCCATGCTGCACCTTGAAGACGTAGAAGCACAACTCGCAACTCTGGTCAAACGGCACGCCAAGTTGCGTAGCCGCCTCAAACAGAGCATTGACATGCGATCAGCAGCCGTTGAAGACCCGGCAAGCTGCCCACCCCCATCGCTCGAAATCACCCGCCAGCGCATGCAGCAGGAGGAGTCCATCGAGCAGCAGATGTACGGCATGGCGTTGACCATCAAGACACTGCGATGGGTGCTTGGCGAGGAGGAGAAGCCCATATGAGGCACTGCACGCGCAAGATCGAGTTTGATGCGGGGCACCGGGTGCACGGCCATGAGAGCAAGTGCGCCCGGTTGCACGGTCACCGCTATGTGCTGGAAATCACCGCAGCCGCCCCTGAGTTGGACGGCATAGGCCGGGTGGTTGACTTCTCGGTGCTCAAGGGTATCCTGGGGCGCTGGGTGGATGAAACCTGGGACCACCGCACCCTACTGTGGGAAGATGACGACATCTTGGGCAGCCACACGGATCCGCCGTGGTTTGAGCAGCATGCTGGGTTTGTCCGTGTGCCCTTCAACCCCACCGCCGAGAACATGGCGGCGTACCTGCTTGACTTCTTCGGGGACCTGCTCCTCACCGCTGGCGTGGATGTGACCATCACCAAAGTGAGAGTGTACGAGACGCCCAACTGCTGGGCAGAGAGCGAACTGGCTCAATGAGCAAACTTGTCATCACAGAAAGCTTCCACGCCGTACAAGGCGAGGGTGTTTGGACCGGCCACCCATCATTCTTTCTGCGCACGGCTGGCTGTGGTGTCAAGTGCCCCGCTTGTGACACAATCTACTCCTGGAACAAGGAGCGGCCAGACGGTGTCGCCTCCGGCCAGTATATGGAGATCGACAGCGACGACATCGTTATGCAGATCGTGGAAAGCGGCCTTCGTTTTGTCGTTGTCACAGGCGGTGAGCCCGCCGAGCAGGCCGCCGAACTGCTGGATGTTGTTCAGCACTCACAGATGGTTCGGCGCTGGTTCACGATTGAGACCAGTGGCAACGTGGCCTTCGACCCAACGCCCTACCACCTCCTGAGCTGCTCACCCAAGATGAGCGGGATGATGCGCCGACAGGTGGGCAACGAGCGGTACACCGGCCATTTGCCGCAGATGATCCATGCCATGCTGGCGGCTGGCAAACTTGTTCAACTCAAGTACGTCATCACCAACGAACAGGACTTCTTGGACGCCAAGAATCTCACATGGGCTGTGGTGCCGCAAGATTGCCGCAGGAACGTGAATGTCCTGTTCCAGCCGAACAATGCGCCGTTCGTGGAAGCAGCGCGTGAACAAGAGCTTGCTGATTACTGCGCTAACCTGCGCCAGCTTACGGAAGCGTTCACCACCGACGTAAAGAAGGGTGGCATGTGGGAACACTTCCCGCTTGTCAGGCTCCAGGTGCAGCAGCACTGGCTATCCCACGGCAGGGAGAAGGGCACATGAGATCAATGATCAAGGAGGTGCGGCCAGGGCTGCGCCTTCACCAATACTGGGGAATCACACCTGTGACCGAAAAAGAGTTTGATTTTCACACATTCTCGCAGCGGCACGCGGTGTGGATCAACCACAACTTCCCCACCACCACCCCATGGGAACAGGTGACTGGTGTGATGGAGGAAGCCGGGGAGTTGGCCCACGCCATCCTGAAGCGCCAGCAGGGCATCAGGGGTACCAAGGAGGCGTTGGAAGCTGAGATGCAGGACGCCATTGGCGACCTGCTCATTTACTCCAACGGCGTCTGCCGCTTGCAGGCATGGCCCGCTGGCCACATCATCTTGGACACCATTGAGGCGTTCACACCCAAGGGGTTCGACATCCCCCGCATCCTGGCACGCATCAACCACTCCCAGTCGGAGTTGATGATCAACCACGTGGGCAACAGCCTGAGCACGTGCCAGAAGGCAGTCCAAGAGCTGGTGCACTGGCTGTGTGAGCTGTGCCACTTGGAAGGTTGGAACATCATCGAGATCTTGGCCACGACGTGGCACGGGGTCGTTGAGAAGCGAGACTGGAGGGAGAGGCCCAATGGCGGATGATGAAGTCCCGGACGGCATGCCTAATACTGGCGGCATGGCCGAGCAGATGGCGAACATCAAGTCCATGACGGCTCAGTTCGAGCTCTGGGCAGAGACCAGTGCTTACTTCGCCAAGCTGACCAAGGTTCGTTTCGATCAATACATCGAAGTGGGCTTCACTAAAGAACAAGCCTTGGAGATCATCAAGGCCAGAGGGGTATCATTCGGATGAGCATTCCACTTATGGAGCGCAATCTGGCCCATGTCGTGCTGCTCTCGGGCGGCGCCGACAGCGCCACTGTCCTGGGCATAGCGGCGGCCAAGGTGGCAGCAGAGCGCGAGGCAGGGCGCACCAGCAAGCTGATCGCCTTCCACTGCAACTACGGCCAGATCACCGAGATGAGGGAGTTGTCATGCTTCCGCTCTCTGTGCGAACACTACATGATTCCGAACGAACACCGGTACGTGGTGGACATTGGATTCCTCAAGCAGATCGGCGGCAGTAGCCTCACCGACGCTTCTGTGGCGGTGGAGTCGGATGGTGATGCGATTGTCAACGCCCGAGTGCCCACCAGCTACGTGCCGTTCAGGAATGGCAACCTCCTCAGTATCGCTGCCGCCGTCGCTGCCAAGCATGACGCCACCGACATCTGGTGTGGTGTGGTAGATGAGGATGCCAGTGGGTACCCGGACTGCCGCCCCGCCTTCATCGAGTTCATGGAGGCCGCCATCAACGCCGGGCTCCCTGACGGCCACGACATCGTGATCAACGCACCGCTCATCAACGCCAAGAAGGATCAGATCATCCAGGCTGGCAATGAGATGTCGGTGCCCTACGAACTGACCTGGTCTTGCTACCAGGGTGACCAAGAGGCGTGCGGGGTTTGTGACTCATGCCGCCTGCGTGTTGCCAGCTTCCTCAAGCTGGGGCTGGATGACCCCATCAAGTACAAGGACTACGAAGCGGCGAAGGTCGCTGCCCAGGTTGCGATGCCAAGCTGAAATCGTTCCCCGGGGGTAAGTGGCGAGCAATGATCTGCGAGAAGTGCAAGACCCAGTACGTAGATGAACACGCTTGTCCGACCAAGTTCAAGGTGGGGGTTGACTTCAAAGGGTTGAGAGCTGTGGCAGAAGCTGCCACAGCTACGGATGAGATGTTCGAAGACTTCATGAAGCTGAAGGAACTCCTGGCCAAGCAGAATGAAGCTACCATAGCGATGGTCAAAGGGAAAGAAAAGCCACGTGGCCGCCGAGCCAGGATGACAGAGGAGGCTGTAGAGGGCATGGAAGTCAGGGGCAACATCGAGGACGGTACAGCGTACATTGGCACATGAGGAACCTATGAAAGAGCATTGGCCGGAACCAGTAAACTTCAGTCCCGACAGGGCTCGCCTTGAGGCTGCCTACAAGGAAATCTTGGAGTCTCTGCTTCCCGGCATGTGGGACACTGATGTCAACACCAAGGACACTCCAGCCCGTGCCGCGAAGGCCATGTGTGAGCTGACTGCGGGGTACGGCAAGAACCCTGAAGAGATCATCACCGTATTTGAGGAAAAGAAGTACGATCAGATCGTGCTGGTGAGGGGCATTGGATACTATTCACTCTGCGCCCACCACCTGCTCCCCTTCTTTGGTGAGGTGAAGATTGCCTACATCCCCCACGGGAAGGTGCTGGGACTCAGCAAGTTCGCCAGGATGGCCAACCTCTACGCCCGGCGGCTCCAAATCCAGGAGCGCATGACACAGCAGATCGCCCTTGCCATCGAGACGCAGCTCAAGCCCAAGGGGGTGATGGTGCAGGTGACCGGCACCCATCTGTGCATGAGCATGAGGGGGGTGGAGTGTCCCGGTGCTGAGACGCTCACACAAAGCATCTCAGGGTGCTTTGAGAATGAGCCCGAGGCAAGAGCGGAGGCAATCGCACTATTTCAGCAGTAGAACGCACGCTCAATGCCGCCCTGGTGGGTACAATGGCCCACGGCGCACCACGCGCCCAGGAGTAGCACATGGGAGTGTTCTTGCTTATCGTTTTGGGTGTGTTGTTGTACGGCAGCCCGATTTGGATCCCGCTGCTGTACTTCTATCACGTAAAACCAACGAAGAAGAGATTGGAGGCGAAAGCGGCAGCACTGAAGGCAGCCGAAGACGCCAACGACCCCGAGGAGATACAGATCGATGTCACAAATCGAACGAGTGGAGAAGAATGGCGGGCAAGAGTTTCGGCTTGTCCCACAACACCCCCGCCATTTTGAGACGGCTTGCCCACTCGATCCAACGCCCAACCCATACCCGAACAACCCGGCAGAGATCACGTGCACCAGCGAGGAGTTCAGCGCGGTGTGCCCCAAGTCAGGGCTCCCAGACATCTACGCCCTGAACATCAGTTACTACCCGGCGAAGTCCCTGGTGGAGCTCAAAAGCCTCAAGCTGTATCTCAATTGCTACCGACTCATCGGCATGTTCGTTGAGGATATCGCCCAGCACATCGCCGATGACTTCTGGAAAGCGGTCAATCCCCACTTCGTCCAGATCACGCTCGTGCAGGGAATGCGCGGCGGCATCATTACGCAGTCCAAGGTGTTCCGTGGGCAGATCCCCGACAACGAGAACTTCACCACCGAAGACAAGAAAGACAAGTACGAGACCATGGGGTAGAAGGCTTGGTCATGCCCCGCCTGGGCGTACAATGTAAGCGCACAACAAAAGCGTGTCGCCCCACCCTTCAACTGCAATGGTCGGTGCGCACAAATACCAATGAGCAACTCATCAACTGGAGAGCCGCACGGCGTGAACCCCGAAAAAGTTCGCTTTATCGGGGAACATGTACTACAGCGAGGCTGCCTCTACATCATCACCCAAACTGAACACGGTTCGGGTGGATCGGCCAAGAGGGTGGGTTACGCCACCTTTGATGATCCTACGGGCGGATCACCCGAAGGGCGTACGGACATTGCAGCGGGCGAAAGCCCCGGGCCAGTCCGTACCCTCCTCGCGTTTTCACGTGAGGAGTTGGCCGAACAGTACCTCCAGGAGGAGCTCAGAAGTGTCGGCGAAGTCGTTCGAATAGTGAACAACGCGCATGATGTGGGCCGAATGGTCCGCACCATGCTGGGTGGGCGGATCCACTGGTTCACATTTGATCGGGTTCCCGGCAGTGCCCTTACACAGGATCGCTACACATGCTGGCAGATCCCTTTGCGACTGTTCGTAGCCATGGTCGGCAAGTACGCCGAGGCCACGGCGGAACACATGAGGCGGATGCCGGGGTGGAACCCCAGCGATGACATGATTGTCGACATCCCGCTGGAGGCGCAACAGATCATCGACGACTCAAGGAACGACTAAATGCCTGGACTGCCATGGAATGACAAAGAGCGCCAGCAGGCAGTGGACACTTGCCACGAGATCCAGACGTTGCAGGGGCGCTCACTGAAGGGCAACATGAAGGAGGTCGCAGACCACTTCAATGCAACCTTGGAACGCGGTCGGCCCAGACGTACGTTTCACGGCATCGTGAGGATGTACATGGAGTGCCGAGATGAGATGCAGCCCACCCACATTGACCTTGGGCCGGTGGAGCCGCGCCGTGAGATCTTCCCAGAGATGGGCCATGACGCCCAGCCTGAGCTTGTCCATGTGTTAGATGAGATGGGGCCGCAGGATGACCCCAAGGCTCTCATCATCGGTGAGATCAACAAACTCCTCCATGGAATGGACTTGGCGCGGTTGCTCCAGGCCCATGCCCGTGTATATGTGATTGAGGAAGACCATGCCAGAGAACGCGCAAGGACCGAAGGTCACAATCACACTGGACCCCAAGGATGAGGATTGCGGTGGGGCGGCCATGTTTCGTTCCATCACACGCAACCTTGAGCTGGGTGGAGAGATGTACGAGCTGGGGCAGACCATCCGTGGCTACCTCAAGCACACCGAGGACGACGTACCCGAGTCGGCCAGGGACTTACTCCACAATGCCCGGTACGCTTTTGAACATCTAACGGGGTTTGAAGAGACAGATCTTGGCGTGTAAGCTGAACGATCCCCACGGGGAACTGAGCCACGACCACGTGAACGTACTGTTCGCCGGGTCAGTAAGGCTGGCAGACATGGAAGGGTGGGACATCACCACCCGTCTTCTATGTTTCGAGGATGGTAAGCAGACAGAAGACCACCTCCTCAACTACCCCAAGTTCCCGCCCATGTTCGTTCTGCTGGATAGCGGGGCGTTCTCAGCATGGACGAAGGGCAAGGCCATCAACCTGGATGACTACGTGGATTGCATCATCCGCCATCGGGGCGTTGTCTGCCACGCTGCCAACCTCGACGTTATCCCCGGGCGGCAGGGCCAGAAACAGATTTCAGCTTACGAGAACAGGAGAGCAGCCAGCGAGGGCTGGATGAACTACCGATACATCCTGGCCCGGCTGCGCTGGTTGGGACATGAGGACCTGTGCAGCAGAATCATGCCCATCCACCACCAGGGTGAGAGCATTGACATCCTCAAAACCATGATCGATGAGGGGTGTCAGTACGTCGGCATCAGCCCAAGCAACGACGCCAGGACCAAGCAGAGGATGAAGTACCTGGATGAGGTCTTCACCTATCTGTCATCGCAGCCCACCCGCATCCTGACCCACGGCTATGCAGTGACCAGTGAGACGCTGATGGACAGCTATCCCTGGTTTACGGTTGACTCCATCACCTGGATTTACATCGCCGGGTTCGGGATGGTCAAGACGCCCATGGGAGCGTTTAGCTTCAGCGAGGATCCTCGTTCCCTCAAGAGCAAGGACAATCTTCGATTAGTAATCGACGAGGGAGGGGAGTGGCGGACGGACAACACGGACTTCCAGGGATCACAGGCGGATCTGGAACGGTACATCCGTGAAGAGCTGATGACAGATGTCAACACCTTGGCTCAGGACTACTGGGCCAGAGCACTCGCCAACATCCTCTACTTCAAGCACTTCCAGAAGACTGCTACAGGAAAGCAGAGGCAACACCTTGAAGTTCCACTCTTTGGCTGACCTACGTTGCTATATAGGCACACCCACAGGGCCACAAGAAGCGACCAGAAGCGTTTGGTCAAAACTGTGCCGGGTGTATATTACCACGTGAGCTATGCAAACGCCTCCTATGTGGGCGGCGGGCATCAAGGCAAACACGGGCAGCGCGAGGGCAAACCTTGCAGAGCCCAAAGGAGCAAGCGCAATGGCGAAACGGACGCAGAAGGGTAAGGTCGCCCCCAAGGCACCACGCATGGGTCGTGGCAAGGCGACGGCGAGCGGAACGGCGGGCAAGCCCACCGCGAAGAAGGCCACCAAGAACGCCCCGGCGAAGAAGCCCGCCGGTCGCAAGCCTGCCGCGAAGACGCAGCCCACCGAGGGTGAGGCGTTCGTGTGCAAGATGGGCGAGTCGCAGGTCGGCGTCACCGTCAAGTCCGGTGAGACCCTGTACGACATGCTCAAGCGGGCCGTCTTCCCCCGGGGCACCTTCAAGACGAAGGCGGGCACCGACATCACCAACCTCATCGCTGCTGCCGAGCAGGATGTGGCCCAGGGTCAGGCGACCAGCGTCGCCGCCTGTTTCCAGGACTTGCGGGTGGACGGGATGGGGGCGACCCTCGAAACGCCCATCAAGCCGGGCGTGATCGTCACGCTGGTGCCCAAGATCACAGGCGGCTGATTCAACAGGCAGTGCGGCTGGAAGCTCAGGGCCGGGGGATAACGACCCCGGCCCCCTTTTTGGAGTGCCCAAATGAGCGAGATTGCTGAACTACAGCCTGGGACAGCGTTCACCAAGTCCAACTGGCGGGCCTACACCAGTTCGACGCCCGGTGAAGCCGCTGGAGTCCTCGGCGCGTACCCGGAAGTGCGGCAAGACTTCCTAGATGCGTTGGGTGATCTCGCCGGGCAGATCGAGCGTGACATCTGCGTGTGCGTTGACAACCACTTCCCGTTGGGTGTTGACGAAAAGGAAGATCGCTACACCGAGAAGCAGTACCGGACCATCTACCTGCACGTGTTCGCTGCTCCCAAGGAAGCTGAGGTCACAGGGTGCCCGCAGCTCCCCTCAACGGTGTCGGTGAGCGGCGTGGAGTATGACCTCCGTGGTTGCCAGAGGGACTACCTGGAGTACGACCTCGCCCCCCTGAGCATGATGGCCGTCAAGACCGACGGTGACGCCCAGGGCTTGGGATACAACCTGTGCCTCTTCCGTGGCCACCACCTTTACCTGAGTGCCGACCTGTTTGACAACCGGGGCGACGAGTGGGAGAAGGGCGGTGAGGCTGACTCGGTGTGGAAGGAGCGCACCACCGAGTTCGCCATTGACTCCTGCCAAATGATCCTTGAGCTCGTCACTGCGGCGGTCGGGTGGCTGGTGCAGAGCGACACCCTCATGAGCTTCGAGGAGTACGAAAAGAAGCGCATTGAGAGGGTGTATGAGGCTTGGAAGTCCCTGCACGGGATCATGGTCAAGCAGGCATCGGTCGGCTTGACCATGAAGCTACAGAGGGCCGAGCGTGACGAGCGTACCTATCGGCGCCAGCTTGAGGAAGCTGAAGAGTTCTTACTCAAGGCCATGGCTGACCTCCATGCTGCCAAGATGCAGATGAAGGGTGTCGAGGACGGCATGACCGAGGTGTCCGTGCTGGGCAACGAGGAAATGTTCAGAAACTTGATGTCCTACTACTACGAGGACATCAAGGTCACGGGAACCGGCGGCAGCCAGACGATCACCGCAACCACGCGGATGATTTACATCAAGGAGGAAATCCCGGTCGACATCATGAAGACCAAGGGGATGCACGTTGGCGCCGGGGAGTACAGGAACCGTGATGACATTGAAGTCCGCATGGGCATCTTCAAGATTGGCCAGCTGAGGATCACCATTCCCATTGGCCGTGAAGATGGTGTGGGTGGCATGGGCCAGATCGTGGCCAAGAACCTGATACCCATCAAGGCACAGGATGAGTGGTGCCAGCAGACCGGCGGTGAAATCTATCACCCGCACATCAGGGGTGATGCCGGAACCAGCATCTGCTGGGGCAACATGGGTGAGCCGGTGCGAAAGCTGAGGGCAGAGAACAACGTCATGGTCTTGCTACAAGTCCTGGCGCAGTTCTTCTTCAGTTACAACCCGGCTGACGCCTACAACCGAGTGTGGATGTGGCCAGAGGTGACGCCCGAGGACGGGTTCACCGAAGATGACCTGGTGTACGATTGCAGCAAGAAGGATGTTGGCGCGACCACCGTGGATGGTGAAGTAGCTCCGCGGCGGCGTGCAAGGAGGACTATCTAATGAGCGGCGAGTTCAAGCCACCCCTGCCCCGGATACGGCGGCAAATCGGGGAGCTGGGAAGCCGACGAGATCCAAAGGAAACCGGACTGCGGGTGTACATCCCGCTCCCGGTGTACCAGAAGATGTCGGCGTTGACCATGAGCGCGGAGAGCGAAACCAGCGCCATGGGATTCGTGCACCTGGAAAAGGACAGCGACATCACGACGCTGGGCCAGGAGGTGTGGGTAGACGAGCTGGTGTTTGTCAAGAACAAGTCATCGGCCGCATCCACCGAGCTTGACCAGGACGATCTGGCCCAGGTGATGATGGCCAAGATGAAAGAGGGGCGCGACTTGATGCACATGCGCCTCTGGTTCCATACGCACTACAACTTCGACGTGTTCTGGAGCCCCACCGACCGCAACGCCAGCAAGAACACGCTGGAGAACAGCCGGTGGACCCTCAGCATTGTGATGAACCAGAGGCATGAGCTCCGCGCTTGTGTGGACGTGTACCGCCCTGAGCATCACTGGTACGACGAGGTGCCCATCTACCTTGTGTTGGATTGCCCGACCCAGAAGTGGGACAGGTGGGCGAAGCAGGCACACAAGCGGATCAACTCCGAACGCATGATCGCCCTTGAGGACTGGCGAAGTGCTGGCGGTGACGAGCAGGGCCAGGAGTTGAGCCCCGAGTTCATCGAGCGCATTCGCAAGGAAGGCGGGATCGTCACCAGGGAAGACGCAGGCAAGAACAAGGCCGAGGTGGTTGAGGGTGACCCCGATGACCACAACGTGATTCATCACGTGTGCTCGTGCAACAAGGTGCTGGAGGTTCCGGCATCCTGCAAGAAGTTCAAGTGCCCCGAGTGTGAACAACATTGGGACTTGAATTACAAGACCCAGGACGGGAAGGGTTCCAAGGGGCAGGCGGATGATCCAGAGCAGCAACTGACGGCTGACAGGCTGTACGTTGATGCCTTGCAGATGCAGACGCACTTGAACGAGGAAACCGACCCCAAGGCGCTGAACGGCTTCCCGTGCAAGGAACTCTTCATGCCTGCTGTTGATGAGGAGTTTGTCGGTGGCGCTTGCTTCCCGTATGTCGAGGACGTCATCGACAACGTGGAGTACATCACGGCGGACAGGTTCGTGGAGCTGGAACTGGTGTTCCTTGGCACCCATGGACACATGAGGGTCTACGCCAACGGGACTCAATACTACTGCACCGATGACCACCCCACCCTCTCGACGGTGTTCAGTGCATCATTTGCATCGAGCGTGGAAACCGACCAGTGGCCGAACCGATTCATCCCGGTGCGTGACGACAACGCGACCGTGGTGGCGTTTGGCGAACGAGCCACGAGCATCTGGTACGACCTTTGGCTCAAGACTTACGTGTCCACCTACCACGATCACTCCAAGGCGGAGGATCCCACCGGGGACATCGAATACTTCGATGACATGAGCGAGCGCAGGGTCAAGAACGTGATCAGCGCCATGCTCATCGAGCGGCAGGAAGGTGGCTCCCGTGCGAACCAGCCATACCAGCCCAACCTACCCAGCCCGCCCGCGCCAAGGAGATTGGTGCAGAGTGGGGCCGGGAAGGCCCGTGTCGGGCAACCGTATGGGCAGGGTGCCTTGCGCTGGGAAGAATGGTGTGCCCAACGACAGGACAATCCTGTCAAGGTCAGGCGCAGGGATGGCGACGGCAGCCTGAAGAACGTCAGGCTTCGGTTGGATGCGACCAACCTGGATCCGGCATAGAACATTAGGTCATGAAGCCCCGTGCGCTACCATGGTGTGCGGGGTAAGGTGCCCAAGGAGCAAGCCATGCAAGACACGGGTGAACAGTTCAAGCGCCAAGCTGAGTTCATCCCGCGTAGTACCTGGGAAGGCGTGACTGTTCACGTTGTCGGGTGCGGCGGGATTGGATCAGTGGCGGCGCTGGGACTGGCCAAGATCGGAGCCAGCAGGATCATCCTGTATGACGATGACACCATCGAGCTCCACAACGTGCCCAACCAGATGCTGACCGCCAACGGGGATGCCATGGGACAGCCCAAGGTGGCAGACCTGGGCGGGATCCTGCTCGACTTTGGCGGCGAGCACATCGACGTCATCGCCGAGAACCGGCGCGTGACCACCGAAAACCCGCTGCGGATCGAGGATAGGGAGGGCCTTCACCTTGTCCTGTGCGGCCCTGACAACATGGAGACCCGCAAGGAGGTCTTCGAGTTCTGCTGCGCCCGCGACGATGTGGTGGGGTTTCTGGATGGCCGCATGGCCAGTCGGTTCTTCACGCTGCACGTGGTGGACACGAACGACGAAGCTGAAGCCAAGGAGTACCTGGACGCCTTCTACAGCACTGAGGAGGCTGAAGAACTGCCGTGCAGCGACCGGGCCGTCTTCCACACCAACATGGTCCTTGCGGCCATGATCTGTGAACAAGCGCGGCGCATCCTCATGCACGCGCAGGAGGCTTTGGGCACCATTGACCCGGAACAGGTTTTCCGCGAAACGCCAGCGGTGAATACGAAGGTGATGTTCGACCTTACGAACCTCACCCTCATGGTTGACTGAGGAGACTCACATGCCCCTTTGTATCAAATGCCGTGTGCAGCACTGCGGAGATCACAAGTGTGCGTGCACGCTGAATCACCTGCGCATCCAGGGGCGGTGCCGTGCTGGGACGTTCTACCAGATCCAGCCCGAGGCTGGTGGAAACAGGACGCAACCGAATGGCATGTGGCGGGACCTGGGCCTGAAGATCAACCTCACCCAGCCACTTGAGCGATACATCGCCAAGCCCAGGCGCAGCCGTGGTGAGATTCAGGGCTACCAGATCTGGCACATGATGGATGCCGCTGGGCTCCAGTGGCCGACTGATCCCACCACAGAAGGTGGGCTGTTGTTGGTTGACCACCAGAAGTTTCACGACTCGGACATCGCGCACATGCCCGATGACTGGAAGCAGACAGTAAAAGCTGTGGTGGATGACATTCCCGGCCTCTACTTCCGCAGTTTCACTCACCTCAACGCCAACAACTGGTTCGAGCGGGTGGGTGACTTCAAGGCTGACGAGACCGGGAACTTCCCACTACAGAAGTGGACCAGGTGGCTCGCCACCAACCCTGACAAGCCGCAGGTGGCCCTGGACAACTACATCCTCGTCAAGCAACGGTCTTGGCGTGAAGAATATCACTTTCAACTTGTGCAGATGGACAACAGACTGGTTCATCACCGAGTATTTGCGCCCCTCCGGCAGAAGCTGCTGGAACGTATTCAGTCGTTCGTAATGACTGTCGTATAGCAACGAGTGAGGCACGTTACGCCTCAAGAAGCCCAAGCTACAAGGAGCAACTGATCATGACTGACGAAGCGATCCCCCAGGTGCAGCCGCCGGAGCCGGTGGCCCAGGAAGCCCCTCCCACAGCGCCCGCCATTGGCGATCCGGCGCCGCCCCCGCCTGCCGCCGAAGCCGCGCCCGTCCCCGAGGTGGCCGTCCCCGAGGCCGCGCCGGTTGCGGAAGCCGCCGCTGCCCCTGCCGCCACCGCCGAGGCTGCCCCGGCGAAGAAGGGCGGAAAGCCCCGCAGCGAGTTTCCGAACTGGGTCGCGACTCAGTACAAGGACAAGGATGCCCCGTTCACGGACGTGCAGGTGGACTGCGACCCGGCGAACAACATCGTCACTCTCCGCTGCACCACGGCGGGGGGCAAGACGACCACCAGCAAGATCCGCGTCAACGGCATCAACACCGTCGGTTAGGCGAGATCTTGCGTGCAATCTAATGGCCCATCTCGCCCGCTTGGGTGGGGTGGGCCATTGCATTAGGCGTGCATTGAAGTGGCGTGTCGGGCCAGATAGGCCCCCTTTTTTTGGCCGAATGCGGCCAAACCCAGCAGTCACAGCCCCCCGGGGCTGAATGACCATGAGAAAAGGTGTAGGCCCATGGAAGACGAAACTCTTACCCCAAGCGCATGGCGTGAGCGGACCATGGCCGAGAACCCGAAGCTCAAGCCCATCAAGATGAGGCTGTGCATGGTCTTCGAGGTTGAGTCCATGCAGGACCTTGAAGCCAATGGCGGCGAAATCTCTGGCTGCGAAGCCATTGGCCAACTGGCCGACTTGATGGAACGCATCAAGGAAAACTGGAACGAAATGAGGGATATGGGGGGCTGTGCCCTTGAGCCCCTCAGTATCGTTGACTGCAACTACATGGAACGAAGTGACCGACCCGACCACCCGGAGATTATCGATGAGTGACGGAACTCCTCAAGCACGAGAAGTGGCCCCGAGCCCCCGCGCCCTGGAAGCAACCAACGCCCGGACGTCGAGCATCAATGTGAGCACGACGGCCAAGGGGAAGGTGACCTGGGATATCAAGGTGTACTTCGACGTGAGCGACAACGCCAGTCGGGAACACGGGCTGGGCGAGATCCAACTCATCGATGAGCGACTGCGCACCATGTTCGGGGATCGTGCCGCCCATGCCTGACAACAAACCCGGGCAACTGATTGACTGCGAGTATGCGGAGGTGATGTTCAAGCATCAGACCATCGCAAGCGCAGTCAACTCTGAGGATGTGGCGATGCTTCGCCAGCACCTTGGGAACTCCACCGTGTTGGAGTTTGATCAAACCGAGACGCCACCGGCCCACTTCAGCATCCGTGGGTATGCCAGCAAGGGAGCTGGAGACCTGGTCATACAGGTCGATGAGGCGTGGGTTCTGGAGGTGTACGATCGTCTGATGGGGGTGCGCACCTTTCCGGAAACCATCGTCATCAGCAAGGAGGCCAACCCCAAGGATTTTGAGACAGGCGTCGGGTTCGACAGCTCTGGTGCGTAGGCCCAAGCGACGAAAGAACGTACGCACCATTTCGTATAGGAGCGTGGAGACACACCACGCATGCCCAGACCTCAGCGCTGGAAGATCATGTACCCCAAACGGTTGAAAGACTGGAAAACCGGCAAAGAGTCGGTACGGTGGTACCAGATTGGTCTGGCAACTGAAGGCGCTGACGGCGAGATCAAGTGCAACTTCAACAGCATGCCAGTCGGCGATTGGGACGGTACGGTACGGCTTGAACCGATAGATGAGTAGACACCACTACATCTTCATGAAGCTGGACGGTGTGTTGACCACACCAGAGGGCTTGCAGCAGTGCAGACATGAAGATAGCCGTGACCGTGGACTGCCGACGAAGATAGACCGCCCAAGCCTTGAACGGCTTGCCGCATTCGTTCGCTCGCATGGTGGGACCAGACGCTTTCGCATCATGCTCACCTCAGCATGGCGCTACATCCCCAAGATAGACCACAGGTTAGGTCACCTGTGGTGCCCGAAGGGACTACCCCGCCCTGAGATCTTACCTTGGGTGGGGTTCACAGATGAACGAACCACCGGCATGGTGCTCATGGATTGGATGGAATCCAACATGAGCAAGGTGGAGGAGTGGGCCATCCTGGACAACAATGAAGAAGATGCCAGCGGATTCCGGCCAGAGCGTACTAAGCTGATCACTGAGGGCTTTCAGGATGAGCACGCTCAATGGCTGGCCAGCCTCTTCGGCATCGAGCCCTGGAAGAGTCACATGGAGGTGGTGCCAGCAACCCGGGCACCAACCTTTGGCTCTCTGTACGGGACGGCCTAACGATATGTATGAGAATGCGCCCGGGGCCGTATAACTGTGGTGCGCGGCGGGGGGCACGGTGCCCGGCACTCCAAGGCCGGTAACATCACGCCCGCCCGCTTACCTTCCCCCCGGCGGCACGGTGTCGTCGGGGGACCAATCAAATGCCTGTTTACGAGATTGAATGTCAACAGTGCGGCAAGGTACAGCGAGTGGAAGGCCCGCCACCCAAGGGGGTGACCGACATCCAAGCTGTAGCATTCAAGCTCAACTGGAGAACCAGCGTTGTTGGTGGCCACGTGCTCATCTTGTGCAGCACCGAGTGTGTCATCGCAAAGAAACGGGCAAAAGAGTAGGGTATTCGGTGGAGCGTCAGGCAAGTGATCATAGCCGGGCGCGTAGCGGGTGGTGAGCAAGAACGACTGGAAACAGCACGGGTGCTCATTGACTGACCCAAGCCGTAACGCCCGCAAGATGCGTGACGTTCCCCGTAGTGGGGGCGTGTCTCCGGGGGGGTAGGGTGGCGACCCTGCCCCCCATCCTTTATGAGCACCATGAGCTGAATCCCTTTATGGTCAAGCTGGTGGAGCAATAGTCCGGTGGACAAAATGCGCGGGCCAACCGCATCGTGGCTCTCCCTCGGAAGGAGACAAACCCGGCAAGGGGGTGGAAAGCCCCCACCTTTTGGAGTAAACGATGACTGATGGATTACCGCAAGCGAAGCCCGTGGTCCAGCCAGCGGTGGCGGCAGTGGCCGTGACAGCAGACGGGAATGTTGGCGGGAAGGCCATTCCTCTTGTCGCTGAGAACAGACAGGTCGTATTTACGGATGTGCCCACCGGGGAGCACTCCGTGCGCTACGGCCGACCGATGCGATTCCAACCGTGCCAGTACCAGACCACGGGCGTTGAGATCTCAATCGTCGTCCCATGTGATGCGAACTCTCTTGGGGTCGCCTTTGATCGCGCAAAGGCGTTCGTGGAAGCCAAGCTGCGCGAAGAGGCTCCCAGAGCCCTGGCCCTACATCGCCAGCTCGTACGTGAGATGGGATTGGGATAGCATGAAGATAGCATGAAGATAGCATTTGTGACCTGCTACTACGGCGAAGAACGCCACGTTCAGATGACAGAGCGGTGGTACACAGGGCTGATGGAAAGCATCACCTACGCTCAGAACCTCTATCCGGATGTTGAGTGCTCTGTCTACCTGCTCAACAACGGCGCCGTGCGACCAGCAATCGTTCCCGGCGCACATTGGCACTCCCAGAAAGAGGAGAACATGGGATTCGCCAATGGGATGGCCGAGGGAGTGATCACGGCCAGATCGGATGGACCCCAGGACTACTACGCCATCCTGAACAACGACCTCCAGTTTGACAACGTGAACTGGCTGGCGTGGCTCATCTATCATGCCCGCTCTGGTACCACCAAGGACATCCAGACCCTGCTCCCGCTCATGCCCAACCACAATCGCTCCGATTTCAAGAGTGATGAGGCCATGATGGATCACGAGCCCAAGAACCTCGGATGGGGGTCATGCCCGGCTGTCTGTTGGTTCATGCCCGATCATCAGGTGTACTTCCTCGCCACCCACTACCGCACCCCAGGCGTGTTCCACCGTGACTTCAAGATTGGGTGGTACGAGGACGTGCTGGTGGAAAAGCTGCTCTTTGCTCACTATGAGCATCCCTTCAAGATCATCTACCAGTCGTGGATCAACCATCTTGGATCACAGACCTCGGACGACAAAAAGCTCTTTGATGGAGACTTCAGCTACAGGGACATTGCCAAGTCGATCTACCTGCGGCTCATGAAGAAGTACATGCTCCACGAACGGATCAGGCAACTGGACCGCGACCCGTTCTTTGAGTTCCTAAAGATGCCAGACAGCAAACTGACGAAGGTTGCTCAGCCACCCATAGATCCACCAAGATAGGTTACGTCAAAAACGGCATGCGCCTACAATGGGTGAGCGGGGGCAAGCCCCGCGCAAAGGAGGCAACATGCCAGAGAAGACCCAACCCCCGGTGGTCATCGCGGTACAACCCGCGGACCCCGCAGCCGTCAAGCCCCGCCCGGGCATCCAGCCCGGTGCCATTCCCACCGTCAACAAGGTGGCCGGACTGGGAACCGCATGGTGCTATATGCACGCAGCGCCCAACGAGTTCGGGGACGGCGGAACCCGCTACAACCAGCGGAACCTCATCGTCGACGGCGACAACGTCAGGCTGCAAGGACTGGTTATCGATGGCAACGGTGGCATTGATCAGCGCCGCAGCCGCGAGTGGCGATGGGACAAGACCCAGCCCGCCACGGCCTGGTCCACCACACCCATGAACGGACGTTGGACCGACGCCGCCAACCGGGACAGCCTTGCCCCGCAGACCCTGGACCTGACCGCCTACCCCACGGTCCACGTGTGGCCGGGTGATCAGCAGACCCCGCCCGCCGTGGCGTTCATCCCCAACGTGGGCACCACCAGGATCTACACGCTGACCAGCGTGTGGGTGGACGGCGACAAGGTGAGCTGATGAAACACACAGTCGTCATTGTGCGTACCCTGGTGCAGAAGGCAGAGGTACGGGTGGACGGTAACACCACCAAAGCTGAGGCTGGGGCCGATGCTCTCAGCCCCGAGACGCTCCAGTATGAGACCCAGTGGAGTGACCCGGTTGAAGAGACCCACCGCATTGAGGACATCAGGGAAGGGTAGGATGACTGATGACTGCCACCTACAACGAAGCTATCAGCAACGTAGCCGCTGAAGTGCGTCGAGAGTGCAAAGTGCTTGGCTTGAGTAGCCCAGTCACCGAGCAGCTCGTCAAGGCCGTCGAGGATCTCAAGCAGGACGAAGACTGATGGCACTCTGTCTCGTATGCCATGACCAACACAGTGGTACTCATCACTGTGTTGGTCATCCGCCACGGCCCAGGCCAGCAAAGAATTTCTACGATGGCCCTCCGGTGCGCACGGTCCAGGTGTGTCGTGATTGTGGTGAAGAGTTCGTTCGCAACTACGAACACACGATCATCTACATGCACCGCATGAAGATTGGGTTGGTGCTGAACGATGTGTTGGCGGACTGCAATTGGTGTGACCATCCAGACTACAACGGCGATGTCGGCGATGCCTGGATGATGCATGAGGCCATTCTTCATTGGTCTTGGCACACGGCAGGGGATTACAATGAAGCGTTGGCAGTGATTCAGATCGAGGAGGAATACGACGTTGACGGACACTACACTTGTGACCTTGAAGGTGCCAGAGCGTGGCATCAACGCCTCATGAGCATCTGAGCGTAATTTGGGCAATCGTGCTCGTTTGTGCTCGTAGCAAGGGAGCATGAATATGCGTGAAGACACAGCCAGATGGATGGTGTACGCCGGGGCAGCCATCGTGATCTTGTGCACGGGGTATGCTGTTCTCAAGTCCAGCCAGCCCTGCCACATGGACCACGCGCCACGGCTTCCTCTTACAAAGCCAGAGCCAGCAGTTCATTCTTGGCAGTGGCATCTGGACAACGCCGAGAAGCACCCGCGCATCATTGAGCTGCGCAAGAGGCAGGAAGAACAGCGCATCCAGTGGGAGAAGGATGAACAAGAGCGGCGGGATTACATCTTCAAGCTCAATGGCGTGACCAGAAAGCGTAACTGAAAAAGCGGTCGGCGGGGGCATGGCGCTACAATATGTGACGCGGGGGCAGGCCAGGCCCAGCGTAGGAGACCATACGCCATGCCAAGCAAAAAAACAGAACGCCACTGTCGTCGAACGGCTGACCGCTACCAGCGGGCCGACGAAATAGACCGCGAGACAGACCGCACTTGGTCCAGCCGCCCATGTACCCGCCCCAAGGGGCTGCGGAAGATGCGCAACATGGTGGAGCGCGGCGAAGCCATTCAGGAACTGCACCTTGCGGTTCGTCGCCTCAAGGCCACTGGGTGCCCCAAGGACCTGGAGGCAGCGCAAGCCCTGCTCCTCATCCTGCGTGACACCAGGAAAGCGAGGTAGCCATGCGCCAGCGATTCAGCATACCAGAGCACGTGCAGTGGGATGAACGGGCCACCATGGCCTTCCGCGTGGACGCCTGCCGCACCTTCCTGAACAACCCGGCGCTCCGGGTAAAGTCCGTCATGCACGGCTGGGCAATTAGTGACGACGTGGTCATGCTCATCGCCTGCGGTGACGACGAACTGTTCACACTCAAGCTGGAGTGGGACAACAACTGGGACAAGCCTGTCACCGAGCGTGTTCATGAGTTCACGTTCAGGGAGTGTGGGTTGAGCGAATGGTACAACGCTCTGGCGTACCCAGACCCAGTGCTGGGGGTGATCTGGACCGACGCCTACAGTGACATGGTGGATACCGACTGGCGTGAGCTCAGTCATTGCTAAGGGGAGAATGATGGTAGCCAACCCACAAGACACGATCGATCGTCTGCGCTGCATGCGCAAAATGATCGCAAGGCAGACCCGCAGGGTGTTGAACGAGGCCAGGGAGGATCCGGGTTTCTTCGCGCTGACGCTGGAGATCAGCGGCCACCTGTACTACGACCAGATCCGTGAGGCCGTCGCCAATCGGTGCAAGTACGGGAACTGGCATGACTTGCTGAAGTCTGCCATACGCCCACGTGCGGACGTTCTGTTCGAGCGGGCAGAGGAGCTGCGGGTCATGTGCGAAGCATTCTGCACCACTGAGCCCGACCCAGAGACGTATCATGCAGAGTACATCCAACAGCAGGCCACCGCGCTCGCAGACATGGCTGGTGCCTACGAGGATGCAGCACGCCTACTGATGGCGCAGGAAGCAGGAGCGAATGGGTAAGAAACAACCAAGCACCAGGGACCAGTTCACAGCAGAGCTACAGAACGTGGCCAAGGCACTCGGTCACATGGAGGGCGTCGAGAAGATGCTTGAAGTGATGGGCGAGCCGAACGAGAACTGGGGCAGGGAGATGATTCTCAAGCACCAGGAAGCCCTGTCTCGCAAGGAGGAGTACAGGCGCGTCATCCGCAAGACGGTGAAGAATCTGTACCACAGGAGAGACGCCATATGAAGCATCACGAAACGAGTGCCAGGGCTCGCGCATGGGTCAGAATGCGTGAGATGATGATGGCACGGCTGGCGCAGATGAATCTCGTTCGCAAGCGGCACGGTGCCGGTCCGGTAGTCCACAGGCATCCAGAAGACCCAGACGGCGTCTGCGACGGACTGCACTCCACCATCCCTGACCCCAAGAACCCCGGAGCGTACATCGACATCGGCGGAGGTTGAGCCACGGGAATGCGGAAAGAGTATCGCGACATCATCCACGAAGAAGGGATTGACCCCTGGTGCGCAGTGGTCGTTCTCATCCTGCTGTATGTGGAGTTCGCGTGGCACTGGATCCGCACATGGACTCCCTTTCACAAGCGACGCTGTCGATTTTGTCAGCTTATGTCTGGGCAGAAGCCAAAGGGATAGTGGGGGTGCGTGCCTATTGTGCCGTATAGTATGGGGTTGGCGGCACGTGCCGCACACACCACGCACAAGGAGACACGCCATGAAGAACCGCTATGTCATCGCCACCGTGATTGGTGGAAATGCCCGCTACTTGACCAGCGAGCCAGGGCTGACCGACATGGACAACGAGCGGGCGACCGCCCGTTGGGCACGCCAGCTCAAGAACGCAGACCGGTACACCCGGGAGTGCGCGACTCAACTGGCTGGCATGCTGGCCCAGAACCTGACCGAGTGGGGCAGCCGCAAGATCTGCGTGGCGGAGATCCAGCCCAAATGACCCCCGAAGAAAAGGTGGCCCACTACAGAGCGGGCCGCTACACCTTTGAGGCCAGATACATCATCACCAGCGCAGGCTGGAGTGAAGATGACTGGATCAGATACATAGACGCCCACGGCGTTTGGAATCCTCAACCACCCAAGACCAGAGAGCTGCTTGGGCACACATGGGATCTTCAACCAAATGGAAACTATCGCAGAAGGGGTGCCAAGGTTGAATAGAGTCATCACATCCAAACAGCCATTGATCACTTCGGGTACAAGAGCTACCTGGAACTGGGAGTAGTGAAGTGAAGATCATCAAGGAGCGCACCTGGAACAGTGACCAGAGCTGGCACTACGAGAAGATCGTGGTGCACCCAGATGGTTTCCGGTTCCGTGTGCAGATCAAGCGCAACGCCTACGACACGCAGAGCTACGCACGGGTGTCTACGTGGACCACCGAAGAGGGGTGGGAAGTGGTCACCACGGATCCCATCGAGGTGTGCGCATGTGCGGGGATCAACTACGTGATGAAGAACGTGCGCAACGCGGACTTCAAGGCTGACGCAGAGCGCCTGCTTGACGTGGCGCAGGAAGTGGTGGCATGAGATTCAAGAGGGATACAGGCCATCACGGTCTGCGCTGCCGATTCGAGGTTGCGCTGTTGATCGACTGCTTGCCGGTCAATCTCAGCGTCAGCATGTGGCGCAGCCACGTGGATCATCTGGCGGTGGCCGTGGATGCTGGTGCAGACCAGGTGTCATCCATCAGGCTGATGGCCGGTGGTCATGAGTTCACAAAGGACGGCATGGATGCCGACACCGCCCCATATGGGATCTGGCACCGCAAGAACGACGAAGCGGACGAGCCGTACGGCCCCAACTTCTACATCTTCTTCAAGCGCACGCAAGCCCACCTGAGAATCGATCAGGACGCTCAGGGCGTCGTCGTGGTGTTCTGCGACAAGTAGAGCGTGCCCAGATGCGCTTGTTCTGGGTGGTGTGGTGCTACAATGGTGGCACGGGCGGCCAGGGCGGCCAGCCCCAGGAGACCACGCATGAACAACAGAACCATACCCGCGGACAGCAAGCTGCTGTGCTACCAGCGCAGTGGCAAGAACGGACTGGTAGCAGACCCCTGCAACCGCGACAACGGCGGACACATGTTTGACCACGTGATGGGGCTGTGCCGCGCAGAGAGCGACCAAGCCACCATGACCCGGGTCAGCTGGGGCCACGACGACGATGGGTTCATTCCCATGGTGCGGATGACCCTTGGGGACACCGCGTACTACCTGATGCCGGACTGCTACAGCCACGAACAGATCCAGGCAGCCCTGCTTGAGAAGCAAGATGCTTAGAACGACCAAGCACGGGAAAGCCTACTACGCGATGGCGGACTGGGCCGTGGCGGAGTGCCAGAGGGTGCTGGGGCGGGGATTCACCATCAGGATGGTGCTGGACCACGCGGATCTCTTGAACCGCCTGGGCCAGCGATACCACGACTGGTTGATCAACGATCACGACCGTGCCATGCCGCGTGCCCAACGACTGGCTGACGCACCCCCGGTGGAGATTGGGCCAGATCTGAACGGACGGTGGAACAGACTGCGGATGTACCGGGACCGCCTGCGCCGACTCCTCCTGAGCGCCAGCAACGTGGAGGTGGAGGCTGTGATGCAGACGTACACGCCCTATCATCGGCATACCAGGGAGCCCTTGGGACCGCCAGAGCAGCGCGTGAAGATCTTCAAGTTCTTCCTGTCCACACCCAAGGAAGGGAACCTGCCAGGGGATAACGTGCGACCGTACAGGTGGGAGCCGGGATACGTTGACCCGCAACGTAAGAGAATCCAACGGATCGGCTAAGAAAAGGGAAAATCTGCTTGTCCTCTGCGACCGTCCAGCCGTATAAGGTAGTGACCGAGGTAGATCTTCAACCACAACCTGGGGGGACCACCCATGACAAACGCCACGACCGAGACCAACCTGTTGCCCGACGTGCTGATGCGCCATGGCACTCGCGCACTCCAAGCCCAGACCGGTTACCAGCACGTCAACGTGTCATGCTACGGCGACATCCTCGTCGGCCATGGCTGGCGTGCAGCCAGGAATCCCTGGGAAGCCACGATGTGGTGCCCAGGCCCGATGGGACCGCTGTACGGCTACGATGCCTGGGCCAGGATCCAGATGATCATCAAGAACATTCGGCGCAGGCAGGAAGACGGTTCCCTGCCCGACTTCCTCAAGGACTCGGCGGTCCGGCCCGCCAAGACCTTGGGTGGGTGATCTCTCCCACTCGCAGCATGCCCCGCCGCCCCCTGATCAGGGACGGCGGGGCTTTTTGTGATCACAGGAGGCACTGATGCGTTGCTGGAACGAAAGCAATGATGATTCTGAACTGCGCGTATGCAGGAAACCGATGAGCCACGGACTGGTCTGGGCAATCGTTCTTGCTGGCGTAGGTGTCATCTTGCTGATCTGCTCCCTACTGGGCGTGCCGTGGTAGCCGTACAGGCTGACGTGGCGCACTCCGCCACTATCAGCCACCACTCTGCCGCGTCTGGCGTTGCGGGTGCGTGGCGGGCCATGTGGCAGCAGCCCCACGAGAGGGCGCAGGAGATAGGCCGTTGATTTGTAGCATCTGTTCCAACCAGCACATACCAGGAGAGGTGTGCCAGGATTATCTGGAACTGAAGGCCAAGCTGGCCCAGCTTGAGGCTCTCGTTACCTCAACACATGCGATTCCTCCAGAAATCCAGACTGTGCAGGAAGATCTGTCTTACCTCCGCAGACAGTTGCACATAGACCGATGGGATCTTATTCGTGACGGCATGGTCATCAGTCTATGCCAACAGTGCGATGCGAACGATGAACTGAGGGAGTTCTTGCAAACCTGCCTCGGCCCTGACGTCCACATCAATGTTGACTACACAGACCTGCATGATCATGAAGAGCCGATCATCCCTGTGTGTTTCGTTCACCGCCTACGTAATACCCTTCTGCTGCCTCACTCCACACGTCTACATCACCGCATCGAAGAGGGTCAGCTGGCGATCCATGATGCAGGTGACAGGACTGTCATGAATGTGATGGGGAAAGAGGTGAGATTCCACCGTCGCGAGCAGACGCCCTACGTGCAGGGACGAGGAACGCCAGTGCCAGGGACTCCATTCATGGAGCCAGGGACAAGAGCGGGGCCAGACGGTACGTAGAAACAGCCTGTCTCGCTGGTGTGGTGCTACCATTGTGTACGCAACCACGCGCCCGCGACAGGGCGCACAAGGAGACACGCAATGACCGAGAAGAAGTACACGGCCAAGCACGACGTCATCAACCCTGCGGACCCAACCCAGCGCACGACGGTGGAGTGGGCAGACGGCATCCGCTACTTCAAGATCACGCTCATCTGGGGCGTGGAGATCGAGTGCTGCGCCCAGCGTGTGCACTACAGCGACCCGATTGACGAGGCCGCTGCCAACGCCGTGCTGAAGGAGCTGGGACAGGACAGCTACACGGACATCATGGATGCCGTGGAAGCTGACGACGCCGAGGACTACGCTCTTGAGGAGTTGGGACGATGATTCGCTGGTACGCACCGGAAAGCGACGAACACGGTCGCTACACCTCCCTGATCTACGTAGGGAACGACCTGGGGACCGTCAGCAAGGGAGCCATGGGCTTTGACCCAGACAGTTCCGTCGAGCAGCAGTACCACATGGAGGTGACCACCCTCTTCGACAGCACGATGATTCTGCTGCGGGATGATGTGCGCCGAATCATGTACATGGGAGCGGTGGACAACGCCGACCCCGCACACGAGACCTACCTGGAGGTGCTGAACGCATGCTGATCTACTACGTGCAGGACATAGAGGGCGTGGTCGTCGGCGGTCACGTGGAAGCTGCGGACGTGGCAGACGCTGTCAAGATCGTCAGCGCCAGCCTGGAGGCCCGCAGCCCTGACTGTCTGGAGGTGCTGGGGCCGAACTGGATTGAGTGGTATCCGTTCCGGTGCTGCTCTCAGTTCTGGTTCTACGCCACCAAGCAGGGATGCTACAACTTCTTGGATGGGAAGGGCTGGGACTTCGAGGACTGCATCAAGTTCCCGCACGATGACGAACGCAACCGCACCATCGCGACACGTGATCAGGTGTTGAGCGCAGAGTGGAGTGCGTAGACAAGTAGGCGTCTTGTACGGAAACGCCGGTCTCACCTTGGTTTGTGCTACAATACGGTACGCAGGGGCCGCATTCCGCGGCCCCACCAACCAAGGAGACCACGCATGAAGACACAAGCGGGCAACTACCAACCATGGGCCACGATCTGTCTGTACACTGGCACAGGCACCGATCGCCAGCCCGGGCCGATCAGCGTACCGATCAAAGAGGCGCTGGAAAGCATTGAAGAAATGCTGCCCAGGCCCATGGCAGGCGACGAAGTCGTCGACATCGACGTAGACGTCATCCATGTGGCAGCCCCGGGCTGGCGAATCTCACTATTCCTCAGCGATGAGATGGGGACGAGGGAGATGGCCGCAGAGTGGGGCGACGAGGCCAACAGACTACACCTGATCGCTTGCAGGGGGCCGAACAATGACTGATCGCTACAAGGGACCGGCAGACATGGTCCCCACCCACCGGTACTCCTTCACTGGCAACGCCAGCGAGGAGTGGAGCGACCTCTTCCAATCTGCGTACCGCTACTGCCTGTGGGCCAAGGACTACGCGAAGTCCATGGGCTACCAAGATGACGACTATGTCATCAACTTCGAAGTGGGAGGATTCACCAAGCTCAAGCACTGTCACAGCCCGTACGAGGCTGACGGAAGCGAGTGCTGCGACTCCATCACCATTTGGGCACCCAACGGGTTCGACTCCACCATGTGGGGAGAGTTCGTCGGTCACGTACTCCACAAGGTGCCCTGCGGCTATCCCGACGGCAACCTGACGATCGCAGCGCCGGGCGGTGTGCTGAACGACGAAAAGGGACTGGTCTTCCACGTGTGGCACGACTAAGGAGCAAGACATGACCATCAAGAAAGCAGCCTGGGTCATCCTGGGCATCATCGCTGCGCTGTGCGTCTTTGGCGCGGGCTGGGCGTCGGCACACATCCCCACCACTCCTGACGTGGGCACGTTCGTCATGCACGACGGCATCTTGACTGACAGCAGATCAGGACACTGCTGGGTGCACGAGCGTGATGGAACGTGGCGGACTCTGGGTAAGCCAGGGAAGTGAGAGTGACGCTGGTCATCGTGGTGCGGGGCCAGACGGAAATCGTCAGCTCCGTGCACCTAAGTCCTCACGAGGCATTGATGACTGCGGACAAGTTGATACAGACCAGCGGTAGATGGATCAAACTACCGTGCGGAGTGGAAGTGTGGGATGGTCAGGGTGTTGAAGTCAAGACTCGCATCATGAAGGTAAGACGTTGACCAATCCAAACTGCGAAGAGTGTGGCGGAACGGGTGTGATGGAAGTAGATGGTGGGATGTTTGGAGAGATACCTGAAGAGCATCCGTGCAACTGCACACGGAAAGATCACAAATGGATCACAGTCAGGGAACGGGAAGCGACCAACATCGTCTGTGCCCACTGCAACGTCAGCCACTCGTCAGAGGACTCGTCTAAGCCCTGCAATCCCTGACAAGAGCGTTGTACGGAAACGCTGGTCTGCCTTGGCATGTGCTACAATACACTTGGCACGGCACGCGCAATCTTGCAGCGGGCCACGCCAGGAGACCACGCATGTCCACAATCAACACCGCAACCAACCCGGTCAACTGGTTGGAAGTCCGCGCTGATTCTGCGCGGGTCATCGCCATGGAGCGCTGCACGGAAGCGTGGCTGTTCCACAGCGCCACCATGCCCTGCGACAATCCGGTGGCGCGAGACTTCGTCACGGAGCACACCACGTACGAAGGACTCATGGAAGGCGGCACACTCGTCCTTCTGTGGTACGGCGCTGCGCCGGTCAATCACGTGGTGTCCGTAGGCATCATTCCCCCCGCAGACGCACGCTAAGGAGTCGTCATGTCATCAACATGCAAGTGTGGCGGCAAGCTCCTCCACAAGGACGAAAACCGATTCTGGTTCCGTGTCCAGTGCACGGTCTGCAAGGTCATCCGCAAGCAGCGGAAACGTCAATCCAAGGAGATCACGTCATGAACAAGTGGAGCGACCACTTTGACAACGATCGGGAGGCCGGTGGCGCTCCCGTCAAGACCGCCTACTCCATCATCGGCATGGCCATGCCCACCAACCCTGAGCGCGTGATGCTCATGGGCGGTCGTCTGCTGCGCGGGGAAGGACCCATGCAGGAAGACATCACGGACACCCTGGAGTGCATGAACGGGAACGCGTTCGTGGAGCGGCTGGGGTACGGCCTGGACGAGATTGGGTTGACGGAACACGGCGGCACGGCCCCGATCAGGGTCTACATGGCCCCAGGCGATGACGGCGGGTTCATCATCCTGGCATGATCTGCTTCAAGTGTCGTGTGCAAGATCAGTCTGCCACCCATGTGTGCCACAGGTGGGAAGAGGACGACTTAGCTGAGTGGAAGCCGAAAGACGGTGCCAAGTCTCGTCATGGTGTCATGTCAGGAGCAGTGGTGAGACTTATCACTCAGCAGAAGCACACAGACGGATCAACATGGTGGCAGACTGACCATCATGGAGTCAGGGTACCGGAGGCTGAACTCCACATCTGGGATTAGGCCAGTAGCATTGACACCCTCGATTGACAGTATCGTCAGCTGAACAGTCGCCAACGACACGACCATAGGAAGACTTCATCTCTGTTCACAGATTCGTTCCCTACATAGGGGATAGGGGACCGAAAGACAGCTGAAGACTGACCACCACCCCCAGACGAAGAAGTGAAAGACACTGAGACCGATAGGTGCTCCAAGGGCCTACCTCCCTCTACCCCTGAGCCAGACCACAGAGAGACCAAGAGAGACAAGATAGAGCACCAGAGAGTACATACTCCGTCTTGGAGTGAGATACGAGCGAGAGAGATTTTGCCTGTCTCATCTCTCTATTTCAGTCGTCCTTAGACGGATCCCGGCGTAGATCAGTACGGATCCGCATATTCTTGGCATCTCGTTAGCCAGAAAAGTTCCTGTCTTATCCGGATCTCCGGAACAGATACAGATCTTGACACGGAAATAGATCTGGATCTGCATAGACAGAAAGATAACGAGAGATACGGATCCGCATAGATCAAGATCCTTTTGTCTACTTTTGCCTACCCTCGAGACACCCTCTCGACGGATAGACGGAAGTCACGGACCACAGATGTGCCCAGGAAGGTACTTCCCCTGCCCGTTCCGCACAGACGTGACCAGACTGACGCACTGCTGTGGGTAGGCCCATATATTCTTGGTGCCTTCTTGTGCGTTCTTAGCCCCTATCCTGCCCAGACGTGTTGCCTGCGGCCACCAGCGCCCACCACCTGGTCTGTGGTGGATCACAAGCCATCAAAATCTCGTATCTCCAGAAGACTACAGATAGCGTGGGGTTCTGCAGATGAATCCGGATATCTACTTCTTGGGCTTCTACGGCATCTAACACGGAAGCTGTGGGGTATGTGGCACGTGTGCCGTATAATAGGGTACACACGCAACCAGTGGCACACGTGCCACATAACCAAGGAGCACACGCATGTCAATCAACAACAACCTTACCCAACACCAACTCTTCCAGCTTGGCTACGCAGCCGCGCCGGAAGGGTGCAAGGAAGTCATCCGTAACGCAGAGCTGCTGAAGGCGCGAGGCAACAAGCACACGCTGGCCCTGATGGCAGACGGCCAGCACGCGCTGGCCACACGGATGGGCGCAGAGCGGGACCAGTGCTGGCAGGCTGTGCGGCACATGGTCATCACCCAAGACTGGAGCAATCTGGCAGGCAACCGCTACACACGGTAGTCATCCCAAAGGGGTGGGGCAGCCCACCCCTCCTGACCACACAAGGAGTGTTGCTACTAATGGATCTCCGAAATATCCCTCTGTTAGCTCAGACAGAGGAAGCATGGCAAGCCCACCTTCGAATGATGGATGAGTTGCTTTTAGAGGTTGAAAGCGCAGTCCGAGCTATAGACCGCGCTGATAAGGTGGTTCATACCCGCCTGGAGCAGCTGAGCAAGGAGGAGTTGACATGATGCCATTCATCGTGGCAGTGATCGTGGGAGTGATCCTGGGTGCGGGATTGTGCGTGATAGACACACGCATCGGATCGGAGTACGACGCATGAACAGCAAGATCTTGAGCGGATGCGTGGTGGCAGGTCTACTCTTGGCCATGCTGGCCACGGAGTACAGATGGGCAGCGATGGTGGTCACAGGTCTGTGGTGCACGGCTGCGCTGGCCATCCTGATCGCTGCCGGGCTGTACGTGGCAGACAAGGAACAGGCGGAGAGAGGCATACAGAGCACAGATCAGTACCAGGATCTGTAGCAGACAAACAAAGACAGCGTGTGACTCCTACGGAGGTGAGGATTTGCGCCTTGGATGGGCGTACGTTCTCACCTCCATCTTAGCCACCTTTGGTCTAGAGGTGAATTCGTTAGCCAGAAAAGTTCGTGTCTTATCTAGATATCCAGACTGAGAGACTGAGAGAGACTGAGAGACTCTCGAACAATCCGAAAAACGTCTGTCTTGTCTGGGCTGGGAGAGCTGCGGCATTTTGCCGCAGCAGTGCGGCATTCTGCCGCACCCTACATCTTGTGGTGCGGCATTCTGCCACACCAGTGCGGCATTTTGCCGCGGCACGTATGGCACGGGATTTGTTTCGGCACGGGATTTGTTTCGGCACGGGATTTGTTTCGGCACGGCACGTGCCATGGCACGGGATTTGTTTCGGCACGGCACGTGCCATGGCACGGCATGTGCTACGCGCGGGTGGTGCTAAAGAGAAACGGCATAATCCGGGTGTCCACTTTTGAGGACACGGGTGTCCACTTTTGGGGAATGGCACAAGTGCCTGCCACGGCGGCACTTATGGCATGGCACGTAGGAATTGAGGGTATTGAGTGTCCTCTTTTGAGGACACCCGGGTTTGTATGCAACGTCCGTGCCACAAGCGGCACAAAGTATTTTTCTGGCATAAGCGTATGGCATATATAGACTTATGGCATGGCACGTATGGTCCGTCCGTCCGTCCGTCCATCTGGCACGGCCGTTGCTCTATGATGGGTGTCGGTGGCACAAAGCCAGGGCGCAAGGCCCGTCGACCCCGAATAGGGTTTACAGTTTACGTCCGCACCATATGGCGCGGACATGCATGCAAGTAGCAGGCACGGATCGCACGCACACGCCATCGCCAACCGGGGAACCGGGACCACTCGCCATGGCATGCCACTCGGGTTCCGGTACTACTTGCATGCATGTCCGTGCCGTACGGTGTGGGCATTTCAACGCAACACGCAAACGATAGGAGACACGCAACATGACACGCAAAAAGAACACGGACAAGGCGGCCCCGGTGGTCGAAGCGGCGGCCCCGGTGGTCGAAGCGGCGGCCCCGGAAGCGGCGGCACCCACGGCACCCACGGCGGCCCCGGTGGCGGCCCCGGTGGACGCGGCCCCCACGGTCCGCCCCATCACGTGGGACGATGACGCGGCCCCGCCCACCATGGCGGACCTTCGGACGGCGGCCAGTGCCGTCCGCACGGGTTCGGCGGGCTGGTGGTACATGCACGCGCCGGACGGCAAGTTCGGCAACGGTGGCAAGCGGTACACCCACCGTCTGGCCATCGTGGACGGCATCGGCGATGCCCTTCCGGACGGTACGCGCCCCATCAACGGCGTGCGCTTCGTCGGGTTGACCTTCGACGCGGACGGCACGGTTGACCCGGCCGGGTGCGCTTCGTGGGTGCCCTCGACACGCGACCCGGCCCATGCGCCCATGGTCAAGGCGGACGGTCGCACGGTGGCGGGTTTGCCCTCCACGGCGGGCAACGGTGGCCCCGCCCCGCAGTGCGCGGACACCCGGGGCGCGCGCATCACGCTGCACCCCAACGTGGACGCGGACGGCACCCCGACCATGGTGGTGTCCGGTGCCAAGGGGGGCGCGTACAGTCTCTCCGGCATCGTGGACGCGGACGGCACCCCGCTGGCACTGTGAAGGCGGTAGCGGCGGCCCTGCTTCTGGCATGGGCCGCCGCCCTCATCGGGGCCGGGGCCGCCATGGCCCGTGCCATGGTGGCCGTGGCACGTGACCCCGACCCTGACACGGACGGCGCCCCGTAAGGGGTGTGCAATCCTGCCACACCCCCACCTGTAGGGGGTGTGGCATCCTGCCACGGCACGGCGGCGGCACGGCACACCACAACATATGGTGTGTAAAGTTTGGTTTACCTACGACATTTTGTACCCCCCCCGGGGGTGCTTGCCGAGAGCGGCCAAGCTCATGACATTGAAGCCTCAAGCATCGAGAACCCGTTCGTGAGAGGTATGGTAGTGAACAAACCCCATCGGTGTTACTCGAAGAGATGACTGGTTACAGAGGTCATCTCAACCCGCCAGACCGGCAACAGACCAGAACAAACCCGAAAGGGCACATCGGCACCCAAAAACTCGTACTTCGTAGCAGCGGCCAGCCACCGCACTCCAATCATGGCACAGGCGGCTTCGCCTCCCTGAACGCTGGTACGTTGGATAGGGGCCGCGTTTCAAAAATCTCGTAGGGGGTAAGATGGACGCAGTAGAGGTTGAACTGACACCCGAAAATCAGCGAAGGCTGGACGGGGGTTTCACGTATCACGGCATTGACGGGTGGAAGGCTCCTGACTTCGCAGTGGCGCTGGTTGGTGCGTGGCCCGCTGTGCTGAAGATCGATGCGTATCTTGATGCGCTGAAGGGTGCTTTTGACAAAGGGCGCCGTGGACTCATTCCCATCACTCAGGGCAGCTCGTGGGAGATGAATTTCAATGACGGGGCAGAGATGGCCGCCAAGGCCGTTGAGCGTCAGGAGGGCGTAGAGCCCAACACACGTGACGCCTACGCCCGCGTGTGCCGAGGCGTGAAGAAGGGCGCCAAGGCTGGTGAGCAGAGCGTGGGTCGCGTGCCCAGTGGCATGCTGAAAGCCATCATGGACGTCAAGTACGATGACGGCTTGGAGGCTGCGGCGGTGATTGCGCAGGGAGCTGACTACGAAGACAGCGATGACTGCGCCGAGCAGATACGGCGGCTGAAGAAGAACGCCCCCATCCCCAACCACCCTGATCAGCTGGACCTGCCCTTCAGCGATGGGCACGTGGCGGTGCCTGACGATGAGTGTTGAAGAGCAAGTGATGGAATACGAAGGCAGGGACAGACTTGAGCGATTTGCGCTCAAGCACAAGCTGGCGATTGAGCTGGAAGGCGAGGTCGGCTTCGGGCGTGAGTGCGTTGGGCTGACGCACGGCAACAACTACATCGGCTATCACCCATGGGTGTACAAGCAGAACGGAACGCTGCACCCGGACCTGGTGGAGCACCCCGATCCCAAGATCATGGACCCGCGCCTGAAACCGCCGAAGGGTTACGCCCCGGATGCCTATCATAAGCACACATGCGTCTGCGTCTTGGGCCGCAGCCCTGATGCCATCGCTCAACTGGTGGCGTGGGCAGACTACTACGAAGAGCTGGGCGTGGAGGCCGTGGACTACGAGACCGGCGCTACCGGCTTGCAGGCCATGATGACCGGCGTGCTGGGCAAAGCCTTCGCCGTACTGGAGCTTGAGTGATGAAACAGTATCTTGATGCCCTTGGGCAAATCATGGACGGCGGTCACGACAAAGGTGATCGCACAGGTACCGGTACACGTAGCGTCTTCGGCATGCAGATGAGGTTCGATTGCAGCGGACCGAATCTGCCGGTGGTGACCACCAAGAAGCTGTTCCTGCGCGGCGTCATTCACGAGCTGCTGTGGATCATTTCCGGTAGCACGAACATCAAATACCTCGTTGACAACGACGTGCACATCTGGGATGAGTGGGCTGACAAGAACGGCGATCTTGGCCCGGTGTACGGCAAGCAGTGGCGGAAGTGGGAGGGGCAGATTGATCGAGTAGCAATCAATGAACAGCCTGATCCGGGAGAGCCACCGATACTGCTTGGCTACAAACAGATTGATCAGCTGAAGGATGTCATTGAGCGCATCAAGACCAACCCCGACTGCCGCCGCCTGATCGTTACGGCTTGGAACCCACCGGACATCGAATCTGCCACGCTGCCGCCCTGTCACTGCTTCTTCCAGTTCTGGGTGTGCGATGGGCGCATCAGCCTTCAGATCTACCAGCGGTCGTGCGACATGTTCCTGGGTGTGCCGTTCAACATCTTCAGCTACTCGCTGCTGCTCAGGATGGTGGCGCAGGTGACTGGCTTGCTGCCCGGAGACTTCATCTGGACCGGCGGTGACTGTCACATTTACAAGAATCACTTCAAGCAGGTTGAGCTGCAACTGGAGCGAACGCCCATGGGAGGCCCGGCCATCTGCCTCAACCCCGAGGTGCGCAACATTGACGACTTCACGTTTAGTGACATAGACGTGGTTGGCTACAAGAGCCATCCCGCTATCAAGGCACCTGTGTCCGTGTGAGGTGAATCATGAGCGACCCGATAACTGACCCGAAGAAGCTCTTTGCGCAGACGCACGGCCCCGCGAAATGTCGGGGCCGCACTTGTATCATCCACAGCCCCACTGAACACCACATGCGCGAGTGGCCGGTGCTGCTTCGGGACAGCGGTTTGATCGAACGCACGTGCAAACACGGCGTGAGCCACCCTGACCCTGACATCCTCCCTTGGTTGGAGATCCTCGGGATGGAGGGCATGGGCGTACATGGCTGTGATGGCTGTTGTGACCCAGACGAGATCACCGAGGTACTTCCAAAGGACTGGCAGCTTGACTTGGATAACGATTCAGCAGCGCCACACAACATTGACTGAACTCAAAGGCGAAGTCACCATCACGACACACGATCATGCCAAGGCTCACAAGCTGGTGCAGGCGTTGCGGATCCTCGGAGGTGGTGTCGTAACCCGTGCGCTCACAAAACTGGGCGTCCCGGCTGGTTCTCACATCAGCGGATGGAAGACTGAGCACGAGCACCAAGATTTCCAGGTGATGGGCCAAGAAGAACCTCAACAAATACCCGGATGCATTCATATCACGGTTGAGTGGCAAAAAAGCCTCGCCGCACCTGAAAATGCGCGGGTCTGGTAAAAACGGGCCTGTGTCTCGCCGTTTCTCGCCCTTCAACAACTTTTGTGGGCCATAGCATTACCTGCCGGGGCGCAGGAGAACGCCCAGCACACGCTAAATGAGCAAAAAACGGGTGAAAATGGCCGAAAACCGGGTAACTCCACGAAGAATTGTCATGTGTACCCGCCATGGCTGCTGTCGGCGGTTCCTTTTGCCCGTCACACACTACGTAGGCCGTTGCCCCCACTGTTTCACCATTGTGCGCCCGGAAATACTGCCCGACCACGCGCAAAGAATCCCTTCCCGGTTCGTATGGTTTATGATAGGCGCGTGCTGTCTCATGGCCGTGTTGGTCGCAGGGACATGGCTCGCCAGAACAGTGGGGTAACCCATGAAACTTTCCTGCAAGCAGGACATGGCCGTGAAGGCATGTGTCCGTCTCGTTGAGTTCTATCCCAAGATGAGCAGCACCGAACAGGTAGCTGAGCTCGAGGTCTTCTCAGAAGCGCATCTTGGCCGGGTTTTTCGCCGTCTCGCCGTGGCGGGAATCGTGGAACTGGTGAGAGGCCGGAAAGGCGGTGTCAGGCTTGCGAAAGCGCCCGAAAAGGTGAATCTGGCCGAAATCATCCGCGCAATCGCCGATGACGCCATGATTGAAGCGAATGGGGGCAATCGGGGCCAAAAACGGCTGAAGGGGCTGTTCGATGTGCTCCAGGGCCGCCTGATGGCCGGGTTGGCGCAGGTGACCCTACAAGAGGTTGCTTCAAAAGATCTAATCCGCGTATAGGGCGATAGGGGGTGCCCGCGGAGGCCCGTACCTTCAACTTCTATTCCCATTCCCTTCTTCTTCGCGTGGTAGCCTCAGCGTTGCCGCGCATCCCGTTGATTCCCTGCGGGCCGAGATGTGCGGGTGCCCCCGCCTTTTCTCCAGGCCACGAACGCGGCGGGACCGTATAGTGCTATGATGGGGAGGGGCCTCGGCCCTTCTCGCGCTTCCCTGGCGCAACTTCCTGTAGCCCACGCTTCCGCCGCCTGTCGATGCTGGCCCGTCGACAGGCGGTCTTTTTTGTGCCTGTCGTATGTATGGCGTGCGGTGCAGTACGATTGGCTGAATTTTTTGATTGTGCGGATTGTCTGGGGTGCACGCCCCAGGGAACGCCAACACGACTGCATTGCAAGAATCTTCTCAACCCTTGTGCGCTGGCGCGTTCAGGGGTTCTTTAGTGAGTGACCATGAGAACGCTACTGATCGCCCTTCTGCTGGCCGCCACTGCCACCGCGCAGGCCCCGAACATCATCGAGGAGGACTTGGGCACCGTCTTCCCCCTGACCAACTTCAGCATGACGGGGTACATGAACGCCCCATTCGGTGAGCACGACGCACCCATCTGTCCCGTCTTTGCGAAGAACGGAAAGGTGGAAGTCCATCTACCGGCACAGTACCCGCCGTACTTCGGAATCCCTGAATTGACGGCTTGTGTGCATTACGTCAGTGCTTGGCCCATTCCAGACGCCGGACAGCGCGGGATGGAGTTCAAGAAGGATGCTCAGGGCAAGGTGGTTGGCATTCGAGACCCGAATCCGGTCGCATGGGCACTCCCTCGCACTCACACTCTGTGGGGCTTTTGGGGCGGCCAGATGCCTATTTTTCGAAATGTCTTCGACGCGACCAACATGGAGACGGTTTTGCTGATCAACATCAAGCGTTGGAAGCAAATCGTTCCCTATCCGCCTCAGCTGGTTGGAAATTCGTTCGCGATTCAGTGCTTCGTCATTTTCACGGATGCGTCGGGCACGAAACGGGGTTTCACCACCCTACCGGCCACGGTCCGCTTGTAGGGGCTCGTATACCTGGGGGCCAAAGCACAAAAGCACCTTGAACCAGTTAGCGACCGCCCTACGACACATGAATCTCTATTGCATAGCGGTTTTGGTTCAAATCACTCTAAGTACCGCAAATGCGCCTTACATCAAAGAAACCCAGGTATCGACAGCGGCGTAAGGACTTAGAAGCCCCAGTCTGCATAGCGCATAGCCCTACATCATAAAAAACCAACTCGTCGAGCGAGCGCCTTACCAGACAGAAACCCTGCGAAACAGCGCGCCAAGATGAACATCAACCTTGCAGACTACAGCGACGCAGAACAGTGGTTTCCGGGCCGTTTTTGGGCGCATAGTGGCATAGGCGGCAACTGGGCCGCCAAGGAGAAGCGAAAATGACCGCATCGATACTGACCGTTGCCCAGGACGTGGAGGCCACTTTCGGTGCTCTTGCTGTGGGTCAATACGGTTTCTACTACTTGCCGAACGGCAAGGACAGCCTCTTGGCCAACAACAGCGTGCATGACTTCAAGTGCATGCTGAGCGGTGATGAGGCCGACTTCATCGAGAGCAACATCCACCGCCGCCGCGAGTGTCGCGGCATTTGCCTGAGTGGCCTGGAGTCCGGTCTGTCATGGCACTACTGCTATGAGCCCGGCAAGCGACTGAAGATCGGCTGTCTGGTCATGCTCGGCGCCGTGGTGCGTGAGTTTGAGCGGTACATCACCGACAACTACAACGCCCCGTAGAGGATTCTCAACCGTATGGTAGGATAGGCCGTGCTGCGCCGCACACGCCGCACGGCCTTCAACTATGATCGAGTCAGCATTCGCATGGATCACAGACTTTGTGATGTGGCTGGCGAGCTTAGTCCCTCGCTGGCGATTCACTCGATCTACGCATGAGGGGGTGGCGTATCTGCTCGGCAAGTACGTGCGCCACTGGAAGGCAGGGGCACATTTCTACTGGCCGCCCATTACTGACTTTGACGAGATTCCCGTGGTCCGGCAGACCATGGACTTGCCAGAGCAGACCATCACCACGAAAGACCTCAAAACGGTTTTGGCCAGTGCGGTCATCACATACCGCATCTCGGATGTCGTTGTCGCGTTATCTCAGCAATGGGACTATGAAGACACCATCAGAGACCTTTCACAAGCCGCTCTCCGTGACTACGTGTGTGAGCGTGAGTTCGAAGCCATCGCAACCCAGAGACGCCACTCTGGCAAACAGATGGCCACAATGGCCAATGATGAACTCAAAGAGTGGGGTGTTGAGGTAATCAACATGAGACTCCAAGAGTTCGCGATTACCAAAGCCGTCAGCCTCCACGGACAAGGTGGAGGCTACGTGCCTGATGATGAGGAAGAAGAATGATTCGTACGCTTTGTGTCATGCTGTCTCTCATGTGTGGGCTTGGTGCGGGCCAAACCCCGCCTCCGGCGCCCCTGCCCAATCTGAGCGGCCTCACAGTGCCCACTAACCCACCAGCGGCCACACCGGCCGACATGGCCCACCTGGTCCTTCCGACGCCGACCAGCACGTCCCACACCTTCCAGGCTTTCAATGCGACGTATGCCGCTCTGGCAGACATCCCGCTCGGCAGTCTGGCAGGCCCCACCAAGTGGACCAACACCGGATACCCGCCTCAACTGCATGCGCCAGGTCACCCGAACGCCGGACAGCCGGTCTATGCCGTTCCTGCGAAATGGATGCCTTCCATCGGCCGAGGGTACTTCGGAAGGGCGTGGACGGGTAACATCCGTGATCTTTCAACCGGGTTGCTGGTTTCTGCCAGCCTTCCGCGCCGAATCGGCTTCACAATCTCAAACTCGATGGGACAGAACATTCTCTTCGGGTTGCCGTCAAAGTGGTCAGACTTCGATCAGGTTCACATGTACTACGCCCCGATTGACATGAACACGCTGCCGTCGCGTAATGTGACGATAACGGAGCTCATGAATCCATTCAGGGGTGATCAGCGCCTTGAGATGCTGACATACAACCCGACCACCTTCGGATGGTGGGCGAAGACATGGCCCATGATGAAGTTCGAGACCACCAGGGCTCAATGGTCCCGCGTCCCTGACTTCATGGGCCGTCAGACCAAACACATGGACATGTGGGTTGAACTGAGCGATGCGGGTTACAACGCTCTCAAGGGCAAGTCCATGGCATTTCAGCCGTTTGTGGTGTATGGCACCAACGCAACATGGCTCGGGGCTGCTCTGGGTGTCCCATTTTCGATCTACGTACCAGAAGGGCAGTGATGATCAGCTTGGATCAACTTAGCTTCAGTATCATGGCGGTTTGTTCGGTCAGGTACGCCCTGGGCAAAGAAACCGTTGAAGTGAAGGATATCGCCGAAATCGTACTGGCCAACCTCCAATACCTGGAGGCAGACGATCTCGAGGGTATGATCCACGACATCTGCAACTCACCGCGCAGCCATGGCGCTGGTGAGATGACCTGGAAGGCTTTCTGCAAGCGGCTGTCGGAGCAGCTTGCCAGCCTTGACACGAACGGTTTTCGGCGGTGTGTCTCGAAACTGGCGGAGAGATGGGTCTGAAAAGCGTATAACTCCTTGTCAGGAAAAGGCCCGCCACCTGATGGCCAAGAAAAGCACCAAGAAATCTGCAGAGCCAGAGGCAGTGCAACAAGCGTGGAAACGCTACAAGTCCAGAGGTGCAAAGGGGGGACGGCAAGAGGATAGGGACATCATTGTTGGCCAGTACATGCAGCTCGTTCGCTACGCTGCGAACCATGCCTGGAAGACGCTGCCGAACAACATTGATGTTGAAGACCTGGTATCCACTGGGTTTTTTGGTCTTTTGGACGCGATTGAGGGTTTTGACCTCTCGCGCAAGATCAAGTTCAAGACCTACTGCATGATGCGCATTCGTGGCGCCATGCTTGACGGCCTTCGCCGAGAGGATTGGATACCCCGCCTCGTTCGCTTGAAGGCCAGCCAGCACCGCAAAGCCGCCAAGAACGTGATGGCCCGCACTGGCTTACCGCCAACCCAAGAAGAAATGGCTGACGAGCTCGGTCTCACCGAGATTGAGTATGCCAAGTTCAAAAAGGCGATGGGGGTCATTCATGTCTACCCCCTGTCAGACAAGTTTGAGGCTGGCACCAGCGGCGAAGGCGTTGATAAGATTGATGTCATCGCCGATCCCAAGTCTGCTGAACCCATTGTTGAGCTTGAATCTGCTGATGCTGTAGTGCACATCATGCGGTGCTTGACAGCGCGTGAGAAGCGCATTGTGATGATGTACTACTACATGGGCTTCACGATGAAGCAGATCTCGGAAGCCTTGGATCTCACTGAATCTCGCGTTTGCCAGATACACTCAGCCTTCATTGAGCGGTTGAGGTGCATGATTGAAAGAGACGGGCTTGACAATGCCGAAATACCGCAAGGGCGAAATGATGACGCGGTGGGGGTCTGTCGGGCTGTTTTGCGTGACCTCAAATGGCGTGGTGAAGAACGACGGCGATCTGGTAATGGGAAGAGGAATGGCCGCTTTACTGAAAAAGAAGTGGCCGCAATCCGCAACCCTGGCGGGAGAGAAGGCGACGGCGTGGTACAAGGCTGAGAACAACAAAGCCTACAACCTCATCTACCTTCAGCACCCAGATCAGCTTGTCGGTCTGTTTCAGACCAAACTCCACTTCTCACACCGCGCCCGCTTCGATCTCATCTACTGGGGCCTGCACTACCTCAAGAAGTGGGCCACCGCTTACCCTGACAGCATTGCGTGCATCAACTTCCCTGGAGTTGGCCTCGGGGGCCTTTACCCCGATGAAGTGGCCCTTTTGCTCAGGGTGCTGCCCAAGAACGTGGAAGTCTGGTCTCGGGGTGAAAAAAGCGTAGAGAGCGTTATTCTGGGCGAGTAGCGCAGATGGGCGTGTCTGGTGGCACGTGTGCCGTATAAGGGTGCAGGCACAAAACCAAAGGCACAACATGCAAAACCCTCGCGCAAAGTACAAGGAACTGGCCGATTTGGCCGAGATCCCCACCACAGGCGGCGTCATGCTCAAGATGGGCGTTGACGTTTGTCTCTCGCCCACCTGCCCGAACGCGCCGAAAGAGCAGCCGGAAGCCGTCGAAGAGGAGTCCAAGTGGCGTCCCGAGCGCCGTGGGCTCTGTCGTGCTTGCTACGCGGCCATGATTCGAGACAAGCCTGAAACCGGCCCTGAGAGCTTCATCCCCTTCGAGAACGAAGGCCGGTGCCTTCCTCGCAACTTCGGCGGCAACAAGCCCCCAATCCGCAAGGCACGCACGCCTGTCACGCCAGCATGGATGCAGGTGGCCTTGGGCACTGCCGCAGCCGTCCCGGCCGAGATGGCGGCTCCGGCGCCCGCTCCGGCGCCCGCTCCGGCGCCCACGGTCCCGATCGACTTCAGCGGCGACGCGGCCGAGTCCACAGCGGGCGGGGATGACCTGGACCGGCTGTTGAACACCGAAGTGGGCGAGTAGTACATGCCGACAAAGACAACCAAGAAAACCGCCAAGAAGGCGCGAAAGAAGCGTACGCCCAAGGTCAAGCACGACCCGGTGTACGATCGCAATCTCCTCAAGCAGCTCGTGAGAACGTGCTATGACCTTCAGGAGAAGAGGATGGCCCATGGGCAGCGCCAGAAGGCCCTTGCCCACCGTGGAATGCCAGAGCTCAACGAAAGCGACACAGGCGCCTTCGCCGAAATCTTCGGCGGCTTCAAAGACGTTGAAAGGCTCATCGAGAAGCAGATCCATAAGGTGCTGAAGAGGTTCCCAATCTGGACCAAGTGGTTGGACGAAGTCACAGGTGTTGGCCCAATGATGGGCGGCATCATCGTGAGCAAGTTCGACCCCTACGACGCACCAGCCCCTGAAGGCTACGGGGTTGAACACGCTGGTGCCTATGAAGGCAAGTACCTGTTCCGTGAGTGCATTGACAAGGAGAAGGACACCTGGAATGTTGAGGAGCGCGAGTGCATCATGCGCCAGCGCACCGTCAGCCAGTTTTGGGCGTACTCCGGACTCCACACCATCGAGGTCGATGACAAGGAGGGTGGCAGGAAGCGTGTGGCGGCGCGGCAGGTAGCTGGGAAGCAGGGCAACTACGAGACATGGCTCAGGGCCAAGCTGTTGGGTGTCCTGGGTGACATCATGATCAAGGGAGGCAGCCCGTACAAGAGGTACTACGACGAATGCAAGAAGCGTCGTATAGCCATGGGCTGGGGCACGACCGACATGCACCGGCACAAGGACGCCAAGCGGCACATGATGAAGTGTTTCATCATGGACCTCTACGTGCAGTGGCGTACGGTGCTTGACCTTCCGGTCAGGGCACCGTACGCCCTTGCAAAGATGGGGTTGTCCCCGGCGCAAGCGTTCCATGTAGAGGAACACCCAGGGTGGAACAGAAAGGACGCCGCTGAGGCGGCAGCAGCAGCAAATGGATGAACCACAAGTCACTGGCCCGAAGAATGCCGTCGAGGCCAAGAACCTTGTCGCCAACCTGCTCATCTTCAAGCTGGACGGCGTCGAGCAGGAACTGAACACCGACATCTGGACACCTGGGCAGCTCAACCGCCTGCGCCGCGCCCGCGATGATGTCAAGGCACGGCTCGAGAAGCTGATCAAGCCGCATCCCGGCGCGGCCCCCGGAGAATAGCGCAATATCCCCCGCGCAAGTCCGCGTAAGTTGCGGGTTTGTGCTGGGAAGCGTTTAGTACCATGGAAGGCGTCTCACAAGAGATCCTACCCTTCGAAGGCTACACAGGCTATCGGCACTGGTCCAAGGATCTTGCCTCTGGCACCAGTGAGCTGGAGAGGATTTACGCAGCAGGCATTGCTGACTTGGCTTCCGTCAACGTCTTTGTGGACTTGGTAGGGGCCAGAGGGCTTTGGATCTATCTTATGTTCCCCCCGTCGAGGCTTAGGGACGACCAACAAGCCCAACTGATTGAATACGAGTACACCTCATGCACTATCAATGATGCAACGCAGGTGGCTTTGAACGCACTTGCAGGGGCCTACACGGCTGTGATTGGCAAAGCAACGCCTGCCGACCTCCAAACACTGGAGCAACGGCAGGATGGCAACGCCCAAGAAACTGACGTGGCAGGATGCGGTGAGGTGGCTGAAGGCAGCCACGGAACATCTCCGTAGGGTCGGCCTCCACCCAACCCTGACCAACTACCGCATCGCACTCACGTATCTCAAGTCCCCGTTCAAATCGGAGGACTGCCTCGAAGACTTTGGAGTTTCGTTCGAGGCTGTGCGCCACGCCCTACAGACGGGTAGTAGACTCCCAACCCCACGCAAAAAGACGGCTGCGATTGCGCCCCGCATTTCGCATGAGAGCGGAATGGAAGTAATCACCAAACCCCCGGGATTTGAGGATGAAAAGGACTGGGCCATGATGGCCAAGGGTGCGCAGCGGTACAAAGAGCAGCACGAGCAGAGCATGTCTCGTAGCGTGCGGCTGCCGGGCAAGGGGCCAGTGGGCATGATCCTAATCGGGGATGCCCACATCGGCGGCAAGGGCGTAGACTATGATCGGCTGATGAAAGTCGCCGACATGGCCAACAGCAACCCAAACGTGTTCTGTCTGCAAATCGGTGACCTCATCGACAGCATGATCTGGAACAAAGTCAAGGTCGAGCGGTGGAAGACCCCACTTGACATCCCCGGCGAGCTGCGCATGGGCGCTCACTGGCTGGCCAAAGTGGTTCCCAAGTGCGTCGGCATCGTGGGCGGCAACCATGACACCGTGAGCTACAAGATGACCGGGTATGCTCACATCGACGCCGTGCTACAAATGGTGGGGAACAAGATTCCCTACAACCCGCACCAGTTGAATCTTACACTGTTTGTGGGTGAACAGCCGTACGTAGTGGTACTACGGCACAAGGTCCCCGGCAAGTCCCAGTTCAGGGCAACGCACGGGGCGGCCAAGTGGTTCCGATGGGCGCCTCTTGATGCAGACATGATGATTGCCGGGCACATCCATGTGTCAGGCATTCAGCCGGTAGACCTCGCAGGTAAAAGGAGATGGGCGGTCCAGCTCGGTGCGTACAAAATCGTTGATGAGTACGCAGATGAGCATGGGTTCCTGCACGACTGCCAAACCCCAGATGCTTTCGCCATATTCCACCCTGACCGCAAGCACATCCAGTGCTTCGAGGATATCGATGAAGGACTCAGACACCTCGGAACCTATTACCAATGAGGTAGAGGAGGGCATTCCGTACGAACTCATCGAGTCAGTGTGCGATAGGTACCAGGAGCTCGACGAGTGGGAGAACTTCAGTCTTTGGACCATCAGATACATGAACGGCGACTGTGAGATCATTGCAGCACGCACCAAGCCGTCGTTCAACGAACACTACGAATGCGACAATCACGGCGATATCATACCGAAAATGGTAGAAGTTGGACAACCGCCATTTGAAGCGGACGTTCGTATAGATCTCGTCGTATCTGTAAAGCGGTTGTTCCTGCGTCGCAGTAGGAGCAAGATCATCCTGGAGGACCGACGCGATGGCAACCAAGAAGAAGACTGACCCTTGCGGGGCTTGCAAGCGCGAGATGACAGTTGACCCTGGCCGTGAAGCCTGCACGCATGCTTGCATGTGTAGCAAGGATCTGATCAGGGAGTACGCGGAGAAGGAAGGCACCGTCACCAACAAGGTCACAGCCTGCCCCATCTGCTACGAACGGTTCAGCTCTGTGGTGGTGCCAAGCTCCAACCCCATGCCACAGAGGCAAAAGAGACCAGCGGCCCGGGCTGTCGACGCCACCAAGGAAGGCAAGCCGACCGTGAATGATGCTGGGATTGTAACAGTTCCCAGCCCCAGGATTCGGTAGGTGGCATCACGCCCAGGAGCTGAGGGTGCGAGCCCCCCGCCAGAGGTTCTCCCGGTCAGTCCGGTTGTAGAACCAGCGGTCAAACCGCGGAGCCAAATGGAGCAGGTTGTCAAGATCTGCTCCGAAGACTGCACCTTCATCAAGCACGCCGGGCGGGGCAAGCCCAAGGGCTGCGAGTGGTTCCAGCGCAAGCAGGTCAAATACAAAGACCCTTGCAAGCACGACCTTGAGATGATCAATGGCTTCGTGCAGGCCCACAAAGACGGCAACCTTGACCACGTGAAGGAAACGGTCGGCGGAGTGGTGGGCTCCATGATGCTCAAGCTGTACGAGATGCTTGCCATCATCGGTGACCAGGGAATGATCCACAAGGAGCCTATCCTTGATGGCAAGGGCATGGTCATCATGCTTGATGGCGAGGTGGCCTTCAGGTTGGTAGAGCACCCGCTCCTGACCAAAGTGGTCACTATGGCCCGTGCTATCGGCTTCGATCTCAGCAAGTTCAAGCTGACCCCCGGGGCCTCCGGGGATGCTCCAAAGGCGGCAGGCAACATCCTGTTGCATACTGAGGGGCCAGTGACCCTCCAACAGATTGTTGACCAGAACGCGGCTAAGATCGCCGAGTTTGAGGTTCAGGCAGCTACGGCCAGGAAGAACCTCGAGGAAGACCCGGTGTACCAGGAAATGAAGGGCGACCAAGTAATATGAGGCTGAGGGGAGTCAGCAACCGGGTTGCCCGTCGGATCAAAGCACACGAGACAACCGTGGCGATGATCGCGAAAGAGGTGTTTGCCGAGATCGTTGCCGTCCTGGAGTCAGAAGAGCCGGTGGCTATTGAAGGCTTCGGGGAGTTCTACTTTCAGTATCGAGACTACGATCCCAAGATCGCTTGCCGCCCTGAAGTTGACCCGAAAGAGATGGGGCACATCAAGTACCGACGGGTAGCTTTCAGGCCGATCGGTTATGTGCGGGAGCTGTTGAATCGGAAGTGTCACAGTATCGGGGTAAGGAGCAGCAAGGCTTCCGACTTACGGGCCGGTGGGCTGGCTGCGGCAGAAATCCCAAAGCTTCGAGAAGAGGTCAACAAGGCCCAGCTCGACATGCGGTTGAAGCTCAGGCGTATGCGGGGTGACACGACCATGGCTGAAGTGGCCACCAATCTTAGCTTCGCAATCGATGAAATGACCGAGGAGTGATCTATGGGTTTGACAGTCATTGAAAACGAACCGCGTACCATCATCAAGCATCTTGAGCTTGAGGGTGACGGGGCTACGCCTATTGAGGATTCGACTACGATCCCTGCCGGGTACAACTTCGTTCAGTTCACCAACCTCGGTACGACTCGTGCCCTGGCGCATATCACAGAAGCTGGTACGCCCACCGGTGATCCCACCGATTTTGATGTCGCCCAGGTAGGTGTTCTCATCCCGGCGTCGACTGTCAATGGCGGGCTCCGCTTCCACCGTTTCAAGGCCGACAAGACTACTGCGAATGAGCTTCGTTTGCAGTGTGCGGCATCTGGTGTTGACATCGTCGTTGAGTATTCCAAGGTCGGTTCCGTACTCACTTCAAGGTAGAACCGAATGCCCACACTCATCATCAGCGCTAACAGTGGAGCTGACGTAGCGTCTGCAGACGACACCTTCATCAGCGGTGCTGCCGCAGAACAGAGTACCAACTTCGGTACTGCGACCATCTTGCGTATCCGCGGTGGTGCTGATGAGACTACCCGCCGGACGTTGCTGAGATTTGAGCTGTCTGGCATCTTGGCTTTGCTTCCTGCCGGAGCGATTATCAACGCTTGTAGGATCAAACTATGGACACATGGAAACACGGGGGCTGGCATTCCGGACATGCACGTCCATAGATCAAATAAGGCTTGGGTTGAGGCCCAAGCAACTTGGCTCATTTACGCCACAGCTACCAACTGGGGAACGTCTGGGTCATCTGGGGCTGGGGTTGACTTGGTCGGTACCATTGAATCCTCAACGGGCGCCATGGCGTCTTTGGTTGGTGGCTCTGCCCAGCCAGATCACACCATCAATACCTTTGAGGGCAATGCTACGATGGTTGCCTACATTGACGATGTGGTCAATGGCGATGAAGATGAAACGCACGTCAAGTTCATATTGAGTTCCAGCACCAACACCACCAACAGATTCTGTTCGTCAGACAATGCCGATGACGGTTTCCGGCCACAGCTTGAAATCGACTACTATGTGCCCGGCGGCATTTATTTGATGCTCGAACAGAACCTTGGCATGTAAACTGACCATTGAGTCGTATCTTACAGTGTGAGTAGACTTAAACTTGGTCGCCAGATCTCCGATACGTCGCGACAAGCGATCAATGAGGAGATCATGCGCTATGCCGGAGACGAGTATCTCTGGCATCGACACGTAACGGGTGTCGACCTTTACCCTCACCAGCAGGTCTACTGCAAGCATCTGAGGGAATTTCACACCAACTTGATGATCGCCAGTCGGCGTATCGGCAAGTCATTCAGTGTAGCCAGCTTCCTCCTGAAGGAGGCTGTGACCAAGCCCCGCTCCGAGATCAACATCCATGCCCCCGCGCTGGAGCAGAGCAAGCGCAACCTGCGGTACATGATTGACATGTGCCTCAACAGTGACATCTTGATGGCTTTCATTGAGAAGAAGCTGGGCGAAGGCATTGGCAAGGAGTCGATCGAATTCTGCAACGGTAGTGTCATCCAAGCCAAGGGGCAGGCATCGTCGGTTGACGGCCTTGGCGCGACCCACCAGTGGTGGGAAGAGGTAGATGACATGATGCTCGACACCCTGTACGAGCGCATTTATCCGACAGGCTCCATGATCAAGCCCAGCTATGACTACGGTCAATGGGGCCAGTGCTGCCGTATCGCCACGGGCACCATCAAGGGCAAGGGCAACACGTACACCTTTGAGCACCCCCCAGAAGGCGCTGGGGTTACCTTCCACGTACTTCCTAAGTACACCGGGTGGCATGGGGTTGAGTGGGGCATTATCCCGCGCAATGACCTCATCCTTGCCCGCGACGTTCTGATGACCCCAGAACAGTTCGCGCGCACCTACCTCGTCCTGTACACTGAGTCGGCCAACTTCTTCCCCACCCGCAAGGTGGACCAGTGCCAGCACCCGAACCTGAAGTGCATCGACATCGTCGAGTACAAGAAGGAAACTGGCAGCCCGCACTACATCGCTGAAGGCAATGTCACGGTGGGCATCGACTGCGGCGGCCAGGGCACAGGGGACCACCCATCTGAGTGGGCCATTGACTTCTGCGAGGACCTGGGCTGGGGCCATATGAAGTGGATCTACGGTGAGCGATTCTCCGCCACCGCCGACCCTGAAGAGGTGCGCCAGCAGATGGGCGCCCTGTGTGAGTTCTTCCGCCCAGGCCGTGGGTACGGTGATGCTTTCGATACCACCTTCTTGTATGGTCTGAACAAGTACCTGCGCGAGCATGGTGTTACCAAGCGTGACCCGGCTGACTGGGAGAACCGTCAGGGAGCGGGTGGTTGGGCTGAGTGGCACATCGTACCCATCCGGTTCATCGGTATCACCAAGCACCAGTTGTTCAAGAACTTGCGCATGCAGTTCTTCCAGCAGCGCCTGAAAATCCCGTACTACGTTGATGACCTGCCCGAGTACAAGGAACTGAAAAAGCTCCGTGACCAGCTTGAAAACATCAAGAAGGCTGACATGGCAGCGACGCAGGGATACGACAAGTACGAGATGGTCAGAGCCGCTGTCGGGGATGACCACGTAGATGCGACGGCCTTGGCCGTATATGCACAGGGTGAGCTGACTCAAAATGTCAGGCCACTTGGGATGGCGGTTGAGGGTGGCGGCTTCCGGGACTTCTCGCAGCCGAACATCGTTAGCGACCAAGTGTTCGTTCAGAGGCCTTCGGGGATCTTTACCCCGATCGGTGACTCTGCTCCGCCAACGAACGTCGGAGACTTTCTCAAGGACCGAGATTGACCCTAGATTCGTTTAGGTTGTTGTCATGCAATCAGATACCTTCTACATGGGCGACGGCGGGAAGCTTTTCATCAAAGGCCCGTACGGCCAGACTCCTGGCCTCGCCGAGAAGGGCGACCGGGAGTTTGTGGGTGGCGGCTACAAGCTGAAGCCTGTCACTCGTCAGACCGATGGCGGCAGTCTTGAAGTAGTCACTGAGATCGTCAACGCGGCCAGTGGCAGCACCTTCTTTGATGACCGCGCTGGCTTCTTCGGTTTCAGCCAGGATGCCTTCCGCAGCGCCCCCACCGCCCGGCGTGAGTTTCTGGATGAGGGATACCGGCTCTGGAAGTACGACCCCCTTGGCGGGGTCATCGTCAACCTGACGACCTTCTTTACCATGGGCCGTGGCCTCACCATCAACTACAATGACCCCACGGTCAATCAGGTGCTTGCCAAGTTCTGGAAGAAGAACAAGATGCCATGCAGAGTGAAGCAGCTTTGCGATGAAGGCACGGCATTTGGTGACAACTTCATTGGGCTGCGGGTGCACCGCCAGCTCATGATGAACGGTCGCAAGGTGCTCTGGCGCCCGGGTGATGTTGAGGTTGTGATTTACGACCCCAAGATCGTCGACGGCATTGAGCACGCAGCTGACAACGTACAGAACGTGTTCAGTTATCGCCTCAGCTACACAGGTGAGGGCGGTGAAGAGATCAACCGTGGTGTGGTCGACATCAGCAAGTTCGACCCGGACATCCACGATGAGTGCATCCTGCACGTGAAGTTCAACGCGGCCACCAACGACGCTTACGGCCTGTCGGATCTGGTGCGCATCAAGGAGTGGCTGGACAATTACCAGGACTTCTTGCGCGACTCGGTCATTATCAACAAGTTGTACCGTTCCCCCTGCTACGACATCACCATCAAGGACGGCGACGAGACGGACATCGCCAACGCGGTGAGCAGGTACGGTGGCTGGAAGATTGGTGCCAACGCAGTTCACAACGACAAGGAAGAGTGGGCGGTACTCGAGTTCACCGGAGCCAACATGAGCTCCGAGGACAGCCGCCGCGCCCTGCTTCTGATCGTGTGCGCTGGCGTGGGCATGCCAGAATACATGCTGGGCGATGGATCGAATGGCAACATGGCGTCGACGCGGAGCCAACAGCTCCCCGCGATCAAGAAGTTCGAGGATCGCCAGCATACCTACCAACAGTCGTTCGTGATTCTGTTCGACTTCGTGCTTGACATGAAGATGCTGTTCGCGCAAGGCACGTCCCGGCCCATCCCCGAGGTGGACTTTGAGGGCGACCGCACGTGGCGCGGCGAGATCAACTTCCCCGAGATTGCGCGGGAAGAGGATAGCGTGGTGGCCAGCAGCACGGCATCGCTGGTCGAGGCTGGGCTCATGGCCCGCAGCACGGCGGCCATCAAAAATGGCATGGACTACGAAGAGCAGCTCCGGCGCATGCAGGCCGATGCTATCTTGACTGCACAGCTCATCAAGGAAACGCAGGCGATGCTTTCCTCGCTGGGGGTGGACCCCAATGAAGCTGCTGAGATTATCAACAAGGCGTTCATCAGCGTCATGACCCCACCCGATGAAAAACCAGATCCCGCTGAGGGAGGCGGCCCGCCGCCTGCACGAAAGGAATCGAAGCAAGCAGCCTAAGAACAACCGGCTGCGTGACTTCGATGACAAGACTCAGATCTACGGCGTTCTCCTGATTGATGAGAACTATCAAGGCGGCGAGAGGATGGTGGGGTTCGTTATCGCTGGATCTTTCGATGACCAACTCAAGTACACCATTGGAGCACTTCCTTCACGCCGTGGGTGGAAGGTTCAGATGGCTGGCCTGTGTGATAGCATCATCGCAGCTGGTGGTTTGCAGAGCTCACATCCACTCGCATTCGTGTTCACAACCGCCCAGCATGACCAGGGTAAGAACACGAGTTGGACGATCCCTTTCACTGCGTTCACGGTTGGGTTGAAATACATCTACGACTTGACCATGCGCAGGTGCCTCATCGACAGTACAGTGCCAGGAACGTTCTTTTTCGCCCAGTAGGTAGTAGAGAATACAACCCTCGCCACAGGAGGTATTGATACCCATGCGCACACGTGGAAAGCATCAAATCGGTCTTGTCCTTGGGTCAGTCCAAGAAGCCAAGATCCCGATGGTGGACGGCAAGCCCGACCTGAGCGGGTATGACAATGTCGATCAGGCTTGGTTTGACGGCCAGTTCGGCAACGTGCAGGAATCGGCGCAGTTTGTCACCATGATCCCGGTCTACGAGACCACCAGCCGGAATGAGTTCCGGTACGACGAAGCCAGCATCAAGGCGTTCAACCAGAAGATCATGGGCCGCATGGGTTACCTGGGGCACCAGGACCAAAAGACCGCCGACGCTGGCACTGGCTACCGCACGCCGGTCGCGCGTTATGTTGCCAGCCGGGTGACCGAGATGGTACACCCCACCACTGGCAAGAAGGTCAAGGCCAGCGAAATCCTGACCTACGTCAGCCAGAGCGACGTGGCGCAGCAGCACTTCGTGAATGTCCGGGAAGGCACCGCCGGTAGCGTGAGCATCGACGGTGACGCTTGGATGGTCAGGGAGGGCGACACCAAAGTCATCCTGGATTGGCAGGAAGTCCGCTCCATCGATTTCGTGAACAACTACCACGAGTCGGTGTCGGGAGCCGGAGTCACCGCCATCGTTCGGGAATCGTTTGTCCCAAGTGAAGCCGGTGCTGAAACGAGCAACCCCGGCACCCCTTCAACGAAAGAGACCAAGGAACCTGACATGGCTGACGAAATCACGCTCACCAAGATCCAGGAGTCGGCGGCTGGCCGTGAGGTCAAGCTGCACATCGAGAACGCGGTCACCAAGACCCTCAGCGATGCGCACGCAGCCGAGCTCACCACCATCAACGAAGCCGCCAAGAAGACCACCGACGAGCTGACCGAGACCAAGGCCAAGCTCGAGAAGGCGGAAGGCGAGCTCAAGACCGTCAAGGAGCAGGCCGCCAACGCGACCAAGGCCCTCGGCACTGCCACCCTGGTCGGAGCCCGCGCAGCCCGCTTCGACGAGCTGACCGAGGCGGAGGCCACCAAGGCCAAGGCCGAGAACCGCGACCCGGACAACCGCGTGCTCGAGATGGCCAAGAAGAGCTTCAGCGCCGACAACCTGGACCGCTTCCTGGTCGCCGATGACGACGACAAGTTCAGCAAGGGCTCTGCCGCCCTGAACGCTGGCCTCGACGCGTCCATCACCACCATCACCGAGATGGTCAAGAACTTCGGTGCCTTCAAGGGCGCCAACGAAGAGTCCGACGTGGTCACCACGGTCGTCACCGAGGCCGCCAAGCCCGGCAGTAAGGAGACGGTCAAGGTGGTCGAGGGTGCGGCCTTCAACACCCCGCTCGAGACCGCGATCTTCGGCGGCGTTGCCGATGCTCGCAAGGCTGAGCTGACTGTGTAGGTCGGCCCACCCAACGAACGGACACGAAAACAAACACCAGCTGAGATCACGGAGAACTAACGATGGCACTGAATCATGTCGGACCGGGACAGACCATTCCCCTTGGTCCTCTCACCACCGGTCTCACGGCTGGTGCACTGTACAACGTCGGTTCCGACAGCGATGGCCCGGGCTACGGCTACTGGGGCATCGTCGAGGACGACGTCATCGGCACCACCGAAGGACTCACCACTGTTGACGGACGCCCGATCCTCGACAGCACCAACGACACCGGCGATGGCCTCGGCGACCTGGTCGTCGACGGCGTGCACGAGCTGGTCGTCGGCTCCGGACTGGCCCAGGCCGGTACGCTCACCAAGGGCGCCCCGGTGTATGCCTCCGGTGTCAATACGGTTGCCGGTGTCGACACGGTCAACGCGGGTGCCGCAACCCCGGCCACGTACGGTCACGTCAAGCCGCAGAGCGAGCTGACTGCAAACGCACGGCGCTCCGGACTGTCCCTGGTGGGCCACGTCTGGCGCAACCCGTTCCTTGACCTCCGCAGCGTGTCCAACACCAAGGGTGCCTGGGTCGTCGAGACCAAGCTCCTGGGTCGCCCGGAAGCCGGTGGCGTCGCCGTCATCGCTAACATGCTGTAGGATTTGTAAGGGGGCGGGAAACCACCCCCGCCCCTTTACCCCGAAACAAGACAAGAGACAACGGAGAGAAAGTTCCATGGCACACGAGCAACTGTTCGCCGATGGAGTCCGCATGCAGGGCGGGCGGTTCATCGTTCCCCAGCGGACCCGGGTTCAGGAATCCGGCCGCACCGTCGAGCGCGTCCAGGAGAGCATGGTGTCCACCTCGGATACCAAGCAGTTCTTCACCAACGGACTCCAGATGTTCTTCATGAACGATCCGGAGATCATGGACGTCGGGTGGCAGGAACTGTTCTCTGTCGTCGGCTCCACCTCGCACGGCGAGCTCTTCCCCTTCCGCGCACCTGATGCGGCGGGCCAGGGCGTCCACGGCATCGTGTTCGAAGCCGTCGGAGAGCTGGGCGAGATCAAGTATAACAAGGTCACGTCGGACGAGAAGTACGTCAAGAACGTGAAGTACGCTGGTGCACTGGGCTACTCGAACGAGTGGTTCAGCGATGGCTCGCTCGGCATGATCGAGATGGCCACCCGCGACTTCCGTCAGAGCGCTTCCGACCGCATGGCGGCCATCCACTACGCGGCCATCGTAGCAGCGGCCACCTCGGGTGTCAGCCTGTCGGCGGCCATGGGTGGCACCGAGGTCAACGACTGGGTCAACGCCCTGGACGCGGCCAACGTGATCATGCGCCGCAACCGGCGCCTCCCCTCCGTCGTGCTCGGCCCGCCCGAAGTCGAGAACTTCCTCGGCGTGGCCCAGTTCGGCCACTACGGGTTCCAGAACATCGGTGGCACCCAGAGCAACAGCCTCAACGAGAACGCGACCGGCGGTCGCGCTCCCGTGGCTGGCCGCTTCAAGGTCATCACCACCGACCACCTCGCTGCGGGTGCCACTACCTCCAGCGTGTACGTCATCGAGCCCAAGCGTCGGCTCATCTCCACGGACCGTGAACAGCTGAGCCTGGGCAACTTCCAGGATCTCTTGCACGACGCCGAAACCCTGGTCGGCAAGTTCCGCCGGGGCGTCCTGGTCGGCGAAGGCCAGGTCATCCGGCGCATCACCGCCGTGCCGCACGCCCTCCCGGTCGCGTAGTACGAGTGACCGCGTAGGAGAAGGCAGGCGGGCCTGTTTGGCCGCCTGCCTTTTTCTATGATCTCAGCATTAGAGTCGTATATCTCGGGCATGGCTAACAACGGGAAGAAGACGATTCTGTTCATGACCGACCTCGCAGATACGGGGTTTGGTCGTGTGGGCCAAGAGATCGTCAAACGCTTTGCCCTCAGCGGCATGTACAACGTCGTCTACCTCGGTTGGGTGGCCCGCAACCCTGCCGTGGTGGAAAAGTGGAAAGAGCTGGGCGTAGTGGTTCAGATGTGCGACGGCAGCATCGAGGACCAGTTCGCACAGAAGACCCTGCCACGGGCTATCGAGCACTACCAGCCCGACCTCATCTGGACACTGGGTGACCCATGGATGGTCGACCACGTCAGCAAGATGCCCGGCTACGGTCAGGACTGGCGCTGGATCAGCTACGTGCCCATCGATCGTGATGAGCTGAACAAGAGCTGGCTGCCCGCCCTCAAGGCCCCTGATGCCCTGGTGCTGTACAGCCACTTCGGAGCAGAGGTGGTCAAGCGCCACCTGCCCCGCGTGCAGACCGAAGTGATCTACCACGGGGTGGATACTGACGTGTTCCGGCCCATGGACAAGGCGGCGTGCAAGCAGGCCCTCGGCATCGACCCCAGCACGTTCATCTTTGGCTTCGTGGGGCGCAACCAGATCCGCAAGCGCATCCCCAGGTTCATGCGGGCCTTCCACTTCTGGAACTGCCAGCGGTACCAGGAGAACGCCGAGATCAAGGTGCGCAACGATGGCCATGATGAGCTGTGGAACGCTCGGGACTACGCCCGGCAGGTCTGCCACATGCGCCCCGAGCACTACATGAGGGGAGGCCACTTCCGCCAGCTCCCTGACCGTGCCAACAGCGCCGTCTACCTCCACACCACGAAGGGCTACACCGACCAGAACGATGGTCTGTGGGTAGGTTGGAACCTCAATGAGTACAGCACGCGCTTCAACCTGGACGACAACGTGATGGGCAAGCCCAGCCGTACCATGTTGCCCAGTGAGAAGTCCATGGCGAACATCGAGCATTACCTGCCCGATGAGCATCTCGCCAAGCTGTACAACATCATCGACGTGCACGTGATGCCAAGCTGCCGTGAGGGCTTTGGCCTGCCCATTATCGAGGCTGCGTCAAGCGGGCTTCCCAGTATCGTGACGGGGTACAGCAGCATGCCGGAGCTGGTTGCAGATGGCCGTGGCATGTCAGTACCCCCAAGCGACTTCGACGACGAGCCTTTCTTCGACGCCCCCTCAGCCCTGGTTGACATCGCTGGGCTGGTGGAGGCGATGAATCAGGCCGTGGCCGAACACGCATCCGGCGCCTGGGCTGAGCGGCAGAAGACTTGCCGCGCCTGGGCTGTCGAGCACACGTGGGACAAGAAGTTTGGTGAGTTCCACAAGCTGGTGAAAGAGGTCATGATCTAATGCCAACACGCGGATTCGTTCTTTCGTGCACCCACCCGAGTACCGGGGTAGTTCAAGAGAGCGCATTCCACACGATGCGCACCATCTTCATCGACCTGAAGAAATTGCGTGCGTTCATCTGGGTCGACATCTACGCCAGTGAAGCTGACCACGACAACGGCAAGACGCCGTTCCATTCATTCCCCATCGCATTCACCCAGCACGGAAATCAACTGGTCGGCGAGCTGGGAGGAATCATGAGTGAAAGCCTCAGCTTTGGCGGTGCTTTCACCAATCTGGCTGGTTCCGGGCAGACCCCAATGGACAGTTTGCTTGACAAGCTGTTTACGTATCTGGGGAACAACCAGTACGCAGGCGTTGCCCAGGTTAATCCCAACGAGTAGAGCTGTTGCTCGAGTGACCCTGCTCGAATAGCCCTTGGGCGTTTCGATAGGTACACACCAAGGGGGTCTAATGGCAACCAGTTTTCTCAGGATCGCGCACGGCGTCAGGGAGATGAGTCCTGGGGCCGTTGTGCCGCTACAGCTTGTGATGAGGGATACAAGCGGTCTCCTGGTAGCCAGCGGCCTCCTGACCAGTCAGGATACCGCTTCCGCAGTGACAGCGCACGTCTACGCCCCGAACGGAGTCATTGTGGGCTCTGGTATTGCCCTTGTCGACATGGGAGAGAACGGCGTACACGCAGAGAACTGGGATAGCCCCCTGGATGCGCTTGAGGGCTGGTATACCGTGCATGCCTTCTGGGACGAAGACCCCACAGCGGTCGCCCTGAAGCACCAAGTGGTGACGCAACTTTTCTACTTCCAGGGTGCATTGACATGAGCACGAGTAGCACAGCCCTCATTCAGCAAGTACGTCAGCTCATCAATGACACTGCGGCTGACCCTGCAAACCAGAATTGGGAAGACAGCGAGATTGACGCTGCCCTGGTTGATGGCTATGGCTTTGTCACGTACGGAGAGCGCACCGAGACGACTGCCAACGGGCAGGACACCGCACTGGCCAAGCTATGGGCCGGGGCCACTCTCTGCGCGACTATGGCCCGCTCCGATGCCCGTCTCTCCGATTGGAAGGCAGCCAGCGGTGAGGAGTACAAATCGGGTCAGATCGCTGCCAACCTCAACAAGCTCTCGGCTCTGTGGTACAAGCAGGTCGAAGATGCCATGAAGAGAGACATCCTTCGGAACGCTGAAGGGCAAAGTAAATCCGCCCAAGCCGAAGGTGCACAGATGGACTGGAACGCCCAGCACGGCGCCCACGCTGCTCGTAAGCAGCCCCGGCTCGCCAAGCACAACAACCCGTCTGACCGATGACATTCAACGATGAGATCCTGCAACAGATCCGCGCCCAGTCAAAAGAGATCAGGGCTGGGCGGAAGGTGCCGATCCTCGTTCTCAGTGGTGTCACAGGAGGCACCGCCCACTCACTGACGGAAGAGGTAACCGGAGGCACCTCTGTATGGATCACGGCAAGCGGCACAGTGTCACTTATGAAGCAGCCGCACGAGTTCCAGATAGTTGGAGGGAGAAGCATGCCCTCCAACTGGTACATCTCATTCGACGCCGAAGAGATTCGCGGGTACGAACATGCCATGAAGTTCCAGTACGGGGGCAGGGACTTCAATCTTGTCGAAAGACGTGACGACCAGTGGGGGCCGCACATCACCCATGTTGACTTCATTGTCATGGAGGGTGACTGATGGCGGACTTTATTTTCAAAGGCGTGAATGAGATCCGCAACGTCTTTGGGCGCATGGCTTTGAAGAATCGCCGTAAGAAGACCATGCGCGATGTGATGATTCATTCAGTACAGGTTGGGTTGCGCGCAGCCAAAGCCGCAGCCCCAGTCCTGACCGGCCACCTGAGATCAAACATCCAAGGCAAAGTTGAAGGACATGATGAAGAAGTCAGAGGTTGGCTCGAGGTTGATCTTTCAGTAGTGCCGTATGCACGTCGACAGAACTTTGAACACGGGGCGCACGCTCGGTTCATGGAGATTGGTTCACTCGCTATCCAGCGTGAAGCTATCAAGTTCTGGGAAGATAGCAACAACGTCGAAGATTTTGTGTTCAACGAATAGCCATGGCTGAACGAAAGCAATTAACTGGGTACCCCGGGTATACCGTTGATGACGAAGGCGTCGTCTATGGGCAATCAGGGAAGCCTGGCGGTGTAACGCAACGTCATCTTGGTGATAGGTATGGTGTAGGGCAGAGTGTGATTTCACGTATTGTCAATGGCAGGAGTTGGTTGAGTGGCTGAGCGCCTCCTCAAAGCATCAGAGTACAGCCTCGCTACGCGGGTGGGCACAGTCCTTACCTCGTACATCTCCCACCCAGACTTCGACTGGGATAAGAACCCCAACGGGGCCGAGCGCACGCTGCCATTTGCAGCCGTTTCGTTCGTACAGGACCAGACCAACCCTGCTTTCATGGATGAGCAGGAAACAACCAATCCCGAGATGCTCTTTGCTGTTGTTATTTGTGGCTCAAGCCATGACAACCTGATGGACCAGATTGGTACCGTGCAGGGAAATCTCAGGGCATCTACGGCTACGGCCAGCGGGATCAACTTCCATGTAGAAGGGTACCCCGGCCTGCCATTGCTGGATCAAGAAGATAGCGACCGCGAGGTCGGTGTTCTGGAGATGGATTTCGGTGCCGGGATGACACCGAACATTCCCGCCGACGAAACCCAGTGGAACAACCTGAAGCACTCTGTGACAATGCTGATATCCCTCATTCCGATCTACAAGCAAGTGTCGAAGGACCTTTTGTAGCCGGACTGGCAGTCTTGTCGCTTTGGGTGTTTAGAAACGAGTAGGGCAACAAGAACATGGCACTTACCTCACTATCTGACAACGCCTGGAAGGCTCTTTTCCAGAACTTTGGCCGCCTCACCATGATGCGCAACATCATTGGTGGGGACCAGCCCACGTTCCAGTCGGGCGTTGTTATCGCCGCCCAGAAGCTGGCAGAGGAAGACTTCATCCTCACGAGCGGGATGCTGCCGACCTTCCTCAACAACATGTCAACGCTGAGTGCCAACCTCACCAGCGGGCAGACCAACATCACTACGGCGATGACTTCCCTCATCACCGGGCAGATCAAGCCAGACATCAACTCCGACGCCACAACCGCATCAGGCATTCTGAACGACATGTTCAGCCTCATGCGTACGGACAGCATCGCGATCAGCGGAGTGACGGGGCTGTTCAACACGATGTTCCAGGAGGTGTTCGGCTTCCTGCCGCACTTCTACCCCAAGTTCAGCGGCGCACAGGCCAGCGCAGGCCACGTACTCCCCGACACCGGCACCCCTGACATTCCCATTTTCGAGGGCTACGCCGTCTTCGACTGGAACGACTGGGACACCCCGTAGAGAACGAACCGCCTCACGTGCCTGCGGGTATATGAGGTTGACAAGCGAAACAAACCTCCACCTGGAAGAAACACATGGCAGGCTTTCACGGAAAAAACGCAACTTTGCTCCTCGCCAACAGCCTTTCGGTTGTGGCGTCGGGCATCATGACGAACCTGTCTGGTGATATCTATCAGGCGGGTAGTACAGAGCGCGACTGGCTCTTCGATGCTGACAACGATGCCTTCGAGATCGTCTACAAGAAGGCCGACCAGAGCTGGCACAAGATCGACAAGAACTCGGCTGGTATCAACTACGCTGGTGGTGCCGTCCAAATCGTCGGCGTCGAAGATATCGAGATGGGACCGGACTTCAAGAACGTGCTGCGTTCCGACTTGGTCGAAGTTACCCACAAGATAAACCAGAACCGGAGCTGGGAAGTCAGCTTCGAGCAGGACACCATCGACGCCTCGGTCATGGGTGAGTTCTGGGGCACCAGCCTTCCGGGCATTCCGCGGTTCACAGGCACCGTTGACGGCCTCTGGTTGGACAGCGACAAGTACGAGAAGGCTGTCGTCAACGCTTCCGGCATCCAGATTCGCCGCATCCTGCGGTTCCGTCCCACGGCGGAAAAGAACACGTACTACCAGGGGGCGGTGCGGTTCTCGAACTGGAGCTTGAACGCGAGCTTCGACGGACCCATCGAGGAGAGCCTGGACTTCCAGGGTGAAGGCCCCTTGGACCTCATCAAGGCGGGCGTGCCGTTCTTCGGCCCCCTGTTCTAAGCCGCTCAACTCCTTGCGCTTGCTTACCAGCCTCCAGTCGAAATCCATAATCGACTGGGGGCTGGTCCCTTATCGGCGTATGGTGGTGTACAGGAGTGCCATCAACCATGACCGACAAGATGTTCAGCAAGAGTGACGTTGAGCAGATCGCCAAGCAGGCGGCTCAGCAGGCGACTGCCGACGTCAACATCAGCAACGCGCAGGTCGTGGCCCTCAAGGTGGCCGAGTCTATCGCGCCCATCTTCGCCCGTGCCGTCGTCGACGCCATGGCTGAGACCGCCGAGTAGGTTCCCTTGGGAACCTCGACGAATCTGTCGTATAACCCCGGGCCAGCATAACCACTGACCCGGGGTTACTACAAATCATGAGCGAAGCAACGAAAACACCAGCACCAACGACGCCTGCGGTTGAGCCGCACGCCAAGAAGGTGCCACCCCAGTTCCTGACCAAGGATGCGTTTCGAAAGCGTTACGCACTCCGGCAACGAATCATCACTACGAAGGACGGTTCGAACTTCCGCATCACGCAGATCCCGTTGTCCAACAAGCGGACCATTCGGGAGAACAACATGACGCTGACGTTCGGGGCCGGACGAGGTGAGGACCGAGAAAGCTCGGCAGCACTTGACGTCGAAGGGATGATGCTCGACACGATCATCGCGTGCACACTGGAGCCCAACTTCTCCGAAGACGACAAGGTTTGGATGGAAGAGCAGACCGATGCCGCCATCTGGCAAGATCTGTACGAGCAGATCGAAACCCCCGCGAAGCTGGTCGACACTGACGACCCGACCGTCGCGGGAAACTGAAGAAGCGTCTGAGGGAAGATGGGGAGCTACTGCTCCTCATGCGGGTGTGCGAGGCTCGCAACTGGAGTCTCGAACAGGCGCAGGCGCTGAGCGAGGAAGAGCTGGTCTTGATCGTGATTCATTCACAGGTCGAGGCGGACATCCGCAAAGAGACGGAAAGAAAGAACAAGCGGCGGAACAAATAGCACCGCCCCGCTTGGACTGCTGACCCGGGCATCCCAAGGTGTCCGGGTTTTGTAGTATAATGGCCAAGCTGATCGATATCGTGCTTCGGATGGTAGACCGGGTAAGCCCGTCTACTAATCAGATCGCACGTAACGCCAGCAAGGCCGGTAAAGAGCTGGAAACCTTCGCGGCGGCAGGCAAGATTGCCGCCTCCGCCATGGGTGCCCTGGCTGCCACCAAGGCCCTGGACTTCGCCACCGACTCGGTGCGCGAGTTCGCCGCCGCAGAAGACTCCCTGCGCCGCCTGGAAACCGTTGCCAAGAGCGCCAGTGGTGTGCTCGGCGGTGAGCTGACCAACGCCTTCCGCAGCGCCCAGAAGTTCGCGCTCCAGCACCGCCAGTCAGTACAGGAAGTAATTGACACCTACTTCCAGTTCGGCACGGCGGGCTTCAATCTTGCCCAATCGATCGAGTTGGGCAAGCAAGCTCTGTTTCTGGCCAACGCGGTCATGCTGGACACTACCACTTCTGCCCAGCTTCTCGCGACCGTTATGAACTCTCTGGGTCAGACCACATCTCTGGCCTTCGACACTGTCCAGAAATCTGGAGAGAGAGCCGCATCGGCCCTTGCCACCAGTATTCAGCTGTTTGCTGTCACTGGTCCACAGTTGGCAGCGGGCCTCAAGTTCGCCATCGGTAGTGCATCTCTGCTCGGAGTGGAAATCGAGGATCTCGTTACCACCCTGGGTACTTTGAACACCGCAGGTCTGAAGGGATCTGTTGCAGGTACCGCCCTCAACCAAGCCTTCATTCAGATGGACAAGGCCGTGGTCAAGCTGGGTCTTGACATGACCAAGTTTGTCAATGAGGCTGGTGAGTTCAGCAACGTGGCTGACCTGCTGGCCGAGGTCCAGCGCACGGTAGGCAAGACAGGACCCTTTGAGCGGTTCAACAAGATCATCAAGGGCTTCGGCATTCGTGGTGCGCGAGCTATCTCAGCTTTGCTGCCCTTCGCCCCACTCCTGAAGGCCACCCAGCAGCGCATGAAGGAGAATGGAGGTCAGGCAGAGCGCCTGTCCAACATCTACGAGAATAGCCTCGGCACGGCGTTCAAGCGAACAGAGAATGCCGTCAAGGTCGCGCAGCAAGCCCTCGGAAAGAACCTTGCCGGAGCCGCCAAGGGTCTTCTTGTAGTCGTCAACCGTCTGGCCAAGGGCCTCAGCGTCTTGGTTGGGGGTCTGGGTAGCTGGGGCACCGTAGCCCTGTTGACTGTCGTGGGCCTGGTGGGGCTGACGGCTGCCTTCTATGCGCTGGTCCAGGCCATCTTGGTGGCCACCGGGGCCACCGTCGCATTCGGTACCGTGTTGGCTGCCGTAGCGTGGCCGCTGGCCATACTCTTCGGTCTTATCGCGGGCTTCGTTATCCTTATTAGTGTCCTGGGCGGAGTGGAGAACCAAGCCGAGGCGGCCCGCGACAAGCTGGCTGACATGGACAAGGTCCAGTTCAAGGGAATCAGCGACCAGATCAAGGTTGCCACCAACGCCCTGAAGACACTTGAGAAGAGTGCTGACGACCTCGAGCGCAAGGCAGCCAAGGGCCAACTGGGTGATCTATCTTCCACTGCTTTCGGTGGTTCAGTCAAGGCTGCTGCTGAGGCAGGCCGACGCCTGGGCGTAGATGCCAAGAAGGTTCAGGACAGCTTCAATCGCGCCCTGGACACCACCCTTCAAGCGGATATCTTGAAGGGCTTTGGCCTTGACAACATTGACACTGCCGGTCTTGACCAAGTCCTAAACTTCATCGCCACCACCAAGGCGGCTGGTGAACTTGAGGCCAAGGTTGTCGCTATCGCCGATGGCTTCTTGGGTATAGGCGGCAATGTTTCCGTGGTGGTTGGCGATGTTGAAGAGTTCCGTGCCGTCATCACCAAGCTCAACGATGAGTTTGGCGAGGGCATCCTTGACAACAACAAGGCCATCGTTGACTTCGCCAAGCTGTTGGGTGTGAGTGGTGAAGAGGCCCGCAAGGTGGCTGAGTCCATCGACAAACTGGCCGACTTCTCTATCGATGATGATTTCCTTGACTTTGAGTCCACAAGTTTCATTGAAACCGTTGAGGCGTTCAAGAAGCTGCCGCTGCTGGCTCGCGCGCTGGACCTGGAAAGGGCACTTGGGCCTGCTGATCGGTTCCAGGCCGCTTTGGGTACTGCACTCGTTGAGTTGACAGCTATCGCTGGCCTTGATCAAAGGCTCAGCACGCTGGGCGGCCACCTTGAGACCATTCAGAAGGCTGGTCTTGAAGGCGAAGACGTCAACATCGGCGAGAACATGGCCCAGCAGATCGAAATCCTGGGCAACTCAGTCAAGCTGCTTGACACCCAGAAGGAGATCATCGAGCAGAGCATCAAGGACCTTGCTGCTGTCCAGGTTGATGAGCTGTTCGAGAAGCTGCCCAAGGCGGCGCAAGAAGGCATCCGGACACTGTTGGCCAACGCCAAAGATGCCCTCCAAACGAACATCCTGGGTGCCCAGGAGCTTAGGAAGACGGAAGAGTCTCTGGCGAGTGCACTCAAGAAGGGGCTTGCCCCGATCGGTGGTACCTTCCTCAAGGATATCGTAGCCAACGGCATGGCAGCAGGGCTGGTAGATGGTACCAACGCCGGGCTCCAGGCTACCGCTGAAGCTCTGCGTAGCGAGATCCACGAGGCAATCATCCGCGGTGCCACTTCTGGGTTCACCACTATCGGATCGGCACAACTCCAGCCCTTTCTGAATCAGGTGCAGAAGGCCAGCGGCGAGTTCTTCCAGGCCATTCAGTCAGGCGACCCGCTCCAGGGTGCCGCAGCCCAGTTCCGTGAGGCTATCGGCCAAGGCCCCAACCTGGGCAACTTGACCAAGCTGATCGAGGGCAGCCAAGTCCTGGAAGGCATCGTCAACCAGTCGCTTCAGCTTGGCCCGGCACTCAGTGGTGCCTTCCAGGAGATGCTCAACCCCATCAATGAAGCCGCCGAGAAGGTGGCAGGGTTGCGGGCATCCCTCCTGGGCGTCAAGGCTGGCCCAGACCAAGCGGTTATCAACCAGTTGATCAACCTCCAGCGCGGCCAGGGCGCGTTCGGTGGCCTGGATCTTGGTACGGCTACGCTGGACCAGAAGATCTCAGAGTTGGAAGGCATCTTCCGCTCGGTGCAGGGCAGGGGAGGCGACTTCGCAGTCAGCAGCAACACGCTGTCTGCCCTGCGCACGGCTTACCAAGCACTCATTAAAGAACAGGAGGAGTCGCGTAAGCGAGCTGACCTCACTGACCCGCTGTCCAAGAGCCGTGAAGCTATCAGCCAGACCCAAGAGGGCCTGGGCGGTATGGGCACACACCTCAAGGAGCTCAAAGCGGATGCCAACCTGCTCAAGCAGACCTTTGAGGAGATGCCCGGTGCCTTGGAAGATGCCACGGCGGCCATCACCAAGTTCAAGGCAGAGGTCCTGTCCATTCAGGGTGGCACGGGGATTGGCGTCGACCAGAATGGTTCAACCCTCAACATCCAGATTGGTGACTTCAACATCTCCGTCGACGCCAGCGGTGAAGGCGGCTTGAGTGAGGAAGATGTCGAGGCGGCAATCCAGGCCGTGCGGACCAAGCTCGAAGAGGCTGATGCGGCCATCCTTGAGAAGCTGGCCCAGATCCTGAGCAACAAGTAATGGGATTCACAGCAGTATTCGGTAGCACCACACTCCCCAACGTGCGCTCTGTCGCGCGTGGGGCAGAGGTGTCCCTGGAGGCTTGGGTCAATACGACTGACTCACCCGGGCTCAAGAAGCGTGAGTTCACCGTACAGGGCATCATCTTCAACGTCAACCGCATACCGATCAGGGGGCCGGAGGCCCAGGAGGCTGTCCTCACCACGTACGGCACCCTCGAGGCTGCGCTGATTGCCGAGGGCAGCGCCACCCTCACTCTGAACAGCGGCATCACTATCAGCGGTTGCCGAGTGCAAGCTGTCAACATCGATGAGCTGTCCAACAACCCTGCGCTGTTCTACACCGTCACCTTCGTCGCTGACAATGTGAACCCGTTCGCAGAGACGGTCACGCTTACTGACGATGATGGCACCACCACATTTGATCCTATCCCCCAGGTTACCGATGAATGGATTCGCCAGGATGGCACCATTGATTGGACCACCCAGGCCATCACCAGCGCCAAGAAGATCACCATCAGTGGTGTGTTCCAGGGGACCGTGGCTCAGCTTTCGGACATTGAGGATGAGATCAAGGAACGGTGCACGACGTACGCCACCCAGACCTTGGTCATCCCCAGTGGCAGTTACACGGTTCTGTGCGCAGAGTTCTCGTTCGAGACCCCAGCTGAGACCGATTCGGAAACTGTCAAGAAGTACACCCTGGAGTTCATCACCGAGAAGAACTACAGCATCGAGAGTGAGAACCTGCCGCACACCCTCGCAACGTGGGGCGGCATCAGCCTTGACATCACCAACGGGTACAACTCGACCATCCAGCGCATCAATGATGCTGGTACGTACCGCATCGAGAGCGAGACCCTCAGCATCAGCGGTGAGAAGCACTACTCCAGCTTCGCCGCCGCCGAGGCCGGGCGAGTTACAATCGCAACCACAGCGAACATAACACCCAACACGCATTCCAGTTTCAGCGGCAAGGCCCTGGTAGTGACTGGCGCGACTGTCTCAGAGGTGCAGCGTGAGGGTCGCAGTACCGCCGGGGCGCAGAAGTACATCATTCAGGTCAGCCTCAACATGGCGTGGGTGCCACCAGAGGGTGACGCCTGTGTTGGCACCGACGAGAACATCTTCGGTGTCAACTTCCTGTGTGTGTCGTCAAAGAACTACGGGGGCACCTTGGATCCCTGCGGCCTGAAAACCCAGGACACCCTGTCTGTCAGTGGTATCACCGTCAGCTTGCCCGGCATTGAGATCGGTAGCCAGCACACGGTGTCCGGGAAGACCTACTGGGTCACCAGCCTCAACATCGGCAGCAAAGATCCGAACGGGCGATACCAGGTCAGCGCCAGCGGGCGCACCATTGATACCGTTGATCAAGCCCGTGAGTTCATCCAGGTGTTCCTGCCAAGCGGCGGGTTCTTCGATGAGATGACCAGCCGTAGTAAGTCGGCATCATACAAGTACAGCATCAACGACGCTGGCTACAAGGTCACGTCGGTGACGATGAATATCGCTGGCAACAAGTTCGTCGGTAGCGGTACCGCCGATAGCTTCCTGGATCTGCTGGACCACCTCACCCAACAGAAGGGCATTGATAAGCTGGAGCTGCGCGTCACCAGCGTCAACATCGGCAAGAAGGAGCCGTTCGTCGACCACGTCGGTTGCACCCTGGGCTTCAAGCAGAGCGTGAGCATTGCCTACACCATGAACTTTGAGGTGGGTGGCTCGTCTGGGTCGCAGCAGGGCGGCGAAGACACACAGATCATCGAGGATGAGTCGGTCGAGATCAAGCAGATCACGAACAAGTACACACAGATCCAAATCCCCGGTGGCTCCCTGAACTTCAAGAAGACAGGATTGAACCCCGGCTCTGTAAAGATCACCACCACCCGGCGTCGTGTAGGCGGTAATGCAACGATCTTCTTTGGCTACCCAGACCCGCACGGTGCACCGATAGCTGAGGAATTCTTCAGCACAAACGACATGCTGTCTGCAACGTCAACGACTCGCAAGCGCGTGCAAGAGTGGACCGTCATCAAGGGTACCATCGGTAGTATCACGCCGGGTACCGGAACCATCATCCTAACCATCCCAGCATCATAATGGCAAGCAGTGGTGATAGAGAAGTCATCCGGGGAGACTCGACTGACTTCGATGAACTCCCGAAGCTGTACAAGCTGTTCGGGGCGACCGACTTCGACACGTTCAAGGCCAACGTCTTGGCATGGCGGGCTGATGCTCTGCAACGTGGTGCCATTGAAGATGATGACCCAGAGCCAATCTTCCGTCAGGCAAACTCTCGTACGCTCTTCGGGCATGATTACGAGAAACAGGACTGGCAGATCGACCTTACGCTGTCGGATGGCCGCACTGAAAGCATCATTGTCAGGGCCAAGAGTCCTGCCCAGGCCGTCAGCAAGATCAAGCGGGCCAATGTGAACGACCGTGGCCGCCGCAAGAGGTGGAACAACAACGTTGACACAGCCACAGCCACGCCCCTGAACAGTCCCGAGGATGTCCAAGAGCTGGATGTGTACCAGTTCGATCGGAAGGTTGATAGGGGGCGGCGCAGCTTGCAGATGCGCAACCACATCTTCCCGCACAGGCATGACCCGTACGAGGAGCGAGACGAAGGCAGGTACTTGAGTCGCAAGGAGCAAGACTTGCTCTTCGATTCTGTTACTGAAGCTCCGATTCCGACGCAAGAAAACGTATACGGGAACACGGAGCCGGGTACAAAGACCACGCCCGACAGACTTGCAGCTCCAGATCGTGTGGCGTTCGCACCGAGTAGCGACATCACCACATCATTCAAAAGAATCGCCAACGAGGCGAGGGGGTACAGAGCAGATGAGCAGGGAACGATTGAACGGGACGACGCGGGGGGCTTCCTCTCCCCGGCGACAGCTGACCAGCCTGCTGAGCCAGCTGACTCCGATGCTTGAGGGTCAAGATGACCCCAACGCCAAGATGGTTTTGCTCATGGCTCAGGTGCTTGGCACGCTTGAAAACTTGACCGATGCCATCGCGAAGCTGGAAAAGCAGAACGAAGAAATCGTCAAGACCACCAGCCGTTTGGCTGGTGCGCTATCTGGCCTGGGCGACACCGCCGAACTCACCAAGAAGCTGGACAAGCTGGGTGTCAGCTGATAAGACATGGCAGACCCGACTATCCCACCGATTGTCGTTGATCATCAAATCGATGATGAAGGCGGCGAAAACCTTGAGCTGATTCAGAATCTGGGGAGCACCCCCTCAACTGTCAGCAAGAGGGTTGTTGGCGACGAAGATCCTTCGACGCTCGTGTTGGGAGATCCGGACGATCTGCTGGATGGTGTGAAGATTGACATCACCCCAATCGGTGAGGTGATCTCAAGGACATCTTACTGCCGTAGGCATGCCGCGTCTTGCGTCAATGTCAGCCTGAGCTTCAACGCACCCGACAGTGACAAGTACATGTCCATCAGGGATGACACCCTGTATGTCGAGGGCACGTGGCAGAACAAGACCTACAAGCAGATTCTTGACTATCTGGTTGGTGAAACCCAGGTTGCCGGTGAGCCAACTTCGCTGATTTTGAACGCCTCGCCGATTGATGATAAGCTGAACGCTTACGCTGGCGAGTTCAAGTTCGACAACGTCGACGTCGTATCTGCGATCACTCAAGTGTTGGAGCGGGCGGGTAACTTCTCGTGGTTCCTGCCCTGGAATGGCACCGACTTTTCCAATGCCATCACACTTGTAGACCTCGGGGACCCAGTTCTGGCCCCAGGGGCACCGTTGGCCACGCTTGGTGGCAACGTGATGACCTCGAACTATTCGGGCAGCGGCAACTGCGCGGTGTCAGCTATCGTCACCGACAAAGAGGGCCGTGGCTCCAAGATGCAGTTCGGCGTCCCGGAGGATGCTGGGCAAGCTGCACGACCGTCATCTGGGCTGCATAGCACACACGCACCGCTGATTGCCGGGCCTCTTTCGCCAGCCAACATCGGTGGCTTCACCAACTTCAGTGACTATGACATCCTGCGACAAGATGCGGGCCTGGGTGATTGGGGCAACTGGAAGATTCAGCGTGAGGCAGACGGCAGCGCCAAGGTCGATGAGATCACGTTGTCGTTCAACCTTGGCATTGGTGCCGATGGCGCAGCCGTGCCGCTCTTTGGGGTGCCGACCGTTGGCAACTGGCCGAACGCCGAACCCCCGCTGGCTGGTGGGTTGGCCGTTCCGAACAACCAGCAGGGTTACGTCGACGACTATGTGAAGATCGCCCGCAAGCTCCTCACCCACCCCAACGTGGACATGGTGATTGAGACCTTGTACTCGCCGCCGCCTACGGTGCACTGGCTCAAGATCTTCCATGAGGAGAAAAAGGACGACCCGAACAACCCCGGCCAGACGCTCATTGTTTCGCCGGAGGATCAACTGGCTGACTGGGCAGCAACCACTGAAGTAGCTGGGTTGAAGTCAGCCATCGATGGCGGCAGTCACGCCAAATACGATCAGTGGACCGACACACAGATCAGCTTCAACAACACCAAGGGCCGCCCGGCGATCAAGTACGCCTTCATCGCCCGCCAGCGAGCCCTATGGACCAGCATCCCTGAGATGAAGGTGGACTTCGACCGTGGCTATGTCACGATCGGTAACCGCTACTTCCACCTCCTGGCCAACTGGCAAGACACCACCACCTGGGAGTGGAAGGACGACCCGGCCATCGCTACGGGTGCCAGCGCCACGAATCCGAAGCTGGTGTACTACGCCAACTTCGTTGATTCACTTGCCAACAGCATGGTGCGGTTCATCGGAACACTCGAGCGTCCGCACAAGGTGGCCAAGTCTGGTTCGGCACCGTACTCAATCGTACGGCGTGATGAGTTCCAAAGCACGAACGTCGAGTACAACGCCAGCAACACGCCGGGCTTCAAGACGTTCTCGGGTGCGTTCAACGACCTACCCAAGATGCAGCTCATCGCCGACAAACTGGTCAGCCAGAACTTGGCGAAAACTGGTGGCCGTGGCCGCATCAGGTTGTTCCCGGGCAATCTGGCCATCACACCCGGCATGGGCACCAATGGCTCTGTCGTCACCAGAGTGCGCCACCAGTTCACCCCCTACTTCAGCACCGAAATCGGGCTGGCGGGTGATGATGAATACTACAACCTCCAGGATCTGAACTTCCGCCGCGAGCTGCAAGACGCAAAGAATGCCATCGAGATCACCGATGCCAGCTTGCGCCGCGCCCGCGCATCTCAGGGCGGGGTGGCATCGAGCAGCAACGCTGGAGGCCTCGTCCCTGAGCACACTCACGGTGACAAGTTCACTGGTGGGCAAGCCCTGGGCCACATCACCGTCAAGTCGATCGTCATCGAGGACGAGTCCAAGCGTGGTGGTGCTGATGGCGGCAAGGGTCCGGCCATTGAGTTCTCTGCCTTTGGTGACCACGGCACCCTGGATGTGGTGTTTGATGGTGACAAGGGAAAGTTCGTTACCAACACCAGCATCTTCATTGACAAGGCACCAGATGAGGAGCGTGTAACCGGCCAGACCCCTGCGAATGAGAGCTCCAAGTTCTCAGATGTCAACTTGGCCAACCAGACGCAGGGCCAGGGGCAGGGTGGCCCGCAGAACCAACGAGCGACTGGTGGGTACTCACACCAGTTGTGGGACTTCGTCAAGGTCGGACCTAACACGGCTGGCGCTGGCGAGCGTATTGCGCTCAACATCGCGCCCCACAAGTTCGAGCCGTTCTGGAATGATGATAACGCAGATGCGGAAGTCTTGCGGAACTGGGGCGGGGACCGGGTGTACATTGGGGACGCCCTTGACCGCCCGGGGTTCCTGGGTGGGTACACGAGCAACCCCATTCTGCTGTACAGCCGCGCCAACCCATCTGGGTCGCAGCAGGGCGGTGGGAACTTCGTCGGCAACAGCCTTCTGAATGAAGTGCCTGCGGCGGTGGTTGGTGTCCGCAAGCCGAACGTGCAGTCACAGAACAGTTTCGGTGACTCGCTGTTCAACCAGACGGCTGACATCGTCGGCTACGCTGGCATGCTGATGTCAAACCAGCATGACTACATGCCTGCCTTCAAGATTGAACTCCTTGATGCGGGTGGCGGAACATCGCAGCAACCGACAGGGCCTACTGGCACCGAACCTGAGTACACATTCCCGAATCAGAGTGGTACGTTCTTCGGAGCCAACCCCTGGGGTTCTGGCAACTCGACAGGGATGAATGAGCTGATCCGGGTCAACCGGGTGAGCCCAGAGTTCATCTTGCAGCCCAACACTCCCGGCACCACCTTCCTGGGTGGTGGCGCTGTGATCCATGATTACTCGTACAGTTCAGGGGTGAAGTCGAGGGCGGGGTGGGGTGCCCGCATCAGCAGGAACCAGCAAGGCGAGACTGGTATCCCCAACATCGTTGGGTTGAGCAACCAAGGTGTCGCTGCTCAGGTTGGTGCCGTTGACCTTTACGGCAGCGCGGGCCACGGGTGCTTCGATGTCATCTGTGGTGGCGGCACCAACGCAGGCAAGATCAATCTGGTCACGCTTGTGTCCGGTGATACTGACACGATGACTGGTGGCCTTGGTGTTGGCGGTGACCACACCCCAATGTCCGGTGTTCAGATCGATTCGTCCGGCGTCACCCTTGCCGCATCATGCAAGGGCAAGCTCGATGCTGCTGGCACGTTCTCGGCGCAGGGTGATTTCGTTCTGCCCACCACCGGATTCCCCAGCTCAGGTGGCGGGGGCGCTGCCACCCTGAACCTGAACACGAGCGGAATCTACCTCAACACCTCGTTTTACAATAGCAATCAGCAAAGCGCCAACGGCATTGTGTTCTTCGCCACCCGCAATGGCGTTGAGATTGATAGCCTGGGCAATGCCTTCGCGATGTTCAGTGGTGGCTCATCTTCAGTAGCCGACTCGTACTACTGGCGGAACCAGTCGGTTCAATTCCCGACACCTATTGCTGGTGTGCCGCCAGCCGCATTCCAAATTGGGCTGCTTGACTCGCTCAACACCGATGTCGATTACACCAGTGGGCAGGGAGACTTCAACAAGCTCGTTCTTGACACGTACGACATGCGCGGCGTGCCGCAGACGCATGAGGAAATCGACATCCTGGTGCCGGAAGCATTCCAGGAGTTGGTGGAGAAGGTCAACAGGCTGCGCCGCGGATTCGCAGGCGGGGGCGGTGGTGGCGGCGGCGTCACCCAGGCGGATCTAAACGCCACGCTCAACTTGATGATCGCACTGTTGCTCATCGCCTTTGACATTCTCAACGATGCCATCGAAGACCTTGAGGATGCCATCGATGACATCCTTGATGAGCTGGATGATCTGTGGGACAAGCTCATGGACCTCCAGGATTGCGTGAAGGAGTTGAAAGACTCCGTTAGCGTGATCATCATCCTCATCATTATCATCATCAGCAACAAGAAAGATGATAAGGGTGAAGATGTCGACCCGGGCGGCTCAACTGGCGGCACCACAGAGCCATCAGGCGGTGGCCTTACGCCGCCCGGCCCTCCGCCAGGATACACGGGCGAGCCAACGGGTGGCGTACTTGGGCCTGCTGGCCCCTCAAGCGGTACCTCGGGCGGCACGGCCACCCCGGGTACCCCTGATCCACCAGTCACCCCCGGCGGCAGCACTGTCGACCCAGGAGGTGGCGGCGCGGCCCCCGGCGGCGGCAGTGAAGGTGAAGCGAAAGACAACAAGGAGTCGAGCGGTGGCCTGCTGGGTGGCCTGTTCGGCATGCTTGGCAATGATGACCCATCTGCTGGTAGCGTCAGCGGCCAGAGCGGGGCAGCCACCGGGTGGCAGGGTGATAACCCACACTTCTTCGGCAACATCGTTGAAGGCCCGCAGCCTGTCCCGCAGAACAACTTTTATGAAGGCATCTACGGCCCGCAGGGAACCATCCCGGCTGGCATCCAGCTCAACCCACAGGTGAACAACCCGGCTGGTTATCTGGCCAACATGCCGGAGATCTCGCTGGCGAGTGCTGAGCACATCTGGTCTTTGGGTGGCGGCGGTGGCCGTGGTTCAGGCGTCACGGGCGTTACCACTGATGCGTCAGCCCCGGTGACGATACCGGGCGCAGATGGCTGGCAACCTACGCAGGACGTGCGTAGGCGTTTCATCTGGGCCAGCCGGGCACCGACGCTTGAGATGGATGCCGCTGGCCGGTATGTCATGGTTGGCGGCGGTCACTACTTCCCCACCCAGATCAATGCTGACGGCACCTTGGGCATCAGCGAAGACACGACAGCCCGCATCAACTTCGGTGGCATCCAAGGCACCTTGATGGGTGCGATCAAGGACCTCACTGGCCTTGACATCATTCCGAACTGGGCGGTCGGGCCGAAAGCGTTCGGCCTTATGGTCAAGGATGGTGATGGCAACAACTTCATCGCCAACAGCCACGGAATCTTCCAGGCTGAGTGGGATGCCGTTGCTGGGGTGTGGAACTACCAGAACGCCACAGAGGTCCCGCTGTACGGCGGCGTCATCCGTGATGTAAAGAACCAGATCAATGGCTACGATGGACTGATTGCCGTCACTGACACTGATCTGTTCAGCGGTGGTGGTGTGTATGTTACAGCCAACCAGACCATCGAGGCTGCTATCTTGGCTTTGGATAGTGCCATCCCGAAGACCCATACGGCTGCGGTTGACCCCACCGCCAGCGATGACCTTGACAACAACTTCGTGGTCAACAGCCTATGGACCAACACCAGCACCGATGACAGTTTCATCTGTCAGGACAACAGCAGTGCGGCAGCGGTGTGGCAGCAGATCGATGTGGCGGGTGGCGGTGCCAGCGCACTGAACGATCTGTCCGATGTCACGCTCACCAGCCCGGCCACTGGGGCGGGCCTGTTCTACAACGGCTTGCTGTGGATTGATACACCTGTCGGCAGCCACCTGGATGTGACTGCTGGCACCGACATCGATGTTGACCTGACGGCAGCCTTTGACTGGACTGGGGTACACACCTTCCAGGATGCAGAGTTCCAGCTCCAGAATCCGGCCGGAACCTTCCAGTACATCTTCGGCACGGCGGCCATTGGGGCTGACTGCACCATTGAGCTGCCGCTGCTGGCTGGCAATGACACGATGGTCCTGGAAGCCTTCGCCGCCACCCTGACCAACAAGACCATCGACCTGGGCAGCAACACACTGACAGGAAGCATCACTGAGTTTGATGCTGCACTCCAGTCAGACACCTTCGTGTTCACCAGTGAGGTGGGCAGCGTGGTGCAGGCATTCGATGCCGTGCTTGACGATCTTGCAGCCTTGAGTGCTGTTGCCAACAACGAGTTCATCGTTGGAACTGGTGCGGGAGCCTACGCACATGAATCAGGTGCCACTGCCAGAACATCGATGGGCGTAGCCATTGGCAGTGATGTTCAAGCCTTTGGCGCAGTGCTCGATGACTTGAATACTCTTGGCGCTGCAAGCACTGATGGCGAGTTTTTGGTGGCCACGGGTGCTGGGGCCTTTGCATATGAATCAGGTGCCACTGCCAGA